AAACTGCTTTAGCGGTCTCGGAATATACAGCACCAGATAACGCCGGTATTGCGGCAATCAAGGCTCAGACAGATAAGCTTCAATTCACAACGGAAAACGACGTCAAAGCTACCTTGGACGGCGAAACCGTAACCGTTTCGACCAACCAAGACAAAACCGGGTACTCGTTAACTTCGGCTTATGACGCCGCCAAAACGGCGGCTAATCAAGAAACCGCTGACGCCATCAAAGCCAAAACCGATAAGCTGACTTTTAACGAGTCCAATGCTGTTTATGCGTACGGTGCAGGCGGAGCGAGTGCAGAAGAGGTCTGGACTTATTCCAATAGGACTTTGACCGATAAATCAGGCTTTTCGCTGACGGCTGATTACGAAGCTGCCAAAACAGCGGCTTCACAAACCACAGTGGATGCCATTAAGGCGCAAACAGATAAACTGCAATTTACGACGGAAAACGACGTCAAAGCCACTCTAGACGGCGAAACTGTAACCGTTTCGACCAACGAAGATAAGACAGGGTACAGTCTGACGAGCGCCTACGATGCTGCTAAAACGGCGGCATCGCAATCCAGTGTTGACGCTATTAAAACACAAACCGACAAACTACAGTTCACATCAGAAAACTACGTCAAGGCCAAAGCGGAGACAGTGGCCGACAAGACCGACTACAGTCTAACTTCTGATTATGATCGGGCAAAGACAGCGCTCGCTGCGTCCGAATACACAGCGCCAGATAATGCTTCTATTGCGGCGATCAAGGCCAAGACGGATCGTTTGCAGTTTACGGAAGAGAACCTAGTGCGCGCGCAAGTCGGCGGGGTCGAAATCGAACCAGAATCGTTAGCCGCCGTGTGGGACGTTACACTAAGCGAACATCAGAACGCCGGTACAACAGGTAAAGCGTTGCAGGACGTCGTCAGTGCGACATTGAGAATACAAGAAACAACAATTATATTTGCGCCGGTTAACCCGGTAACCAAGCAAATAACTCTTATACGCGGCGACTCTTATTTAGAAAGCGACGGAAGAGCCTTAAAGTTTGTGTTCGGCTCGTCTCCTAATCTGCAAGATAGAACATTAAAGTTTGTAGCTGTTGACTCGTCGAATGGTGATCAGAAACTTGTAGTTACGCCTACGCTGTCTATCCAGAACGGTAAGCAGATAGTAACTGTTGAGCTTACGTCTGCGAACACTTCGCTGCTCCCTGCCGGACATAACTCGGTATCTTACGAAATAGAAGCCATTAAAGATAACCAGAAAATAACCCTCGTTATTGGCAGCATGACGGTACTTAAAGATTTTGCGTAATTCGTGTCGCGGACGTTATTGACAGCTTAAGATGACCTCGGCATACTGTACTGCCGAGGTTTTTGTTTTACGGGAGGTAATATGAAAGCTCTGATTCGTGTTGACGGCCATGTTATCGAAATAACTGCCGCAGGGGGCGTAGCTCAAATGGGAGAGCACTAGCCTTGCAGGCTAGGGGTTGGCGGTTCAAGCCCGCCCGCCTCCAGTATAACCAAGTAAGGCAGTCCGGGTAGCAGGCATCTGGACTGGCCAATAGAGGTAGCCTGCGAAGAGGAGCCAACTATGACAAGCGCAATTCAGCACTACAAGACAGTCATCGCCGAACTAGAAACCATGTTAGATAACGCCCGCAATGCGCCGCTTGTCGAGCTGCGGAGGATACTGGCACGAGGACGGGACTTGTGCGGTATAGACAACGCCGAGGAAGTAGCGCAAGAGATCGTCGATGAGCATGAGCACATCAACGACCTGCGGGAAGCAGTCATCGATGAAACGGAAATGCGAATAATCGAAGCAATACAATCGGCGATAGACGATTGTGAGGTGCGGCGTAGCGATCCCCACGAATTCTATGAGTTTTGCGATTTTTTGGCTAGCCATCTCCCCGTCCGCCTACCATGGAGCGAGGAGGTGCGGAAGTACATCCGGAAGGTGCAGAGTATAGCCGAAGGTAAAGAAAAAGAAGAGTAGGAAGCCAACGAAAACATGGGTTGAACATTTGCGTGCTCGTTCGATAGCACTTGCAATGGCGATTCCAAGCATAGGAGCCGTTACCCTGTTGGCGTCGGGTTGAAGTATCTGGAGGTAATATGAAAGCTCTGATTCGTGTTAACGGTCCTGTTATCGAAATATCCGCAGACGGACACTTACCACTTAATGGAGACATTGTTGATAAGATTACTAAGCAGCTTGTATTTACGAAGATCAACGTAAGCTACAAACGAGGTCGGTTTAGTAAACAAGTAGAACGCTGCGCGTTGTATCACATTGATAGCACCGGCATAATCGTTTGCCAGCGCGGCTGGATAGACAAGATATATGGCATACTATCATCAGAAGGTTTCGATGTTACAGTCGAGGAAGATTGTAAATCGTTTGATGCTAGACGATATCGAGAAGACGTAAGCGCATTGGCAAAGAATTTTCAGTTTAGGCCAAAACAGTTGGACTGTATTGCTGCAATTATGGCAAGGATAAGAAGACGTAGGGGCGGCATCGTGGTCGCCCCTCCTGCTTTTGGTAAAACTAAGCTGATATCGGCGATTTGCCTTCTCTACCCAGAAGCAAAAATCGATGTTATCACGCACGGAAACGAGCTCATAGAGGATCTTTACAGACATCTTATAGCAGTGTCGCCCGAGGTCGGCGTTATCGCAAGGGGCAGTTGCGACAAGAAACGTATCACAATTGTATCTGACATGAGTATGAAGTACGTAGATGGGGATGCGGATATCGTACTGGCTGACGAAGTTCATAAACTTATGACAGACAGAGCGGTAAAAGAATTGGCGAGATATGACCATGCATGTATGTTTGGTCTTACGGCTACGCCCGACACTAGGATGGATAATGCACATCGTAGGATGGAAGGGCTATTTGGGCCGGTGATATTTGAGATTAACTGGGAGGAAGCTGTCCGCGCCGGTCTTGTCGTGCCAATAAAAGTCTACTTGTTGGATATTGCACAGGGCGTAAATGTGTCGAAGTATTACCATAATCAAGTTAGTATGAAACGTTTTGCGTATTGGCGAAATGCGGCTAGAAACAAGAAGATAGCCGAAACAGCCCGCCAATTCGTTCAACTCGGCTTTCAAACGCTTATTCTTGTTGAAACGGTTGAGCATATGGTATATTTGAAGGACCTTTTGCCGGAATTTCATGTCTGCTATAGCAATATGAATCTGGACCGGCCGTCAATAAGGTTCCTTAAAAAGAGAGGACTTCTTGACAAGATCCCAAAGCTATCGTATCGTGATAGGATGTCCATAAAGGCACGATTTGAGTCTCGTGATATAATGGGCTGTATAGCGACCACCATATGGACACAGGGCGTTAGCTTTGATAGCCTTCAAGTTCTCATCCGCGCTGATGGCGGCTATAGCGAGACAAACAACCAGCAGTGGCCTGGTCGGGTGGCTAGGATAGACCCCGCTACTGGTAAATCATACGGTATTCTAGTAGATTGTTTAGACAGGTTTGACGCTTGGGCAAACGCCAGATCTCTAGCCCGCCTTAGGAGCTATAGGAACAATGGCTGGCCAATCACATACAATAGGCCCTGTGAAACGACTACCTCCTAATGTCTTATCTGAATCGTCCACGACGGTATCTAATATATCTGAGATAGAGAAAACTGTCAGAGAATGCTACGTGGAAAATAGGAGATATTATTCTGGTGACAGCGAATCTGAATATGGAAAAGAAGAAACAAGATGGGACAGGCCATCAAAGGTTGACGGTTGCAATATTTGGCGTAGGATTGCCCAGTTTCTGATAGATCACGGCATAGACGATGTTCATAGATACGTACATGCACAGTTTGTTTATAGCGAGAAACCTTCTGAACTTTATCCAACTTTCTTGTTGGGGAAGAAGGCACTGAAGAATTATCATGATTACAATAGCATAGCCGACGACACGCTAAAGTCCAAGCTGGAAGCCGAAATTGCTCGTTTTGAACTAGAAGTGGCTGTCAATGAGCCATACTTCGACTCGACAGAACAGTGCTGGCGGCACATACTAACTAGCTCTTCCAGCGGTTTGTCGCCTCTTATTAGGTATCTTTGTGCCGTAGATACCAAGTTTTACGACATAGCCAGTATGTGGCGAAACGCGGCCGCAACGCAAGCTAAGATGGATCCGAAGGGCTACATAAGGGTTTGGGGTAGATACTTTGGCGATATTATCGAGAAATTTATGGTCGACGCCGGAATTTTGACTCCGGAGTCAAAATTGAAAGGGTAGCAGCATGCAACACAACTATCGTCTTAACGCAATATTGTCTTACGCTATCCATAACCCTGCTTTTATGCGCATAGCAGCCCCCCTCATTAGGGAAGATCATTTTTTATCGACCGAGCAGCATTATAAGATCATATGGTTGCTTATAAAGGCATACTATGAGAAATTTGGCAGAGTCCCTAGTCGAAGCGTTGTCCTATCCGAGCTTAGCAGAATAAGCCACAGTGCGGTATTGTCGCAGCTAAAAACAGAAGCTGCTAGTCTCCTTACGTTATATGACCAACCTGCCAGCGACTTCAAAGATACTGCACACGGAAGTCAGATATTACAAGACTTTCTTGCAGACGTTGTCAAGCGATCCCTATCAAAAGACCTTGAGACGGCTGTCGAGGCGCCAGCATCAAAGCTTCCGAAGATATTGCAGGAGGCGGAACAAAAGATGCGGCAGGTGTCTTCGATAGCTGTCTCGCTTCCAGACGGATCTGTGCTAAAGGGACTTTGCCAGTCCGATTCCGGAACTGTTATAAAAACGCGGCTACCGTTTATAGATTCCAACATGCAGATGTATACGAAGAATGTGAATGTCTTGCTGGGGCCGACAGGGGGAGGCAAAACGATACTATCATGTCAAATACTAGCACAAGCTGCACTTACGTTGAATGCCGACGACAAGCTACATGGTAGGTCGCAGTCAGGATGGTTTGCGTACTTCGGTTATGAGGGGCTTATAAAACGCCCAGCGTCTATTTTCACTAGCTATATCGCGAAGATACCAAGATCTATTCTCATGAATATCAACAGCCTTGACGAGTTATCCACAACAGATAACCCTGCCCCTTCGGATAAGGAGCTAATGCATCGTGGCGAGATCCCGCGGCTTATGGGGCAAAGGGAGAGGATCGAAGCAAGTAAGGATGTCCTTGAAAGCTACATAAAGATATTTAACTTCTCTGGTGTTCCTGATGAAACGGGCGCTGTATATGGATACGGCGGTATTAACGAAATAGTGAGCTTTATAGATCGTTACTGTAACCAGCTAGGGATCCCTCTCCGGTTGCTAGTGATAGACTGGGCGGGTATGGTCGTGCAAAGATATCTGCAAAGCACTAAACAGCAGGATAAGAATATAATCTTAGAGCTAGGTCGTTTTGTAGACAATGTTTACAACAAAATTGCATATCCGTTTGACTGCTCTGTCTTAGTAGTACATCAAGTAAGGGGCGCATTACAGCGGAATAGAAGCGTTTCCGTACCCATTTCGCACGCAGATGCGGCTTGGTGCGCAGATTTCGGGGTCAATGCATCTTATGTATTTTGCCTAGGTTTCAAAGACCCAGAAACAAACATGTGCCTGCTGACATGGACTAAGACACGAGACGGAAAAACACCGCCACCCGTTGTTTGTCAGCTTGATGGTGAGCTTTCTCGGTTTATTACCGTTGACGATCTATATCAGTACGACTATACCGTTAAGCGAATTGTGCCTCGCGAAAGAAGTATGAAGTCTAGAGTCGTTAGCGTTGATTTCTAGGAGTACTAAATGAATCCTATTAATGTCACTTTGTTTTCTCTTCTGGAAAGGACATTCGGTTCCGTAAAAATAGCAAAAGCCGGCGAGCCGTTCCGTTATAACGCGGGAGAGTTCGCCGGCTCTCCTTATTTAGAAATATTAGACTACGGCGAAACATACCGTATATGCTGTCCCTTCTGCGCCAAAAGAGGGGATGCCGACAGACGATATAGACTGTGGATAAGCCATGTATGGGGTTGCTATCTGCCAGAGCTCGATAAAAGACTTTGGGCAGCTGCAAAATGTTTTCACAATGATTGTCTAAGCGACTGGAATGTGCTAAGTTCGCTCATTGATTCGGTTTTTATATCCAATTATGATATATCCACACATAACTTTGTGTACGATAAGCAAAGCGATAATATTCAGCTCCCACCTCTACCGGGGGACTGCATACCGCTGAAAGAGCTGGACAGCTCCCACAAAGCGATAAAGTTCTTACGCGAAAGGGGGTTCGATCCAGCGCATTTGCAGGATAATTTTGGAGTCTGTTATTGCTATGACTCTTCTCAATATCCCTATGCCATCGATAAGCTCGTCTTTCCCATAGACTTTAATGGCCAGAGAGTGGGTTGGCAATGTCGATATATAGGGACGCCTCCTGGAAAGATGCCGAAGTACTTTTCGGCTCCAGGAATGAGTATTAAGCGATACATTTACAACTACGACAAGGCTAAGCTATCTAACGTTGGCATACTAGTAGAGGGTGTGTTCGATGCCGCCCGGATAGGGTATGCTGGAGCTCTGTTTGGCAAGACATTGAGTCTACAGCAGTTGACGCTTATAAGCTTGGCCTGGGATAGATGTATCGTATTCTTAGATCCTGATGCCGCGGATAGCGCAGAAAAAATTGCAAATACGCTAAGATCGAACAATATTCGCGTAGTATGCGTAAAGGGTCACCCTGCAGATCCTGGCAAGCTAACGAAAGAGGTCTGCGACGGTCTTATAAAGCAGGCTATGGCCAGTTTTTGACTCCGGAGTCAAACTAGCGGCATTTAAATATGGTAAGGGACGGCGTTTGCCGTCCACTTGCCGTTGTTTTTAGCTAGGAGTGTGCGATGTTTGAGATGTTGGGAGAGGTCCCTCCAGAATTGGCCAAGCCAGCTCAAATGAAGGCGATGCTTGGTCGAGGTAATTTCACAGATAATTTATTAGATATGTGTCAGTCCATAATCTCGGCCAAGTGCGATTGCAACATAACGCTGAAATATAAAGGTACAACTGCTACGTGTCCCGTGCTCGGCGGTCATTTATGGAGTGGCAAGTCTGGACGTTCCAATATAGTAATTGTCGGAAAGAATCCCGGTTACACTGAAATGTTGCAGAAACGGAACTTCGTAGGCCCTAGCGGCGAAATACTGCGCAGGGCCTTAAAACAGCACGGGTTTGCCGACGAGCAGCTAGATAATATCTATGTTACTAACGTTATAAAGTGGTATTCCAAAGCTATACAGAGCGAAGCGTTTCCGTCAAACTGGGTAGATGTCGGTAGATATATCCTTTTTTTAGAACTCATCGAGCTAAAGCCCAAATTTTTGCTTCTCTTGGGGGCCGATGCAGTAAAGGCAGTTCTTGGCGCTAAATATACGTTGAAGTCGTGCTTGCATAAGGAGATTAAAAAGGCATTTTGCAAAGAGTACGAGACACGAATCTTTGCAGCAACACACCCTGCCATGATTGCCAGAAATCCAGAGCTGTTCTCTCTTTTTGTTTCTGAGCTGGCTGACTTTGCAGGGGCCGTTCTTGGGAAAAGCATCGCGACAAAGAACAGTCGGGTAATTATTGATGTTATCCGCGACGCAAACAAGCTATCGGATATTATTAGCGACATAAAGCGCGAAGAAGGACTTATTAAGCTAGCTGTCGATTTAGAATGGGAAGGACTGTTTCCAGTAAATCAGGGTTCTCATGTAAGAACGGTACAAATATCCCATAAGCCGGAATATGCTGCGGTAATAGTACTACGTAATGAAAAAGGCGAACCGTGCTTTGAACCATCTGTAGATTCCGCTGTTGCGCTACTAAAGGATCTGTTCTCGCTCCGCAACTTGCAGATAGGCGGTGCCCATATATCGGCAGACTATCCTTGGCTAAAGTCACTCGGCATTGATATTTTAGAAGGCCGAGATACCATCCCAGATGACGCATCCGGGCCGGACTATCCCGGTATTTTTGATGTAGCTTTAGCTGAACACGCCCATAACGAAAACGCTAAGTACGATTTAGAAAGCCTCGCAATTTCTAGGTGTGGTTTCAAACCTTGGTCTGAAAGTTTGGAAAAATGGAAAGCAGCGCGATGTAGCGAGCTTGGCATCTCTTCAAACAAACTGACGGGATATGGCGCTTGTCCGGATCATATTCTTATCCCATACGCAGCAATGGACGTGGCAGCTACACGAGACCTTATGGACGCCGAATCGGCTATTTTGCGGGCAGGCGATATGTTTACTGGCAATGAAGTATTCTCAGCCTTCAAGACGTCAACGAAAGGCCTGGCCGCCGTTATGCACATGCACGACGTTGGTGTTAAGGTAGACAGGAGTCAGATCGACAAGCTAACCCTATCGTATTTGGAAGTGCTGCAATCCAAGTTGGATGATTTTAGAAAAAAGATAAGCTGGCCGAGCTTCAATCCCAGGAGTTATTACCATGTAGCTGAATTTCTATTCGGCGATAAATTCAATAGGCAGGCAGATAAAGACGGCAGTAAGATATGCGTTCGACCAAGCGGCGCAAAGACGTTGGGACTTACGCCTATAAAAACAACAAAGAAGAAAGCATGGACCGGAAGCCCAACAGAAAGTCCAAGCACAGACAAGGAGGTCTGCGGTATACTGGCAGCGCAAGATCCGCTTGCTGGCGAGCTTAGGGATATCAAATTCATCGACCACATTTTGAAGAGTGTATTGAGGCTGCCAAAGACGGATGAAGACGGCGATCAGTTTGTAACAGATGAAGAGGGTAATCTCGACTATGAAGAAGGAATTGCCTCGTTTATTTGTGATGACGGTAGAATACATGGCACATTCTCTATACTTGCAGAAACGGGTCGTATGCGGAGTTCCAGACCAAATTTGCAAAATATGGCCAAAAGCCGCGAAAGCGCATATGAGGCGATAGCAGGAGACAAATATCCTGGCCCTATCCGAAGCATATTTGTGGCCGAGCCTGGATATTTGCTTGTCGAGGCTGATTTTAAGGTTGCAGAGGTATTCTGTCTGGCTGTCATGTCTCAAGACGAGCTACTTCTAGATCATTGTATGAGAGCAATGCTACCGGAAGATCATCCTGACTACTACGACATCCATTCAAACATTGCTGTTAAAGCCTTTCAGTTAGACTGCGCGCCGACGAAAAAGGCGCTCGCTGAAGCAGGAAAGTCCCACCTAAGAGTGGGGGCTAAGGCGGTGCTGTTTGGTGGTATGTACGGCCGCGGCGGCGAAGCCATTGCACGTCAGTGTCAGCAGGAAGGGGTCAGTTTGACTGTCGAAGATGCGGACAAGATCATGGAATCTATATTCTCGACGTACAAGACCGCCGCAGCTTATCTTAATGGATTGGAGCTCCGCGTAGAAAAGCCTGGATGGATAAGAACATATTTTGGTAGGGTACGACGGTTTCACCCTACATCAGATCCTGCCGAGCTTGGTCATCAAAAGAGGCAAGCTAGAAACTTTGTTATGCAGTCCACCGTAGCAGACGCTATGAATCTCACCCTTTATAAGCTATATTCACACAATATGAGAAAGCAAATAGGGTATAGAATAGTTCTTCAAATGCATGATGCTTGTCTTCTTGAAGTTCCAGAGAAACACGTAGACGTAGTAAAGAACGAAATAATTCCTGAATGCGTTAGTAGCGTCAAGTTCCGGCCTTGTACAGCAGACGGAGAAGCATACGGAGACTACTATCATTTCTTCTCGGATATAGAGGTATATCAAAGGTGGGGAATTCCTCTGGGTTAATGCAACAAGGAGTCTGGTGTGGCTAGATACATTAGCAACAACGAAACCTGTCCTGTGTGCGGTTACCGCAGGTTTATGCTTTACAGGGAAGAGGATCTCATCGTGGACGCCGTCTGCCCAATGTGCGGTTATAGAATCAATTCGACATATCCGGTTCAGGACATTGTCGATAGAGCGAAGAATATCGTTAAACAATTAAAAGAAGAGGACGAGAACAAGATATATGATGATTTTCTTCGTACAGGTAAGGCGTATGTAGAAAGGGTCCTTGTTAGTGGAAAGGAGAAGGAAGATGTTTGACGTCGACGAACTCAGCTCTAGAACTACTGTGCTGCTGAAACCCGAGTTTGCCAATCAGTACAACATAGTGTACCCTATGTGGGGTAGCTCGGCTAACATTTTTAGGGTACTACCGGGTAGACTACAAAACGGAGACCTGGTAGACAGCGTCGCCTATAACGGTAAATGCGGTCCGTGGTTGTATCCCGTCTACGGTATAACAATCTCGTCGCCAACACGGCAAAAAACGATCATTATAGGCGACAGGACGATGTTTGATGAATACAGCATCCAGAATACGTTGGCATATCGCGTCTATAAGACGATCTACGATGTCGTAGCTAGCGGCGCAAAGCCTGCCTGGGAACATTACAATTTGGTAAGACTACGCGGATCTGCGTTCGATCCTCTGAATAAGCCTGTATTGAGGCGCCCGGGCGTTTTGTATCTTGCGTTTGCCGAGGTTGTGGAACATTCGAGAAAAAGCGAGATCGATCCAAATAAACTATCTGTACTAGTTCTTCAACAAACTGCTGGACAAGCACTTGCCCAGGCGGCAAGGATGGCTTATGGGTACGGTAAGGACATTATTAAATCTACGGACGGCGCGCTTGTGAATATCCGCCCATCCCAGGTTATTGATCCACAACGCGTTGTATTATGTACGGAACGCAGCAACGTGGGATTTGCCGTTGACGTGCTACGCGAGCCGCCGACGGCTCCCGTTGAACCTGAAAAGCTGCAGGTAATAAGGCCGTGGAAAGACATCCTTGAATTTGCTAGCGACGAAGAACAAAAACGAACATTTAAGGAGCTACTTCCACGAGAAGTGTCTGCATACTTATTTAACGAGCCAATTGATCAAAACGAGGCAGACAATGGTTTGCCTTCATTTGATGATATTCCGTTCGACGTCCCGGCTGACGATGGTCAGCCTAACGAGGCCGATAAGCCAGATAATGACATATCCGAGATTAGGGATATGCTTCGTAAAGCATTAGAGGATTTCAGTACAGATAAATAATTTGTCGGGGGTTGGTTGGTATAGGCTAGTATAGCCTATACCATTTTTTGACTCCGGAGTCAAAAATTGGAGGCGTCGTAATGTCACAAAGAAACTACCCTGTAGATGATAGTCTAGACAGCGCACTGAAAGTTCTACAAAACAAACTATCTAAGGGCGATAAGATACTAGGAAGTCCCCCTACGCTTCTGTTGGGGTTGCCTGTACCGTCGCTTGCAGTTCGGTATTTACTACAAAATACAGGGATGCCGTTAGGGGTGGTATACCACCTTGTCGGACCTCCGGCTTCGTTTAAATCTACGCTTGCCGTAGAAATAGGTAGGTGGCACCACGCTTGCGGTGGGGCTATAATTATCTGCGAAGCCGAAACAAAACCCACCCCCGCACTGCGGGAAAGTATTATCGGAAGTGACCCCCCTAGAGTGGTAGTGTACGAGTGCAGGTTTCTTGAGGAATGGCAGCGCGCTATCATAGAAGCCGTTAAGATAATGAAAGACCGGCAAGGAGAGGATCAGAAACCTATTGCGTTTATAGTAGATAGCTACATGGGTAAGCTCCCCAGTAAGCTATTTAACGATGTACTAAGGCAAGGATTCGCCCAGAGGCACTTTGGCGAAGCTGCTATGCTGATCGGCGACTGGTTGAGCGCCTATACCTCAGCCGTACAGGGATATCCATATAACCTGATAGGGGTAAACCATCTTAAGGAATCGGTCCATCCAATAACAGGGCTGCCGGTATATCGCACGCCGGGAGGTCAGTATCTAAGGCATCAGAACTCTATAGAAATCAGAGTGACACGCAGCCGTACAGAACAGAAAAAGGCCGGTGATATAAGCTATCACGAGACCCTCATCCAGCTATACACATCCAAAAATTGCCGAGGGGCACAGGATAAGAAGATAGCAGTCGTGCTGAGGCAGTGGAACGAAGTGGTTGACGATAAGCCAATGCTTATTAGCAATTTTGAGTGGTGGGAAGCCACAACATGGATGCTTTACGATGGGACAGGTATGCCAAAGGCAGATAAGGAGATACTTCTTCCAAAGGTTAAGAAGATATTGGACATCAAAAAACGTGCCCGAGGCGACCTGTTCTATTGCGAACAGCTAAAAGTGCCACAGTCAGATCCCATTTCTGCCCATGACATGGGTATCAAGATTGAAGAGCAAAAAGACATATTGCAGGAACTCTATAAGATATTCGGTATTAACGTGATAGACCTTTATGACGCAGAGAAACCTCTAGTTAAGTCCAAGGTTGAGACTGGCGACGACTACGACAGTCCTATGGAAAACATTAAAGATGGTACACTGGACATTAGCTTTGAGGAGGACGCGTTATGAGCCACAAAATTGATAAGCTTTGGCAGTTTCTACGAACAACTTTGGAGATATATGACGTTACGAGGATTGTCGATGCAAGACTGGCGGTCGTTGGTAGAATAGCCGTCGGCGACTCAATTAGGATCGAGCAAGTACATCCTGATGTTCAATACGACTTGTTAATAGTCGATAGGAAAGGGTTCCATAAATATTTGAATAAGATACCTAGCATTAATGTAAGCAGTATAGCATTCTTATCTGAGAAAGACGGTGCCGATGAGCAGGGCGATGCCGACGTTTTGAAGTTTTTCTACGATATAGGCGCTACAAGTGACTTATCGTTTGATATATCTAGTTTTGGAACAGATTATCAATGGCTGTTTGTGTTTCGCGTCGATAAGAAAGAGGGAAGCGAGAAGATGAGAGACAAAAGCGAGCGCCCAGACGATAGTCTTGTCGTGGCGTCTAAGAGTCAGTTACCGGAATCAGGACATGTTGCTGAAGGCGTATTCGATTCGATAAGAAGCATAAACTTTGATGCATTGTACGATTTTGAGAAACCCATCGTTCGAGATATTTGTAGGCATATTAACTCGTACTTAAAAGATAGCCTTATGTGGTATTGGAAACTAGGAAGCTACGTCGATAAGCTAAGGCGAGCTGCAGAAAAGGCAGGACATGATTTTAGAGATCGAATGGCCGTCCTGGCAGGGATGCTAGGAAATAATACAATACGGACTTTGTATAAGGCAAAGCAGGTATATGATAGATGGGAAGAGAAGGAGTTTAAGCAGCTCATAGCCTATAACGACAAAGAAGGCGCCAAAGGCTCTTTAAGTTTTAGGCATATGCTGGCGTTGTCCCGTTTGGACAACGATGAAGAAGTTGTTGAGTATGCAGAAGAGGTTGTAAATAAAGGCATTCCGGCAAGAGACCTAGAAATCCTGCTAAAAGGTAAAGGCAAGCCGAGAGGCAGAGGTCCAGAGACGGTGCTACCATCGTCTATGGAGCATAGGCTCGCTAAGTTGTATAGACAATTAGTTCCACTAGAGCGAACTGTAAAGGCGTTATGCGACGACAAGGAATTTGTCTCCGATCTGGCCGATATTGAGCTTGATGACCAAATTTATAAACTATTGGAAAATCTGGCAAAATCAATCGGCGGCGTTCTAGATGATTTGCAGATTTTAATGGACGCCATTAGTAAGGCGTTGTCCAAGTCATAACCCTTTTTGATATTTCCTGGATTATTGGGCCTGAAGTAGTCAGGCTGATCTTTGCCTTAAACAACACATTCCACTTTCCGAACCGTCCCACGTCCCCCCCATTCCCCGGGTCCAGCGGCTGTCGGAGGCGAGGGTGTGTTGTGGCAAGGCAACATTGACGAGGTCATGCCTTGCTCCAGTCGTGTATTGGTCCAATACATCCAGGACTTGAGTTCGCATTGATGTCTTCATTATCGAATCAGAAATGGTTCGACAAGTACAATTCAACCCAGTTAGATATTACCGGACTGTCAGTCTTTGTAAGACATCGCTGGCCTAACAATCGATATGCTTAGAATGGTCTTTACCATGAGGCTAGCAGTAGGTGAACGTGAGGATGTATTGGTGGGTTCAGGCCCACCCGTACGGGCGGTAGCAACGACTGCCCTGAATACTGCGATGTTGTCTTGCCACAACACACCCTCGCCTCCGACAGCCGCTGGACCCGGGGTCAAGGCGGCTTAGCTATTAAAGGTCGGCTAAGATGGCTAAATATTTAACTATGGACGGGCGCAAAAAGCCATACATATCTCTTAAACTCATAAAACGGCTAGCTAGTAAGATATATAGCCGCCTCTTGCTGTTCGCCGATAGAAAGATAGGTAGCGACGAGCTACTCGAAATGTCGAAACGGTTAGTAGATATATTCAAACCGCCCAAACCGGAAACTATTATTGACTGCGTACTGCCGCTTTACGATACCACGCCAGATAAGAACGAACTGGAGATTATGTCATGGCGGCTGGCTGCTAATGCTAAGAGGATAAGAAATTCAATACCAGTTCCTTATTGGGTAGGGCAGACGAAGGAGGAGCCAGCAATATGTCAGTTCATATGCCCGGAAGACCCAGAAGCCGAAATTAGCGGTTATATGAGATACCACGTCCTTACAGGGCTGGCTGCCGGGGTAACAGGTAGAATATACTTATCTAACGACGCCGGAGTCTTAGTATGCAGGCGGTTATCATTTGACAAGGGCATATTCCGAATGTCGCAGCTGTCGGCGATAACCTTTGTGTGCGTTCTACAGCCGTCAAGGGCTAAATATCCAAGGTTTAGTATTAGCTCAGTCGGCACTACTAAAAAGATACGACAACGTAATGCCTTGCTGATGGACTTGTGGTATAGATCCAAGACAGAATATACACAGATAATAGCCAGGAATGCATACTACATACCTGTCGTCATAGGCGGTAAATACACGAAAGACCTTGTTATTTCTTTTTAGCTATGGAGGAACGATAAATGCTACAGTTCAGACCTATTGCAAACCCGTCGGAGGTTCCTTTTTACAACCCAGAAAGAGACCTGGCTCATGTCGGTCCGCTGTTGATAAGGGAAGCTATAGCACAGCTTGAGCCGTCTGCTAGGGAGCCGTGGTTCAACGATTTCCTTGTGAAAAATAATATCAGTGACGGACAACTTGCGATAGCGGCGGAGCGTATCGCAAAGGCTCTTAGTAATATGACAGTAGATGTAAGAGAAGCGCTAGGAACGGCCGGCTTTTTTGACTTGCCTATACCGGTTCAAATGGCTGTATATACAAAGATAGGTCAGATATTTCTGGCGGCTACGCATACTTCTATAAGGTGGATATTAGATATCGAAATGACGAAGGCTCCGATAGCCGATAAGATTCAAGATGCGGCAAAGACGATATCCACGACAATCAAACTAAAATGAGCTACAGAGACCCCACCGTACGGCGCTACATTAGCGATAACGTAGCCATCCCGATACCATCGGACTTGGAATGTCGCGACTGTGGTGGAACCGCTACGATATATTGTAGCGACAGCCTAATGCCTGTTATCTGCTGCCCTAGATGTGGCATTAAGCGGTTTCCGGATTTATTTGAACACATTGAGAGACCTCCGCTATCGCCGCGTCGAAGATTGCGCGAAGAGCACCCTATCACTGATGACGACATCCCCGAGTTCATATCTTGGCTCAAAAGATACTTCGATCCGCTTATTTCAACGGCAGACGCGGCGCACGTTTTAAGAAACATATTCTGCTACGTAAACTACGCCGGCAGATTACGTTTTGCTTGTCGATTATATATTTGCGAAGGTTTGGTTACGGGGCATCTAATATTCAAAGGCCGGTCGCTGTTCTATTTTGGTGGGGGTAAAAAAATAGGCGGTATACTGCCGCGCGACAGTGTATTTAAGAGCGATCTAGCGATATTTATATCTCCATTAGACACGCTAAAGTGCTATGTTTCTAACGCACGGTTGAAGGGCAATCTAGATATTCCTATTTACTCGTTTGCCGGATGGAGCTTTCGCAAAAGGCGTAGCAGCCCGCGCACTTCTGTCGAAACAGATAATAACTTCCCGATATCTTTTCTGAATATAAACCGTAAAGCGGATATTATCATTGCAATTCCTGAAGGATGCGGCCACCGTGAGATCAACAAGACGATATGTGTTGCCGACGCGGTAGGCGCCTACATATCCACCTATGACCCGGCAGAGATAGACGATGTTGATGCGTTAATATCGGCTATAGAAAAAAGAGCCGTACGTGCGCACGACGTGTCCTTTGTTGTTTATAATAAGCCATTTAAATTGCAAAAAGATAAGCTTGTTGTAGAAAAGATTAATGAACATGATGGTGTAATACTACTTGGCAGTGGTGCGTATATAATCATGAGGAAAAACTGCTGGCTGGATGCGCTTAACATGACCCCAATAACCAATTTTGCCGCCAAAATAGTCGACGTGCGTAGAGATAAACTGGTTGTTGAGATAACATATATAGATGGGAGAAAGATTATTACAACGGTATCGATGCACGGCGCGACCGTCATGTCAGGCGCTGTTAGATCGGCGATTGTTAAGGCGATTGTCAGGGAAAGCTTGGTTCCAATAATATTATGTTCGAGTCGGCTCCTGTTTCAACTAACGGTTCTAGCGTCGGACACCAAAGAGATGTCGAAAAAGCTCTTTCAGAGCTGGCGTTGATAGCACAGAACAATAGCAGCGCTGTACCGCTTCTGCCTTTTCTATTCAGCATAAACGGCGAACCACTAACTCTAGAAGATCATTTTGTCTTCTCGCCTCTCTTTAGCCTCCGCCAGCCGATGGAAACGGTCCTAATGTGCGGCAGGCAGGTCGGCAAAACCACTAATATCGCCGTCCAGAGCCTTCTTTTGGCAGCTAGCGTACCATATTTTACGGTTACGGTCGTATTTCCCAGAGAAATACACGCTACCCGCTTCAGCACACTATATCTTAGTCCAATACTGCGTTCTTCTGTAATTGGTAGGATATTAATGGGCAAAGACAGCGTCGACCAGGTATTCCAGAAGGACTTTACTAACGGTTCTCACGTGATACTCACTTATGCCTACGATAATCCTGACCGTACAAGAGGTATCGCGTCCACAAGACTATTGTGCGACGAGACGCAAGACATGCTATTGCCGACCATAGACATCATTAAAGAGACTCTCTCCCACGCTAAATTTGGGGTACAGGCTCTTTACGCTGGGACGCCGAAAACAACAAGCAACACGTTAGCGACGCTATGGTACCGAAGCAGCCAAGCTGAATGGTTTATTCGATGCACCCATTGCACTACAAATGGTCTTACGACATGGAATATACCGTCGCCAGACTATCATCTCGAAAAGTTACTCGGGCCAGTTCACGATAAGATATCCGAACGATACCCTGCTCTTTTATGCCACAAATGTCGGCAGCCCATATCCCCCAGAAATGGTATGTGGGTCCATAGGTTCAAGGATCGCGTTCACGAATTTACTGGATACCACGTTCCACAGATATTGCTGCCACATCATTATGCAAACCAGCGGAACTGGGCGACGCTTCTTAAGAAAATAAACGGGCCGGCGTACATATTCTATAACGAGGTCATGGGTTGGCCGTATGACGCTTCTGCGGCTCTAGTCGGCGAAGTAGATCTACAGCGAGCATCAACTCTGTGGGAGAATAAGGACGAGACTGCTATAGAGAAAGCAAAAGACTACATTATTACGGCATTAGGTATAGACTGGGGTGGTGGCGGGGAAGAAATGACAAGCTTTACGACATTGGCTCTTGTAGGACTGTGCCCCGATGGTAAGCTGCACGTAATTTGGGGTAAGCGATTACTTACCCCAAACGATCATCTACGCGAGGCTGCCGAAATATGTCGATACTGTTATCATTTTAATCCAACTATTCTGGCTCACGACTACGGCGGCGGCGGCATGGTTCGTGAAACCATACTTATTAACGCAGGATTTCCAGACAACAAGATAATTCCTATGCTATATAGCGGAACAAGCATGGAGGCTGTCTATAAGATAAAGGAACCGTCGCCGTTACAACCTCGTCCATATGTATTGTTGCATAAGTCAAAAACGCTACAGCTTCTATGTGCACTTATCAAGCTAGGCCATATACAGTTCTTTGCATATAAGAAGGACGATCCGGATAGTTGTCTTACTACGGACTTTCTATCTTTGAAAGAGGATCGGACGCAGTCTATTATCAGGGAGCGTTATCATATTTCTAAGCAGCCAGGGTCGATAGACGACTTCGTTCACGCCGTAAACTACGCCTGCTCGGCTATATGGATACGTACCCGCTGGCCGGATTTGGCCAATATACTTGCCAGCTATGCCTCAGAGACGACGGCCTAATAAGTTATAATAGAGTTTAGAGATAATTTTTGACTCCGGAGTCAAAATTTCCAACGGAGGTCTAATAATATGGCCATTTTTGATCAACGTACTGACCAAAGCGGGCAAAGAACTGCCAACATAATCTCTAGCTTTAACGCGCCGGAATTTGTAAAGTTAGCGTCTGCTGATGCTATTTACGGCAAGGATGCTAAGGGCAGCCTTGACTACGCTGATCCATATAGGAAACGCTATCCAATAACAAATCCCGCTGCCGTATGGGTTTCGGCGGCTTATTTTTGGTTGGAGAAGAATGCAGACGAAAACGTGGAGCGGCGTATTTTAGAGGCAGCCGACCTATTCAATATAACAGACGAGGTTCTGAAGCTTAAGAAGGACATAGTCGAGGCTTTAGAGAAGACAGCCAGCGACAACGATCTTCCAGACGACTATTTTGCTCTTGTTAAGGTCGTCGCGGGCCATAAGCGCCGGTATTATCCGCTGAGGAACCGACACGAAGTTAAGGCGGCTGCAAAGTATTTCAGCGAAAACAGAACAGATATTTCCAGCTTCGCCGACAGACAGCAGATGGCGACTAAAATACTGGCAGCGGCCGAGCGAGAAAGCGCCTTTATTAAAGACGAACTAGATTGCATACTAAAGTCAGCATGTATCGGCATCCCCTCTATAGAGGGGTTATGCAATATTATTAGAAGCCGGGTAAATATGGCTCGTGCCGACGGTAAATACGATCTTGCAAAAGAGCTAGAAGTTTTGGCAAAGAAGATGGCTGGCGGAGAAAAATCTGCCGCTGTTAAGATAGCAGAGGCGCAATCTGTCCTTGAGCTTATCGACCAGATCGATAACGCTAATAGGTGGACTCGGCACTACCGTTTAGCGGGGCTTCCGGAGGACTATGTATTTACTATAACCGAAAAGGACGCCGAAGCCGTCGATATAATCGTCAATCCAACAACTGGCGCGATCTACGACGCCAAAGCATTTGATGCCATCACGCCGTCTATGCTGAAGGACTCGCTCGGAGAGACATTTACTAAACTTGCTTCAGATCCTGACTTTGATAAGTTCGACAAGGCACGTTTGCAAGAGGCGCTTGCGTCGTTCAAACACGGCGATATTTTTGACGACGTTGTAGCGGGTATGGGTATAACGCCGATTATGAGGGTCGAACGCGGCTATAAGATTCCAGAGTCCGTGTGGGTGGAGCTTGCCAAGTATGGAAGACCAATTTAAGGCTGAAGATGTCGGCGTAATTGAAGGTCTAGCCGTGGCGTTAAAACAGGCCGCCGAAGCATTAAAGAAGTCTGGCCGTAATAAGTTCTATCTTGTTATAGCTTCGATGGCCGGGAAGCCGACATTGGTTGAACTTGATGACGTAGAGCAGTGCAAATCTAAGCTGTTAGAGCTACATCAGACGAAGAAGGACTATCCTTTATTCGTTTATATGTTTGAAGGTCAGAAGTGGAGCATACGCAATAATCCGTTATCTGTTGTTTCTCCTAGTGGGCAATACTATCCAATATGTCTTGATAACGCGGCGCAGGAAGATATAGATGTCATTTAGTTATTCTTCAGCAGAGGCGCGCGCTCTGTCTAGAAAAGATCCAGACGGCCAAATGATGGGAATCATTGAGATTCCAAATTTGGCCGAGATGTATGGTTTTCGTGGTCCGTCGTACCAAGTCCCAAGATCTAAGGGAGGTGTCATGTCCTGGTATGATCCCAAAAAAGCAAATCCTGTCATTATTGACCCTGGTACGGAGTTTGAACGTATTTTTGATCCGACTACAGGCAAAGTAGAACCTGTACGTAACGCAAAGGGGACAGATCTACTGCGCTCTGTTATGCAAAACCATCAAACTCCGACAGGCGCGAACAACATAGTGTCGACGGCAAGTATCGCTCCTGTTGTTCCGGAAACTAAACGCAAAAACGACATCAAAGTAACGTTTGCCGTTACCAATTCTCCCATCCTTATTACGAGCAAATATCACAAATACGTGATTACAGAAGGCGGCAGGTATATCGTCTTGATAAGGTCGCTCGACGACGAAAAGGACGAAATGCTAGATTTCGTTACTTCGACAGACTCGGTTATTGGTATCTATATTAACGGCGAGAATAGTGTGTTGATAACCAAAACAAGCGAATACGGGCACTTTGAGTTCGACGGATTAAAGTTTCAGGTATTCAAAATCCTAGAAGAACGCTTTCCCGATCAGAACGTCTAGTCATGATAGACAACCCATTTCAAACAACAGGGGCAGGCGCGTTTGGCGATGCGTACACATATCGTGCTAGATTCCAACCCTTCCCTGCGCCCTGGTTTGACTATGCCAGTACGCAGCTTCCCGCAACGTTGTGGGATGCGCTGCGCCTTTGTGAGTTTCTTGTAACCACGCAGCCCGTATATAGGTCGGCGATAGAGCGCGTTATATCGTACTTTATTACGGAAATAGACATCATAGGTACGGATAGGGAAGGCAAACGAAGCTATAAGGATCTTCTTGAGAACATTCTCGGTATTCATAGTCATCTAAAATCCTTTGGGTTGGATTACTTTACGTATGGCAACGCTTTTGTTAGTGTCATAGCGCCGTTCGAGAAGTTTGCCAGGTGCGAGCATAAAAACTGCTCGTTTGAAACGACCGTTCTTCGATTGCTAGACAATAGTGAAAGTACGAAAGCTAAGTGGGCTGATGGTAATCTGCGTGCAATATGCCCGCAGTGTAAACGTCCCACAAATTGGCAGACCGTAACTCGCCGCAACATTGTGGCAGAAAAGCTCATAATAAAGCGTTGGTCGCCATTCGAGATTGAAATCGAATTCGATCCATTTTCAGGTGCTACGAGACATATATGGCGAATACCGGCATATTTTAGGACAGAAGTTGCGAGAGGATCTCCCCTGGTTATAGCCAATGCTCCGGACGAGGTACTTCAGGCTGCTGCCAAAAACCAGAATATCCGATTTTATCCGTCCGAGCTATTCCACGCTAAAGTTCCCACGCTTGCCGGGCATATTCTTAGGGGATGGGGAATAAGTCCATTACTAGCTCATTTCCGCCAAGCCTGGCTTGTTGCCCTATTTCACAGACACAATGAAGCTGTAGCATTAGACTACATAATACCTCTTAGGATATTGACACCAGCCGCTAGAGGCGGCGCTATCGGGGATGCGCTAGCAGCCGATGACGCCGGCGTTATAGCACAACAGCTGCACTTCGCCGTGCAAGCTAGGAGATACGATCCAACAAGCTGGGCCATATTCCCATTTCCTGTTCAATACCAGTTCGTTGGAGCAGAAGCTTCGCATCTTGCCCCGGTACAGCTGCTCGAATACATTCGAGCCGAGCTTCTGGAATCGGTCGGGATACCCATGGAATTGTATAAGGGGTCCCTTTCCGTCCAGGCTGCTCCTGCCGCGTTACGCCTATTCGAGACGAACTGGTCTTACGTGATTCATATATTTAATAGATTCCTGCAATGGGTTGTAGACAAGATAGCGGCATTGTTGGACTGGGACAGAGTACAAGTCAAGTTACTGAAGCCGTCTATCAGCGATGATATCAATAAACAGCTTGCCAAAATACAACTCATGCAGGCAGGTCTCGTATCCAAATCGACGGCACTGCGCGGGCTTGGCATAGAGGATTTCATCGAAGAAACGCAGCAGTCGCTTACGGAGGAAAAACAGCTTACGGCGCTTATGGAGAAGGCCAAGGAAGACATCGAGAAAAGCCAAGCTATGCGTCAGCTCCTCAGCATTCCTGTTGGCACGGGCGACGCGGAAGCCGTTATTGGTGGTCAGCCGCCAGCCATCGCCGGGGGGCCAATGCCGCCCCAGGCTGGTGGTATGGCTGGTCCGCCTCCTGCTCAAGGGCAGCCGCCTGTTCCGCCGGGACCAGTATCGCCTGCCGAGCAGACACTGGCGCAGCTTACAATGCGGCAGTCGACTATGACCGTACAAGACCTAGAGCAGATTGCAACAACTCTTGCTCAACAGCTATTTAGCCTGCCGCTTGGGCAGAGAATTAGCGAGTTGCGTAAGCTTCGTGTCAAGAATCCGACCGTCCACGCTCTCGTTAAGGCCAAGATAGAAGAAATGGATAGAGAAATGGGCCGTATGGCAAGACGCGCCATGATGCCTAGGTAAGATTTTTGACTCCGGAGTCAAAAATGGAAATATTCTGGGTAAATAAACTTCCCCTTAATCCAACCTCGTTAGTCATTCCAGGTGCGCCGACGCTTTACGACCGTATCCATGGACGCAACGGCTTGGACAGGAATCGAATATTAAGTTGTTTTATTAACATAAAGTCCGACATCGAATTATCAAGCGAAACAATAAACGTAGATGATCTTAGGCCTGTAGATGTACCAGTTATGCCTCCGCAAAGCTTCGACGAAGTTGAAGAAGCGGTACGTACAGAAGTTGTTAGCAATCCAATACAGCAACAACAGAATACAAACCTTATAAATAAGCTTCGTAATATGGCAGGAGGTAAATGATGAATAGGCTTTCGATAGCATTAACGATTGACGACATTCTAAGGCTGGTAAATATAAAGTACGCTGAGGATTTCGGCAGTATCTTGGATGACCTAAGGGGAAGGTTGACGGACGACCGGAGTAAGGCTGTCGTTGTCGGAGGCGACAATATAAATATACCGTTGCCACCAAAATCGCTCAAAGTTGTTCCTCAAAGTACCGCAACACCGCGATATCAAACGGGTTCTACAGAACCGAAAGCACTACATATAATTAGCGAACCGCCTTTTCGGACGCTGCCGTTTCCGGACCCGGACGTTTTTGTTACTGGCGAACAGGCACATTGGTTGCTAGAACGGTCTAAACGCCCCATAAACCGACCTGTTGGTCCGGACATCTTTCCTGCACAAAAGCCGGAGAGTTCGGCGATTATACACGTTCCACCGATAGACCCATATGCACTTAAACTAGTTGGTACAACACCCAACCTACACCGCAGACTTCGCATCGAGGGAACGAACCCGTTAAGCAAAGAGGAGTTATTGACCGTAGCAAGTCGTGCATTCCTTATAGAATTACTAAAGCTGATAAGTAAGGACGAAGATACGCGATATCAAAGTGCAATATATAACTACAGCCTCACAGACGCACAGAAGCAAACAATACGCAACTTCGTAGAGTTACGTAACCACTATCTCGAGATATTAGGTGCATCGCCGCGTTCTCTAACATCTTATATACAACATGCTGCGAGATACATCGGAGAGTCAGCAGGGATTCCTTTCCAAGACCTACGTGTGGGGACAGCCCATTTATATGGTCGGCTTACAGGAAAAGAGGCGCCGGAATGGGCTAGACAACGGCCAGTGACTGGTTTATACGCGACAGTTACCCGATGGCTTGGCGGCACGGTGCCAGAACAGATTGCGTATGATATCTTCGGAGACTACATAGATGTTGGTAGTGAAGCGACACGTTTGATCGATTCGGTTGGTTCGATTCTAATCGGACTGTTCACGCCAACCGGATCCATGCAGGCTGTGTCGCAAGCTATGAAATTTTACAAGTGGCTTGCGATAGCCGGGCCTGCATTATCATCAACCGATCTTTCATTCCTTCGTGCAAAAGAAAATCGCGAAGCTACTCTGAGAAATACTGCAATGTATCTAGCAACAGCACCGGCACACGAAGGAGGCCAGTCGGCCTTCGGTCTTTTGTCGCTTCACGGCGGACTATTCGTTGATCAAAAACGCCTTGATTATCTACTCATATCAGGCTCACGGGCAGCACTTGGTATATGGCCGGATGACATAGAAAACAAGCATATAGCCGTAGCCGACTATTTAGCGAAGCTGGGAGCTGAAACTTCTCCGAAAGTCATAACGTCATTTAAAAAGCTCGCCAAAACAGATAAACCGATACCACCCGAGGGCGTTATGCCGTTTATTTTATTTTCACCCTTGCTTGTACCAGCTGTACCGGCGACCGCGCCGGTATATAGCCAAGTTAAAGCTAGGGAGATCATTAAACTGTCGTTGGAAGACCGCGATGCGATTAGCAACATTATTAGTAACGACCGGGCTATTGAAGGAGTGACTGGTAGTGACAGTTCGCCAGCGGAAATGGGTCTGAGCTTTTTAGCAAGCGAGCTTGACGTAAAGGACGAGCGCGATGTTTCATACGTCTTAGCCCCGGCGCTTATAGCGACAAGGTATGTTGCAGGACCTGTGATAGGTGCCGGTGGCGTGATGAATTTCCGCGGTAAGCCTGTTACAGTTATAACGACAGAAGAAATAGAGAATATGAAGCTAAATTACGAAGAATTTGTACGGTACTTGTTTAGAACGTTATCCCGTTTTGAGTCGGTCGGTCATGAACAGATATATGATTTTGAGAGAAACCAGCGAGTGAATGGCAGACCGCTTATAGGTATTAAGGAAGATGTGCTAAAAGACGAGGAAAAGTTCAAGAAAGCGATGAATGACGTTGTTAAGTTTAATATATTATTAGAGTGGTACCAGAATATAGAACTGCCGCGGCTAGCTAAACAGCACTTTTTGGCACGCCGAAGCGGTGCAGGCGACGTGTTAGCTGGGCGTATGCCATCAGGTATGCACCGGCTGCTAATGTCAGAGATAATTTCGAGAGAAATAATAAATGATATGGAGCGGTTGTATCTGTTTGAATACAGGCCGCGCGTTGATCCCACGCTTGACGCGCTGATACTCAACAATGTGTTTGATAGAAGGTATGTTGCGCGAAATATAGTGATAGCTTCCGGCGGTAGCCCAAAAATCACCGAACGATTGTTGAACAACGTAGCAAGATATTCTCCGACATTAGCCCGTGAGGTTGCCGGACTGCTAACAAAGGAAGGATGGCCCGCGCTGATTAACTACATTTACAGCCCGCCACAGGTCGCTGGCGAGGCGTCTGGCAGAGAACAGCCGACGCTGAGAGCCGAAGGTGTTCCCGCCCTGCAGGCTGCTTTGAGTTTGGCTACGAATGTTGGCAGCCATTATGCGGTCTCTGTGCCAACGTCTCCTAGTCTTGCTCTCGCTTCGTCGTTAGCAGGGAATAAATTCATTCTCACGCCGGGAACAGCTGACTTCTGGCTGGGCGTGGGTCGTACTGCAGCACCGCTAGTTATAGTTACGCCAGCAGGTAAAGTGATTCAAAGAGCGATTCCAAATAGCTGGATTCCAGGATGGGTTTCTAGTATTGCCCCGGGCGCCGTTGGTTACGGTCTTATAGGTGCTGTCGAAGGTATTGAGGAAGTGCGTTCTCAAAGCGCCCCGGTCGCCACGCAATGGCTGCTGTTACCCGCGCTTAATCGTGGTAACGATTCTATGCTAAACGCGTTATACAAAGCTCTAAAAGAGGCTGGGGAAATAAAAGACAAATGAAAGGATAGAGTACGGTGTCGTTAAGGGAGCTTCTAAATAATAAAGTAGCGGAATTTTTCTCAGATCCGGATTCGTTTCTGTCCGTATCGGAAGAAGAAATACTACATAATGTTTCGGCAGGGCGAGCCACAGAGTCAGACATTGTCAAAGCTATTATATATTTTGTGGCGACACACGGCCTAAACCAGGTAATGCGTATTCCTCTCGACCGAATTGTCGAGCTTGTTTATGGTGGCGCTGAGCCAGAAAGTTCGACAGAAGTCGCGTCGGTTGTTTCGTCTGCGATACGGTTAGATAAGTTCGATTATAGCACGTTGGGCGGCGGTAAAGTGTTGGACTTTTGGTCGAAACTATTGACGGAAGACAAGTTGTGCGTTATAGCCGGTGTACCGGATATAGTCTTCAAGTCGCTCAGTCGGCACGTCGGCACTATCGAGGCCGAGGCTATTATACTGGCGCTTATAAGTCATTTCAAATCCGTGCTAATGGTTGATTAGTATGGAGGTAGGCTCGCTATGTTCAAGAAAGGCAAAATAAAGAAGATATTCCGCGAAAAGGGCTATGGTTTTATCACTCCTGTTGGGGGTGGCGCTGACGTATTCTTCCATGTAAAAGTCTACGTCGGCGACGTACCGTTTGTCGATCTGCGAACAGGATACGACGTGGAATACGAGGACTATATAGTCAATTCGAGAGTACGTGCTAGGCTTGTTAAGTTTACTAAGGAGCAGTCCGATGCCGCCACTGACAGCGCAGGACCGTGAGTGGGTATCAGCTTTGATAGATTCAGCCGTATCCAAAGCACTTATCGAAGTTAAAAACGAAAATACCAAGCTCCACGATGAGTTTATGCGAACTCTAAAAGAGTGGTCGTGTAAACTATCAGATGACATGAGAGAATATGTCGATAAAAAGTTATCGGTGCATCGTCTTCAATGTCAGGAGAAGCGGTTTAACGTCCTTCGTAGTCTTCTAACCGGAGCCATAGGTGGTGTTATCACGGGGGTCATAATAGACGGAAATAATATCTTTAAAGCCATTAGAGCTATAATCGACGCCTTGCTATAACCATGACCAGAGTTCCTGTCGGACAGCAATTTCAACAGCAAACGGCCGAAGAAGGGCCAAGCGCGCTTGAGGCGGTCTGGTCGCTTCTTAAAATGTTCGCCCTCATGTACATGCATCAGATGGGCTTAGTGCCTCGTAGCGCTGCCGCAAAAAGAGATCTTACCGCGTTTAGGAAAAGGCTTGCAGAAAGAGGTGAAGTAGCAGAGCTCGAGAAAAAGGAGGTTGACCGTATTGTAAATTCAGTCGCAAAGTGGTTTGGATTTCCAGATGTCGGTGTCGCGCCGGATGACACCAGAAAGCTAATTTATGATATTGTGTACTACATAAATTTGTTTTTCCCGGAGGCATTAGACTATTTGTTAGCGCCTACGGGAAGCTTGACCCAACTATACGACTATGTTGGGGCAGCTTTCCAGAAGTTTGACCCATCTCTTTCGTGGAAAGGGCCGTCTGGAAGACTATTGTTTAGAGATGTAGCCGACTACATAGCCAAGAACATATATGCCAATGCTGACCTGAAGAGCCACGAATTTATAGCCAAGACAGGCGGTATGCCGGCCGGCGCATACGGCGAAATGGTATACCACATGATGACGATGGGTCTTATTAAATATAACGCCGGCTTTGACGAGATTATAAGAGACATAAACAGACACGGTCCTGCAGTAGTAAAAACTGCTCTATTGCTGGAAGATCTCGGTCAAAGCGTCGATATTAGCGACGCAGTTGTAGCGTACCAATCGCTGATTCCCAGTCTTGCGCCAGAAAAGGTAGGCGGTGCTACGGCCGAGCAGGTAGAGCGTTTACGGTTCACAGTAAATAGGCTCAGGGCGATATTCGCCCCTGCCGGGGCTGGTCAGCTTGCCGCGGATGAAGCGCTAAAAAAAGATGCCGAAAGAATAGTTCATGCTATAAACTCTATGGGCGGTAGATGGTACGGCGCCCTTGTATTTGCATATAGCGAAGGAAAGTTACGTCCTGGTTCGCCGGGATATGCTGCTGCTCAGCAGATTCTGTCCGGTCGGCCTATTCCAATATTTAACGCCAACCAGGCGTATACATTACTAGTACAGAGCGGGCTGTCGGCGCAAGACGCTTTGATACTTCTACAAAGTCCAAATCTGTACAAGCCGTACTTTAACGATCAGAGAGTACAACACGCGCTGAGAGGCGCCCAGTTAATGGAGTTTGAACGCAATGTGAGTATGCTAGCAGCCGGGCTTATACGTGGTGGCGTCTCGCCCGGCCTCGCGAGAATGGCGGCCGCGGCGAACTTTGCTGGACTTATAGGGTATACATACCCAGAGGCGGAACAAATTATTAGACGTTATGATCCCAACTTATTTGTAGAGGTTGATAAGCTTGTTAGGGAGAACATGGAAAGACCGCAATCGCCAGTTCTTGGACGAAATAAGACCGGCATAAGACTCATAAGTGCCATAAAAGACGTTGCCGAGAATCCGCCCACCAATTGGTGGGATACTTTAATGCGTGTACTCGGCGCTACGATGGACTATTATCCTGCCGAAACTGTTGAGCCTCGACCTGGACAGGGGCAGGATAACCAGAAAATTACGAAAATATCGCCAGAGCGAAAAACCCAGGTCGCTAAAACAAAAGACCAGAAGGAAAGAGGTAAGATAGATTTGCCGGAAGCTTTGCTCGCGATAGCAACAACGTTAAGCGGCCCGGAAGAAAGGATGGGTATCAAACCCCTCATGGAGGTGGTAACTAAGCCTCAGTTTGTCTAGTTTTGACTCCGGAGTCAAAAATGGCTTTTGCTCCCGGAATACAAGACAAGTCTAGGTTTGGTAACTTCACCGCTCTCAAACCCGGGCAGCTTGTCACGCTCGTGATACAAGAACACGACGCTTTGCGAGCGGGTAAGCACTATGATATCCGTATTGGTACTCCGGATCTTGGTCTACTCTCTTGGTCTGCTCGTAAGTTTTTACCCGATACAGGAGACAAGATACTTGCGATCCAACAGCCGCTGCATGACTACGATTATAAAGACTACGGCGGGAGAATACGGTCCGGCTACGGGGCTGGTAATGTCAAGAAGGTACTAGAAACACAAGTCCTCATAACAAATGTAACGCCAGAATCCATTAGCTTTACAACCGCCGAGCAACGTCTACCATCAAGATTTACTATCGTTAGAGATAAAAAAGACTGGCGAAGATGGTACCTTATTAACAATACGCCATCGGAATATCCTGAATACGAAAAGCCAAGGATGAAGTCTGTAGACCCGGAGAAGGTCGAAGAATTCATTAACAAAATGAAAAATGGCGACACGCTTCAGGAGAAAATTGACGGTGCGCACGGCATCATTAAGCTCCTTAAAGACGCGGTGGAAGTTTACAGCGTTAGAAAATCTGTGACAGGTCGTCCGATAGTTCATACAGAGCGCATACTCAGAGGCAGACCGAAAATCGAACTTCCTCCAGATATAAGAAACTCTATACTTGGCGGCGAAATATGGGGCGAAAGAGAAGGTAAAGCAATACCTCCACAAGAGTTAGGGTCATTCCTCAATTCCGTTATTGCAAAAAGCCTTATAAAGCAGCTAGAGACCGGCACAAAGCTAAAAGTAAGTCTTTTTGACATAGTTCGGATCGGGGGTAAACCAATAGCAGACAAAGAATACCAAGAACGACTAAAAATATTACAAGAACAGGTACTGCCATACCTGCCGAAAGATACGTTCGACATAGTACAAACCGCAGCGACTTCCGAGTCAGCAAGAAAGCTGTGGAATTCTATACTGAAAGGAGAGCATCCAAGGACAGAGGAAGGCGTCATATTGCGTCCGGCTGGCAAAGAGCCAATGAAAGCCAAGCTTGTCGAGGAGTTCAACGTCTACATTCGCGGTATAACCCCGGGCGAAGGTAAGTATAAAGATAAAGCTGCTGGCGGATTTTATTATTCGTTTGAGCCGGATGGTCCCATTGCTGGATATGTTGGAACCGGATTTAGCGATGAATTCAGAGAAGATATGTGGAAAAATAAAGATCAGTATATAGGTAGAGTTGCCAGAGTGAAGGCACAGGGGCAGTTCCCAACCGGAGCGCTGCGAGCACCAGTATTTATCGCCATCGACGAAGATAAGCCGCAAGTTGTCGTGCCGCCAGCAAGCCCGCCGCCGAGGATAAAAGTTGCTTATCTTAATATCGTCGATGACCCAAACGAGCGCGATAAGTGGCTTAATGTGTTCGATGAAGTGAGGCGGCTGTTTGATAAATATAAGGACGAAGCCGCCCGTGCTATAAAGGAAAATAGGCTATACGTCCAAACGGAAGAAGGAGGTATATTAAAGGTCGCAGGCAACGAGTGGTCGCCCCTTGGCTGGGTATATGATACAATGGAAGCCATGACCCAACCGATTGGGGGGCCGACGCCGCTATCTATGAGTTTAGCCGGTGGAGCGCTGGCTGCGGGTCTTAGTGCTATAGGGGCACTTGCCGCGGCAGGTCTTATGAACCTGTTAGAGCGCGGCAAACCAGTAGACACAAACAAACTAGTAGTCAGGCTAGCGCTGCTCGGCGGTGTGCTAGGGGCACTGCCGGGTCTCCTTGCCGGATTTTCCAGGATGTATCAGGGAAAGGGCCTAGAAAGCTTCCTAGAACCATGGCCGGTGAAGAAGGGGCAGGATTTAACGATTCAATATCCACCGTTTACGCCGATTAACGATAAGACGAAGGAGCCGGTCGTCTCTGTACCGACCTACGTTGTTAACGAGCCGCATTGGCGGGACGTTATACTACGTGATCGATATTTAGACAGCATAGAAAAGGCAATCATGGCCGGACCGGTATATGCTACAGCATTAGCTGCTGGGCGAAACTCTGTAACTCCGGGAGAGATTGCATATACAGCTCTAAAGGCGGGCCTTGGAGCCATAATCGGACATAAAATTGGTACGCTTGCCGGTGCCATACTCGCATTGAGCCCAGCATTCAGGGAAAAACTACAACAGAGCGGCATGCTTGCCGGGATTTTGCGAGCTGTTATATCTTGAGCTCGGTAAGGTATAGGCTATAATGAATTATGAATAGACCTTCCCTTTCATTCGCCCGGAGTGTGCTTATGAAACGCGTTTTCGCTATTGCTACGATTTTGTTGATTCCGATTCTCGGTTGCGGAAAGGACGAACCACCAATGCCCCCTGCCCCGCCTGAAGAACTAAACGTCTCATTTAGTGGCCCGAACGAAGTAACGTATGGAGAAGTGGCTATTCTCACAATTTCTGGTTTGCCGCTTGAAGTTCTCAATTCGGCGAAAGTTTATGTGTGGCCGCGCGATAATGTAAAGATAGTTCCTGCCATATCGTGGGACTCGAAACCGTTTATATTCTTTACTGCGGATAATCCGTCGAAGTATCTCGTTTGGTTAACTGTCAATACCGGCAAGCTCGTCGGATACGCTGAATGGCCTATTGAAGTGTCGGTGCCGCCAGGACCAGAACCCAAACCTGAACCAAAGCCAGAACCGAAACCTGAGCCAAAACCTGAGCCAGAACCTAAACCTGAGCCAAAACCTGAACCAAAGCCAGAACCGAAACCTGAGCCTAAGCCTATAGTCGAAAAAGTATGGGGTGTGATTATAGTAGAGGAAAGCAGCAAACGTACCCCCCAGTTAGCGTCGGTTATCTTCTCGCGCGAAGTCGACAGATATGTTAAGTCTAAGAACTGGGCGTTTTTCAAAATAGACAAGGATATCGTTACTCCGAGCAACACGCCGCCCAAGGAGTACATTGAGTGGATTAATCTTGCAATTCGGCGAGGACTGCCGTATGTGTTTGTAATCTCGGAAAAAGGTACGCGTCTACACGAATTTCCGCTTCCTAGAACGTCAGATGATCTTTTAAGGGTGCTCACGAAGATAGGAAACGACGATTTCGATAGTATAAAGAGCAGGGTCAAGGATATGCCAACGACGCAGCAGGAGAAGAAAGATACGAGCGTCCGCTGGTCTACGGCTCCTGTCATACAAAACAGTCCCTGGCCGGTTGTACCACAGTCGTGTCCAGGTGGATATTGTCCGACTCCTCGTTACTATATCGGATGGTAAAGGAGTAAAATATGGCTGATAGCTATAAAGGCTTTCATTTTGGCTTATTGCCTCGTACCGTTGCCTACGGCGAAGTAAGTCCTATCTACTCTGAGGTCATGCCAGTTATCCCTCGTGACCAGTGGCATGACTTTTCTTTGTCGCACTATATCCCGCGAATCCTAGACCAAGACGGTCAAGGAAGCTGTGTGGCCGCGTCAGGTGTTGCTGCTGTTATGCTGTGTCGGATACAGACAGGTTTGAGCGACGTTGAACTGTCCATAGGTAGCTTGTATGGCCAAATCAACGGTGGCGTCGATGGCGGATCGACGCTTGACAGGTCTATTACGGCGCTCACCAACGTCGGCTGCTGCCCTGTATCGCTTATATCGCACTATGAGTGGCGACCTAGCCGATGGCCTAGAAACTGGAAAGAAGAAGCGAAAAAGTATCGTATAACTGAGAGCTATGATTGTACAAGCTTCGACGAAATTTGCTCTGCGATACTATCCGGGTTTGCCGTGTCTTTCGGGATACCTGTTACGAGAGGATTTGTTGAAAGTGTAACCAAAGACGGATTCGTACCAGAGCGAGTTAGTAACGTTGTCGGGCTTCATGCAATGCTTGGAGTTGGTTTAAAGAAATATAGAGACCGTTGGTGGGTCGAGACGCAGAATTCGTGGAGCGAAAGGTGGGGCAAAGGCGGCATTTGCTACATTCCAGAAACCTACTTCAATACACGATATGGTGTCGACGCTTGGGCCATCCGAGTGACCACTTTTAGCGCTAAGGGCGAACAGAATGGAGATAAAAAAGTTCGAGCTCGTAAGCGCAAAAAATCTTCATAAGACTTTGCAGACGTCCCAACCGTTTATGGAGGGTTTCTTTTCTTATCGAGAAAAGATAGGAGAAGAAGACAATCCATATAAATTTGGTACGCCGGAATATTGGTCATGGAGACATGGGTGGTATCAGGCTAAAAAGGAAGACGAAGGCCCTATCTGGAGGAATAAATATATTATTAATGGTGCTATATTGATGGTTATTGCCGTACTGACCGCCGTGTCGTCGTTATTCCCATCGTCTCAGTTTTTCAGTGCCGTGCTGATAGCGTGTTACGGTGTTGCGTCGATGCTTCTTAAAAACGTATTTGCAGTTAATATCAGGGCTCCTACGAGGTCGCTGTATGAGTCAGAGCAGAAGAACGACCGGGAGAAAGAAGATTGAGGCGTGCGTTGTTGTCTCGGATCTACATTGTGGATGTCAGTTAGGGCTTTGTCCTGACAAGGGCGTGACGCTCGACGAGGGCGGCTACTATTCGCCATCTGAACTGCAAAAGAAGCTTTGGGCTTGGTGGCAAGAGTTTTGGAACGGCTGGGTTCCTTCCGTACTAGGCGACGAAGACTATTGTGTTGTAATAAACGGCGATACAATAGATGGCGTTCATCATAGATCTGTAACGCAGATTACGCATAACTTAGCGGATCAGATAAAGATCGCATACGAGGTATTGGCGCCTATTGCGGAAAAATGCGACGGTCGTATATTTCTCGTTCGTGGTACAGAGGCACACGTAGGTCCAAGCGCGGAATATGAAGAGCTACTGGCCCGTAAGCTAGGAACTGTAAAAAATAGGGACGGCAAATCGTCGAGATATGACTTATTATTAGAAATAGGAGGCGGTTTAGCGCATTTTGCCCATCATATCTCAGTAACAGGATCGATGCACTATGAGAGCACCGCACTAATGAAGGAACTCTCTGAGTCCTTTGTCGAATGTACAAGATGGGGTTCGCGACACCCGGACATGATCGTAAGAAGCCATAGACACAGACACATGGAAGTGCGGTGCTATACAGCGTCAGGTCTTACTACAGTTGTGACAACACCAGGCTGGCAACTTAAGACGCCTTTCGCTTATAAAATACCAGGCGCTAGACAAGCGCTGCCACAAATAGGAGGTATAGTAATCCGTTGGCATAAGGCAACCCTGTTTACACAAGCGTTTATTCGTAATATAGAGCACGAGCGTCCGGAGGTCGTATATGTCAAACGATAAAATAACTATCAATGAAGTCGTTTCTGAGCTGCGTCGTATAGAAAATGCTATCGATGGTATGTCGTCTAGAGAGATCGCCGAAAAGACGGGCCTGTCTATCACTACAGTTCAAAGACGGCTTCGTCGGCTGTATGAACGCGGTCTAGTTAAAGTTAGCTTCAGACGAGGATACGATATAACCGGCAAGAGCACTTTAGTGCCGGTCTATAAGATCATAAAAAAGAGGTAAAACCAAATGACGATAGTGCAGTCCATTCTCAGCATTCTGCTATCCATACTAAGGACGTTATTTAGCTTATTGGCTCTGTTTTTTAATTGCATTTATGAGGGTATGAAATATATGGTCAACGAACATCCTGAATTCGTCATCGGATTTAGTACTGCAACCGCAATAGCGATAAGCCTTTCCATACTAAGCTTTAGCTGCGCGCCCGATAGTTCAGACGACGTTTTCGTAAATGAATATTATGTCGACGCTATCAGGGCTGTAAACGGGAGAACAATTCTTATCAAAAGAGCCATACTATTGCGCGACAGAATATACCTCTCCGGTATTGAAACACCGGCTATTGAAGCTCCGTTTGGCGACGAAGCAAGGCGGGCACTCAATAAACTTGTGGCTGGACAGCGTATATTCGTAAAGCAAATCAAAGGAGAACCGGACGACTGCGGTGTCGTGTATAACGAATATGGCCAGTGCGTGCAGCAGCAATTGGTAAAAGAAGGGTTAGCTAGATGCACGGGCAAATGGTGGAAAAGCGAAGAGGAACAGGCTCGTAAAAACAAGAGGGGTGTTTGGAGTCTAAAAAACGTCGATGCTGTATTTAAGCGGCCGGAGACTTAGTTATCCCTGAATATTTTTTGAAAACACCGGCATTTAATATTGGGGACCAATTTAATGGTCTCCATTTGTTTTTTTATCTATCGGCCTTTTAGGCCGAAAAGCCGACATGCTTGACGCCGGTTTAACCGACCGGCGAAAACCAAGGTGGATGGCTGGTAAAACTTCGGCTCACTCGGCTCGGCCTCGACGGGTGAACGTCTCGGCCATCGCCTCGTAAGGAAGTTTTCGCAGCGATGTCGGCACAATCTGACCAGCCTGACGCTGGTCAGTCGCCAGCGGCCATAAAACCCCGCTGGCGTTTTTTATTAGCAACTAATCCTCTGTTTAATGCGAGGTTGCTTTGATATATAAGCTACAGGGCGGACGAATTGTTTACAACGCAGCTGCTATGCCTGACGCCGGGCACGAGCCCGGCGTAAATCCTGCGTGGTTATGAGAGTTAGCCCGGAGCCGGCTAAATCCCATACGATAGCAGCATATTGACCCGTCCGCCCTGCCGCGCTAGCCAGTCCGTATGCGTGTCGCCGACGTACGAACGAATGATCGGCGAAAAAATGCCCTAGAACACAGGACTAACTAGAACTTGCTCGCTGCAGCGGTTGCTTCGCTTCGCAGTTCTAGTTATCCGTTCGATACGGACTGGCTAGCGCGGCAGAATATATTAACAAAAATATTTAGCCTTCATCAGATTACTATTTTTTAGTCGATAAGGGTCTGGCGCCGCCGGTAGTTCGGCAGAACGGTTCTGCCGCCGGCACACCATTCTAGTTCCTAGGGGCGGTGGCTATCTGCGCCGGACCCTGCTGATACACTTATTGCAACCGCAGGGTTTTGTCGTGGCGTAAGTTTTTGACTCCGGAGTCAAAAATCTAAACGGTAAAAGGGCGGCCGCCGTGCATTTATTCGCTCGGTGCGCTCGGCTGGTTGATGACCCGACCGGAGACCCGAGCTAAAAAAAACCAGGTCTGTCAGGTAGGCATCGGTATTACTGTGGCCCGGCTAAAGCCGTCCACAGCACCGATACCCCCCTCGACGGCGGCCGCCCATTTTTTGTTCAGTTGCCGCTGCGCCTGAAAGGACTGTTATGGGAAAAGTTTACGAGGTGCCAGAGCGTGTTGTTATTATTAGGGACAACTCACTACGGTTGAGATATTACAAGCTGCCAGGCGGAAATATTTATAGACGGGAGATTAAAAAGCCGGACGGCAGGATTCGATTAATTTTTATTCCCGACAAAGCACAGAGAAAAATAATGAGAAAAATTGCGCGACAGCTTACTCGCAATTACAAGCATTTTGTGCAAACGCGAAGATACAAAAATATCCCCGTATACGGTTTTACGATTGGCGGTAATGTCGTCGACGCCGCGATACCCCACTGTGGCTGTAGGTATAGCCTGTCCGTAGATATCGTAGATTTCTTCCACAATTGCAAGCTGAGCCGCGCTGTTGAGAATTACCACAACGTTATGCGAAAATTTTCATTTGAACTGATAAGGAGGCCACTTCTATCACCGCTATCGTTCGATTTTGCAGATAACAAATTTATCTCGCCATACGATTTTGAAAATAGAACGTTTAGTCCGCCATACAATTTTGCAAGCTCGTTAGCGCTTCCCCAAGGATTCCCAACAAGTCCCATTCTGTCTAATTTCGCGTTTCTAGAAAATGATATACGCATATGGCAATGGGCGATGCGTAATAATGTCGTATACACGCGGTATGCAGACGATATGGTCTTCTCATTTAACGACAAGAGTATGGCGGATGAGGTGCTAAATTATCTCAAAGAATGTCTAAAAGAGTTCTCCTTGTGTAAGGTAAAATTACAAGACGTGAAAGAGGGTCGCAAACACATCCTTGGCCTAGCCGTGGACGAACACGGTTGTCATATTACGAGAGCTGTTAAGCGTAGACTTCGATTTATGATGAAGTTTTACCCCGAATCAAATCAGACAAAAGGACTTTTATCGTGGAAGAAGTTTGTAGAAAGGAAGAACGAAGAATGGGCAAAATCGACGATCTCGACAACCTTTGGGGCGTGGAGCTAACAAGATGGAATTACTCGTCCTTTACCAGAAGGCTAAGCTCTATGTGGCTAGCCCTCCTATTACATTTTCTGTTAAGAAAATGACTAGATCTAGAGTCAGCCTTCGACTGCAATTCTGGCGCGAGATCGAGCTTTTATACCCTGGTCATAAGAAACCACCAAGAAAGTATTCTATTATTGTCACAACTCGAAAGATAGGAGATGTGCTGGAGCTTAAGTACGACGACAAGAAATATAGCATTCACATAGAGAACATTCATAAAGAGTTACCACACTGCGACCCCGAAGCTGCCAACCGAAACTACGTTCTGTTGCGGCTAGTAGAAACCCCTTTAACTAAGGAGACTGCGAATGTTTGACAGTACGCCGTTCGTTGTTATGCAGACCGGTGTTCCTATCTATCTGTGCGGTCCTGCTGGGAGCGGAAAAACAACGTCTATCGAGCTCGTTGCCAAGAAACTCGGGCGACGGTGCTATAGTGCTATTGTCCATCAGGGTGACCCCATCGAAGTAACGGGTCTGCCATATATCGATATTAAAGAAGGCGTCATGAAATATACCCCTCCAGAGTGGGTACAGGTAGCTAGCTCAGAACCGTCGATTATCTTCTTTGACGAGGCGTCTGGACTTGACGAGTCATATCAATTGCGAATGCTGACAATTCTGTCCCATCGCCGCGTTGGAGCCTATAAAATCCCAGATCACACGTGGTTCGTTCTCGCCGGTAACCCTGTCGAAACCGGCACAAACTCGTCACTATTCTCTATTCCATTTATTACACGTGTATGCTGCTTCGACTGGCAGCCTGACGATGATAGGTGGATGACCCACATGATCTCACCTGATATGAGCTTTGATATTGAGGTTCCAAGCGTCCCGAAAATATCGAAGGAGGATTGGAGCAAATATCTGCCTGAGATTGGCGGCTACATCAGCGGTTTTCTTAAGACGTCGCATCAGTTCATCACATTCGCTGCAAAGGACGTCAAGGGCATGACAAATCAGCCCGTTCCTACGCGCCGGTCATGGGATCTGGCGCGTCGGGCGCTTGCCGGCGCTAAAGCCGCTGGTATCTATAAGGAAAATATCTTCCGTATCGCGAGCGGTTGTGTCGGCAAACAAGCAGCCGGGGCATTCTGTGAATATCTCGAACAGTTAGATCTGCCAGATGTTAAGGAATTGATTCAGAAAGCCGCAAAAGGGCTTAAGGTATTAAGAGGGTACCGGTTGGATCAGCTATATATCATTGTCGGGTCAGCCTGTGCCGCTGTTGATCTAGAGAACAGCGAAGAATGCCGCGGTGTGTTTAATCTTATTGAAGAGCTATATCATAACGGGCACGGCGAATTCTCGGCCTTGATGGTGCATTTATTGCATCGCAGAAAGCCCGACCTTGTATTACCGCCTGATATCGTATCACTTATCATGCCGCTTGCAACAAAACTTCGTAGCGCAATGTAAGGAGACCGATATGGAAGACTTTGCTGTTGCCAAGCTACAAGCAGCCAGTAAGTTCCCGTATCTAAAAGAGATGATTATGGAAATGCCAATTGTCGTTGTCGATCATCCAATGCTCCCAGTAGCTGGGCTATCAAAGCGTATGGTAATGTACGTCGACCGTCGTGTCACAGAAGAGGATATCCTCCTTCTGCCGTTCTTCATTATCAGGGACATGTTCCATCTTGTATTGCACCACGCTGACAGATATGAACAGTTTAAGGTTTGTTCTCCAGAAACATGGACAATAGCTGCAAGGATGGCGCTATATTCGTTCATGAAGGACCTCGGAGCTTTATCACACGACTTTGCTAAGCGTTTTCTTATTGACCCTATCTTTTATGGCCTACCTTACGGTCTTACCGTAGAGGACTATGTTAGTAGATTGTCGTCGTCAAGCATCGACCAGCTACCAAAAGAGGCACAGAATAGACTAAACGATCTATATAGAAAGCTTCAGGAGATAAAGGACAAGATAAGATCGGCGGACGATCAGTCCAATACCGGTGAGTCAGGCAACGCCTCAGAATGTTCTAATGGTGTAAGTAACACCAAGTCTGGCGGTAATATAGATGAAGACATTATTCGTGCTCACGCCGGTTCCGCCGTGCACGGGCAGCCTCAACCATGGGAGAGCGATACCAATGCGGCCCCATCTCAACAGACGGTCTCCAACTTAATAGATATAGCAAGGGAGACCATTATGCACTTGCAGCGCGGTACGTCAAGGGGTAACGTACTTAGAGAACTAGAAGAATTTGGTTGTAACGCGAGTATAGGAAAGCTCATTAAATTACTTACCGACGCAAGGCGAATGTCTCATAAGAGCGGGTCATCGAATCTCGACATTACACGAGTACGCCGCAGACAGTACGTTGAACAATATAGAATGGGCTATGTCATTCCGCCATATACAGGTAACTACGCTCGTGTAGGGGTACTCATTGACACATCTGGAAGTATGGAGCTTGAACACGAGCTTCGCATGTGCATTCAATGCGTAAACGCGTTTGTAAGAAACGATAAATATAGCGAGATCATGTTCTATTCCGGCGATACCGACGTCAATAGTGTGCAGAAACTATGCCGAGGCCAAAAGCCTATTCTAATAGGCGAAGGCGGCACGGACGTGGGTAAAATGATAAAGCAGATCGAGGAGATGAATCAGGGCAAACCCCTAGATTACCTTATTGTATTCACAGACGGTTGGACGCCGTGGGGCGAAGAGCCGAAAACGACGAAGGTTATTGCGGTTATAACAAAGCCGGATCACTGGCAGATTCCAGACTGGGTACAATATGTTATGCTAGACGACCTATTTCCGCACTTAAAAAGGAAATGACCGATGTGGCCAGACCCGAAACTTGTCGCAGGACGACAAATCGTGGTGCCGAAAGAGGCGAAGAAGACAGACTCATGTAACGTATTGCTAGCGTTGTTGTATGGTTCCGTTGAAGATATAGCAAAGGCTTACGACGACTACCCCGTTATGGCTGTAATCTACGGATATGGCGCATTAACGGAAGAACAACGTCTAGACGCAGCAACGCGCTGCCCGGAGACGCTTCTTGAGACCCTGATTCATAGACTAAGTCCGGAGCAGCGAGACCTTGCTATTCGTTCAGCGCCAATATTCGCAGCTTTGCAGGTATTCCCATATTTATCGAAAGAAGAGATAAGAAAAATATTCGACATAATATACGAGCAAAAGTTATATGAGATAAAATCTAACATCTCCGTCATTTGTGCTTGCCAGCTAGTTGCCAAAGCCGTTAGCCGTCGGTCGAAAAACGCAGTCGCCGAGGTTACAGAAGCGACCACAGCCAGTTTGCGCGAATTTACCAGTTCCAGTGATATTAACGACTTTGCCGATTTGCCGGCGTATTTGGCAAACATGACGCATTTCAAGCAGGCTAAGCGACACCACACTGCCAGGACGAAGTTCAGGTTCGTAGAGGGAATATCCGACGAAGGTGCTGTGCGCGGACCTGTAACAATGTCCTATTTGTGGGAACTGTACATTCCACCAGGACATTTAATATCAGAGCATCATTCGACCTTACCAGTACTATTTAATCCTTTCATACTGAACGAATACGTCAGTAACATATACAGTAAAGCAGATCCGATATATCTTGCTAGTATTGTGTTCAATTCGCCGTTTTCAGTATTACCAGATGTTGCGCTTAAAACAGCATCTGCGCTTGTAAAAACGGAAGCTTACACAATGTTTAGAACATTTATGCGTTATTCTCTATCTGCCGAAGACATTAATAAACTAGATAGCTTGTATATCACGGATGTGGTTGACAGTGCGTTTGCGGGAGGGTAGTAGCATGTTATTTCTATATAGAAACGCCGGTATGTTATACAGACTTAGCAGTATAGTTAATTACGACAGTGGCGAAACATCAACACTAATCGGCGGCAAAAACGTCATTATACAAATGGCATACGAGCTGTGTAACACGAAAGCAATGATAAGTATAATGCCATCGACTGTTGACGAATCTTTGTTTAAGGCCAGCATGGTATATTTCGTCGAAGATATTAGACTGGTTGTTATCGATCTGTATCCGGAGCTTAAACCGCCTGTTAGAAAGCTATTTAGAGAACTATTTGTAAAGACGCTAAGAACTGAACAGACAAAAAAGGTGTTCGATAGCGTATTTGAAGATGTCGTTGGAGAAGAACACAAATGCGTAGTAAGCAACGTCGACGTTTCAGACATTGATAGTCTAAGACACACAGAGCTACTTGAGCCGTGTGCTATTCCTAAGTACTTCAACACGCGTAGATTAACGTTCGCCGATGCTTGCAGGATCTGCTGCGGTAAGACTTTCAAGGAGATAGTCGATAACGATAAATTTTTCCTGCCATCTATTATGCCGCTGTTTCTCGGATATAAGCCGAATAACGAACACGAACCGCCTTTGTTAGATTTGCTAAAGCATGTTAACGAGCCGGTCAATTCTATTCCATATATGCTAGCTTATTATGCCAGGGAAAGTTTATTTGACAAAGCAACGGCCAACGCAATGTATGACCTTGCAGAAGCCATTGCTTTCAGGTATATAGGGTCTTTACCCAGGCGATGTATCGAAGTGTTGCAGGGAAAAACGAAGAACGCGTCTTTTCTACTGACGCTATACGATTACATAGCAAGTACGCCGACAACATCGACTAATGCAGAACAGCGCTCGAGTATGATATGCGTGTAGCATGTCAGTAGCAATTGAGGTAGGCCAGTAGCTCAGGGGTGAGAGCGGTTGCCTTATAAGCAACGGGTCGCAGGTTCGAGTCCTGCCTGGCCTATTTACGGCCGCTTGCCGCAAGTTAAACAAATTACGGGCACCCATAAGATTATTTAGTTTCTCTTCGAGCAGCGGTCATATGGGAGACTTAGCATGGTCTACGACCCGTTTTTAGCCCTGCTAAGGGATTTCAAATCTAGAGGAATAGACTTCGGGTCGGTTTCTATTAGCAATATTAGGGAGAAGTTTTGTGACCCAAAATACACGCTGCTATCTGCTATATATAACGACTGGTCTGCTCCCGACTGTCGTCGCCTATTACGTCGGCTTATTGAAACGTGCCCGATAGCCGTCGCCGATCTTGGCCTTATACCTTTTGCCAGCGTTGAAGAGCGATATCCGGTTATCGTAAATGCTCCGATCTTAACTTTGTTCCGCGCAGCCAAGTATCTGACAAAGGAGGAAATCTACGCCATATACGATTTCGCCATGTCTCGCCAATATCATACGTCGGAGCGTATTATCGATCTGCTAGCTGTAAAGGTTTTGTGCAGGCTTGCTCCGCGCTGTTACATGTCGGGCGGGTCGTTTATAAGACAGACAGAAGAATATGCAACGCGTAGGCTCCATGACTTGTGTGCTTGTCATAACTTGAAAGCTGTAGACTACGACTTCGACAGCTACAATATAGTCGTCTTGCCAGCCGACGAAAATAGTCGCTCTTCGATAAACGGTAATATAGTGACAAACCTCGCATTTGACGGCTGCGTCACGCCAGCTATTTGGCCGCTTGTAAATAGGACATATATATCAGAGGTCAGCTTGCTTTCATACTATTCGCAGTTTGGACACGGCATTCCGCCTACGTTTAATGAGAGCGCTCTTAATGAAGCTATCAGCTATTTCCTAACAGCAGGAGATGTAAGGCGGGCGCTCTGCACCTTCTTGGCCAGCCCCTGCAAGACGACACGCGAAAACATCATCCAGTTAGGTCAACAGCTAGCAGAAAGAAAAGAGCTACTCGCGCCGGACTATTATGCTGCTTATAACAATCTGTCCAAACAGCTTGTCGACCACGACGAAATAGCCGCGTTCTCCGACGGTCTAGATAGCAAATTTGCGATATCTGCGTGCAACGAGGCGTTTAGACAAATAACCGGATAGGAGGCGGGCGCATTTCTCCCTGATCTTAAAGGAAAAGCCAAGGGCCGGTAGCTCAAAGGATAGAGCAGCGGACTTCTAATCCGCCGGCTGCAGGTTCGATTCCTGCCCGGCCTATTATTTTTTATCAATAGGCGACAGCCACAATCTTCCTACGCGAGTTCCATCACAGAACAGCGCAGACTAGCTATCACTTACACAGTCGGTGGATCGGACGGTTGGGATCTTATAGGCTTAATTTTGACTCCGGAGTCAAAAATTATTAACGCTACCCTTAAGGAGGATCTGGACCGTGCCCGAAGTATTACGCCTTAGTTTAAATGATGTGCGTGACTTTCGTCAGCTAAAAGCACGAAACCTGCAAAAAATTCGTTACGCAGATTTGAGATACGACGATATCGTTGAAATTGACGATACAGCGCTGTGGGTTATCGAAACCGGCAACGGCGATCTGACGATTGCCTTCGTCGAACCAGCTTACGTTGGTAACGAATATCTTGAGCATTATGGTGTAGTGCCTTTGTTCTTTCTAAAAGACTTGGTAAAAGACGAAGAGCTCGCAAGGAAACTATACCGGTACTACAAATGCGAAGAACCGTTGCGCGAGGATAGCAACGCGCCAAGATACCTTGCCTCACTACTTATACCATTTGAGGCCTACATACATAGCGGTATCTATATATACCCTATTGGCGGATGTCAGATTGATCGACAATGGGACGTTGTTTGCCCGGCAGGGTTATTTCTGCCGGATATGAAAACTGTTCGATACGCAATGGATTTGGATTTCGGTATTAGCAACTTCAATCTATCTAATATCCTTGATTTTGATGAAACCGTTGCGAAAGCGCTCAGTAATATGCCTATAGAGGAATTTAAGCAACGTATTTGCCAGTACGTGACAGACCAGAACGACCAGTCGACTGTGGAGAAGCTGTACAAAACACTGGAAGACACGTTAAACGGTTGTGTCTATGACGTTGTTGTCTGTATCGTCGACGATGATGGTAGTGATCAGATAGGATGCGCCACATATTTTGGGCACGAGCTCGACGAAGACATTGTAGTAGACACGCTTAGCAAGTGCTATGCTTGCACATTCAAGGAGGCCGACAAACGATAGAGTTGGTTTTCGACGCTGCTGAAAGAATAGCCAAATAGAGAAAGCCCTAAAATTTGTTGATTGCGAAATCAGCAGAAAAAGGAGGCGGAGCGGTACACTGCTCCGCCTCCCCCCGATACCGCTAAAGTTTTTGGAGTTTTCGCGGCAATTAATATGGGACGCGGGCGGTGCGGTGCCGCCCCAAGAGGAACGGTCCTTTTTTTTTTACTTTTGGAGGGAATAAAATGTGTCAAGAATTCTTCTTCCTGGATGAACTAAAAGAGGCCCTTGAGGCGGCCGCCTTAGAAGAGTTCGAGAACCGGGAACAGAAAGAGGTCTCCTATGAGGCCAAACTAGCGGCGTACCAATTGGCCGCGGCACTGGGGCGCTGTCGTGCATTTGGGGTCCAAGTCCCGCCGGATATGGATGGCTGCTTACACCCACCAGTAGCCATCGCCGCGGCGGAGCTAGGTGAGGATTTCATTCGGCTGTGGACAGAGGACGCTCAACTGTTAGGCGCCCGGCGCGGCCAAACCGCGCCGGAACTTGAAGAAGCAATATGCGCCGAATTATTAGAGGCCCGAATGGAATCCCTCTTCGTTTTGGAGGCCCTTTCGGAAGCCCAGGAGGCAAGCTGGAATGAGCCAGCTTCTATACCGCTCTGGGACGCGGTGAATCGGTACGTCGATGCCCTCGCCGCGTTCGACGAGGCCCTGCAGACCCCGGAAAATCTCGCACTGCTGTCAACCCTGGTTAACCTGCCGCTTTTGGAGAATTGGCGGCAGAGCTTAGCCGGGGATTACAAGGAAGTACTGCCCTGGTGGCTGGATGGGACACTGGAGAGGGCGGCTCAGACAAGCTAAAAATGGTCGGCCTACCCGTAGTTTGTACAAACTGCGGGTAGGCCGGCTGTCTCTTTTTTAGCTATTCTATCGAAACGATTCTTACGGATGTTTCCTAAGAAACTGCCCACGACTAGATTTATCAGTCTATTTTGCCTACTATAATGACCATGTAATTTTTGACTCCGGAGTCAAAAAGTTGATTTTTTGGCTATAATATATGAAGCCGCTTTAGCCGTAGGAGTAACGTTATGAGTCGTTATAAGCACCGTGGAAGGTTTGAAACAGCCTCAGGCAGGGTCATAGATATAAGAAAGCTAACTCCGCACGATATAGACTGGGAGGAAATCATAAGCAGTCTAAGCAAGATTTGCCGATTTCAGGGGCATTGTACAAAGTTTTTTAGCGTTTTGAGCCACAGCGTCCTCGCTCACATCATTTCCAGGAAGCTATGGCCGCAGGACAAGGACATCCATATTGCCGCATTAATACACGACGCGGCAGAAGCGTTTATAGGAGATATAATCAGTCCAATAAGAGGCCTACCCGGAATGCACGTCCATAAGAAATATGAACGTCAACTAATAGAAGTAATAAGCAAGGCCGCGTTTTTGGACCCAGCAATACTCGACGATAAACGCGTCAAAGTTGCTGACAACCTCGCCTTAGTAAACGAAGTAAAGCGAATTGTGGCATCTAGGGGCGAGCTACCAATATGGGACATGGACTTTGAGAAATATGCTGATTACGCCGACAGTGTATGCGTTACGTGGTGGGACTTTGCTAAGGCAAGATGGCTTGCAAAGCCCATATTTAGGCGAGCTTTATGCAAGCACCTAGTACGATCACAAAATATGCCACAATGACCTTTTTATCTACTTAAATTTTTACTCTTAACACGGAAAACTGCGCTAATTAGCGCAGTTTTTTGTTTCTAATCTATAGTTTGTCGCGTGTCGGCTCCCGCATAATCTAAAAATTAACGGTTTTCCGGGACTAGGCGGCTAAATTTTGGCCATTTTCTAGGCAATTAAGTTTGGTGGCGCTGCCGCCGTGGCGGCGCCGGAGTTGGGCTTTTTTTAAAGGAGAAGTGAAATGATCTTGATCAACTTTGCACACCCCATCACGGCACAACAGCAGGAGCAGATCCAGGCTCTAACGGGTAAACTGGTCACGAAAGTGATAAACGTAAAGTGCCAGTTTGACCACAATTGTTCCTTCCCCAAGCAGGCAGCCGCCTTGCTCGATGAGGTCGGGCTCACGCCCGACCAGTGGCAAAGCCTTCCCATTCTGGTCAATCCGCCGTCCCTGGCTTCGGCTGCCTGCGCCGTTCTAGCCGAACTGCACGGCAGGATGGGTTATTTCCCACCCATCCTGCGCCTCCGCCCCGGCGAAACTACTCCGCCACAATACGAAGTGGCGGAAATTATTAATCTGCAAGCGGCCCGGGACTCGGCCCGGAATAAACGATGAGGGGGAAGTACCGGCCGAGCCCCCTCGGCCGGTGCTCTCTCTTTTTAGCTAATTTTAGAACGCTTCTACGTTCTATTTTTGACTCCGGAGTCAAAATATGTAGCAAATAGAGCCTTGTGATTATTTAAGGTATAATTGGTTTTGGCGGAGTTTTTTATTTTTAGCTATCACTTCGCGGAGATATATTATGCTGGAAAGGTCGCTATTAGATATTATTCTAGAAAGAAGGCAAACAGGTCAGGCAGGATCGAAATACAAATTTAAGGAAGAAGAGTATATTCCCCTGTACGAAAGCTGGGTTAAGACAAAGTCACCGGATGCCATGACGGCTTTGGTCGATAAAATGAATAGTCTACTAGACTATGCCATTCACTACTACGCCGCCGATATAGCCGACACGCCCAGTCTTCGGACGAGGGCCAAAAAACTAGTCATAGACGCTATTAAATCTTACGATCCATCTAAAGGCCCCCTAACTAACCATGTTTTCCTAAATTTACAACGCCTGAAGCGACTTGGCGGCCAGACAAGACAGATAATACGGCAGTCAGAGCAGGTGTCGATGGATATTACTATGCTTAATAACGCTGAAGAGGAGCTAGTGCAGACGCTGGGCAGGCTACCAAATACGGAAGAATTGGCGGACTACACGGGTCTTTCCATTGAAAGGATAAAGAAAATACGACAAAAGGGCAGGATGGCACTACCCGAAGCTACTACTGTCAGACAAACGGCGGAGGGAATATCTGAAATCCCTACTTCTCCGCTTGCCACGACGGATGCCTTTACGCAGCTGCTTGAGCTAGCTTACATAGATGCTGATCCAATTGACAAGGCGATTATAGAGCTCTATTACGGGCTTCACGGCAGAAATAAAACGCCGCAGAAAGAGATAGCAGAAAAGCTGCACTTAAGCCCTGGTAGGGTTAGTCAGCGTATTGCCGAGATAGAAGAGCGGATCAAGTATTGGTATCAGTTACAGAAAGGAAAATACAGTGTCTGATATATTCGATATGTGGTCGGAAATGATTAGCGTCAGTAACGGCGCTAGTGATTGGTTTGTTCCTGAAGATATATCTTTAAACGATGGTGGAGAAAGCGCATATAACGTCTTTAAACAAGCCTCTGGCAAAACACCGGCTGAGGTGTTACAAGAACGACGCGCTAGCGATGGCAAGATGATAACGGCTCAGTTGAAGTCTGCCTACAGTCTTGCGATGTATAGGGCGTTTTTATTGAGGAACCTAACGCCTAGCAGGGCGTTTATTATTTCTAGCAATTTATCGACGCGGCTGCCGATGTTTACCAAGACTATAGTCGACGACTTTGCGGTAGAAGGAAGGGAATCTACGAGATGATATACGATATCTGTTTGTACAAGAAAGATCAGTCTGGCGAGCTAACGGCCCTGTCGCCGCCGTATCAACTAGCCACAGACAAAAACATCTACATAGAACAGCTATTATATGCGTATGCGTCAACAACGCCCGAAAGCATATCTGAGTATTCAGATCCATATTTTGGCTCGCCGTTTTTGGTCCTGTGTCGACAATATTACTCGGCGGGCGCCCTGACAAGTAGCATCGTAAACGACTTATTCAGCAAGACGCTAAGAGATTTTGTAAGATGGTATTATACCAACATTCTCGTCAAAACTATCTCTAACGAGCACGTCGTGCAGATTGTCGGGAACGTAACGAGCACTATCGAAAACAATACCATGAAAGTACAGTTTCAGCTTAACGATCTTGACGGTATCGATATTTCGTGCAAATACCAGTTCAGTTTACAGTAAATAAGGACAATAAACCATGGCTGATGTGACAACAATTCGGCAAACCCTATTAGGCATCCTTTCTTCTCAGTTTCCTGATATATCATTCCAGAACAACATTATAGATCGATTGCTTGTTCAGCCCGCCACAGCCATATATGGATATATCTCCGACGACGTGGAGCGAAAACTCAAATCGGTCGGTCTACAGAATATAGTAGCGGGACTGGTCGATGAGGATGTTGCTAGATCGTTCTTACAAGGGCTGGGCGTTTCTATTAGCGACGGTCTCTACGCCACAGGCTCGGCCACAATACTAGTTAGTTCGACATCTGTAATCACGATACCAGCCGGTACCATATTCACTACCACCAGCAATCTGTCGTACGAATCGACAGAGACTGTAAGAGCTATTCCTTCTGAAGAATATAGACTGAGTCCGGAAGATCGGATATTAGTACGAGTTGGTCCTTATTGGGGGTTTGATGTGCCATTAAAGGCCACGTCCGTCGGGTCCGTTTATAATATTCAAGAAAACACGCCGCTTTCGACTACGCTCGAAATACCTAATCTTTACGCGATCTTGTCGTCGTCGTTCTACGGAGGCGCAGATCCCGAAACCGCCAAAGAAGCTGCAAACAGGATATTGGCTGGTCTTGGGATTAGGGGGCTAGCTAACAACACACAGGTTCTTTCGCTACTAAGAACAGCCTCCACGAACAAATACTATGACAACAATCTACTCGGAACTATTGCAGTATCTGTTATTGGCGCCAATGACGCCGAAATGCAGCGAGACCGTCGCGGTATATTGCCCGTTTCTATAGGCGGCAAGATTGATATCTATGTAAGAACTCTGCGAACACCTATTTACACAACAAAACGCGTAACAGCTACATTGATAGGGATTAACTCTAATAATGATGGTATCTGGTCGTTTACAGTTGGGAGGGGCTTGTGTCCTGTATCGTACTTAGTCACAAAAGTAAGATCTATTACGTCGCTGCCTACCGACGAGGGATACGAAATAACATTGCAAACAGCTAGCCTTGATCTAAACCCTACAGGTTTTCCATTCGTTCCGGATATAGCAAGTATCGCAGAGGGTGTTTTTTCGCCGTTTCATAAAATAACAGTTGAATTCGTCGACACCGATACTGAAGTATTACCGGAAGAGGTCGGAACAAGAACGCAAGATTATTATGCTACTATTTATCATATGCCCGCTGTCGATAGCGCGCAAAAATACCTATCTTGTGACGAGATTAGGCCTGTCGGGCTAGACATACTGGTAAAAGCGCCATTCATTTGCCACGTTAATACGAGAATTTATTTAACAAAAACCGTGTCGGATGAAATAGCAAATGCGATAAAGGCAAAAGCAAGCGAGTTTATCAACTCGCTCATGTTTGAAGAATGCGTTTACGGCGCCGACCTAGCTGATGCAGTTAATTCATTACTACCGTCTGGAGTTTATATAACAAATACCACATTTGGGGGATCTATCCTGCTACCTAATCTTACTTATTACACAATCGGATTTTCTAGCAGCCTTTGTGTGCCTACATTATCTGCTTATGGCGTTTCTGGAAAGAACACAGCACTAGTTCAATATCCCCAGAACGTGTCTATCCTGGTTTCATAATTTTGACTCCGGAGTCAAAAATGATTACCTGGCGAGATGGTACGGCTACATCCAGGTCGATAAGCGCTATATACAGACCGATTGATATACCATCTATAGATGTATCCATCCCTTTGGACAGCTTTTTGGCTATAAGGGACAGCTTCACGGCCGCGATGCCAGGACATGAGTCCTTGGTAGATGCTGTATTTAAGTCGCACTATAAGATTTACGAGCTAATAATAAGCGACTTCTCTTACGATCTTAGCTCGATACTCGACAAATTCTCTCCGGTCGTTAAATACAAGCACATTCCATTAATTATCAGCGATGACGATATTCAGGCTGTAAGTGGACAGTATCGGGTACCGTTGCCGTCGCATATATTCAGCATAGAAGCTATTGTAAATAAGCCGTTCGATCCAACTATTACATGGGATGATGAGTTCTATATAGACGGCGACTACTTGTACTTTCTTAGCGATCCGCGAGCGTCCTTTTATGGTTACTATGGCGGCGGGCAGCGGTACTTTTATGTTTTGTGGCTAAAGAATGCTACGCTTCTGAACTCATCCTTACTAGATAGATTCTTCACATACCTCATTGATGTCAACAACAAATGCGTCGACGACTACTACGATCGTTTACTCTTTACGCTGCTGATGGTGGAGGCGCTAGCCAAAGGACTAACGCCAGCGAGGCTTAGGGGTTTAGCAGCTTTATACTATGAGATCCCCATCTCTGTTGCCGAATCGGAAATAGTTTTGGACATTACCCCGGTTACAGGTGGTAATCTTGTTAAAACAGATAAAATGGAATATTTTGTATCGTCATCGTTTGAACTTGCTGTTTCAGAAAACGACAAGCTCACAAAATGGACGCCGCTCGTGGAAGGCTTCAATGTTATAGACTTTCACGACGGCGTCGTGCCTTCATATGTTCCAAAGATACCGATATATCCCGATGGTATATTGACACTGGTGAGTGCGGAGCGTACAGCCGAAAACGCATCTGTTAGAGAGCTAGAAGATGTGTCGCAACGGCACCTAGAAAAGGATTCGATTATCGTATCAGGACCATCGAACACTATATACGCCGTAAACAACACTGTTCAAACAACAATAGTCGAAACTGCGCGTGGCTATGAGATTAGCTGGCCATTAGAAGGTAGCTCTAACGATGTGACTCTGTTTTGGGATCGAGTACGCGAGCGAGAGAGAACGTTGGATGTTATGTTATACAACCTTTTGTCCGAATACTATGAAGACCTTAGCACAATAAATCCAGCCGAAGTAATGGTTAGATTTTTCTATAGATGCGCTACTGCGATTATACTACCTGCTAATGTAGCGCCGGACATGCAATTTATTTCCGTCGTCGAGTACGTTCAAGATGGTACGAAACCTTTATTACAAGTGAACGCGCAATAGTCAATAGTTAAAAAAGGATAGTAGTATGGCAAAGCGATATACAACACTAGCGTTTAAGCCGTTGCCGGACGATATTTGTTCGATTAGCGGTGAAGAGCCTAGTTCATCTAGCGAATCTAGTTCGTCTGGCGGCTCAGGTTCGTCTAGTAGTTCTAGCGCCGCCGATGTGTGGGTTGTTGTAGACTGTTTTGACAGTAACAGAAGAGTCTATGTCGTCCATCGCCAGGACGCGCTAGCAGAGCTTGGCCGGGGCACTCTCGTCCGTGTCACTGACGTTGATCATGTTGTTGTATGCGGTACGATTGAGTTTGGGCATTATACAGAAGAAGAACATAGCGATATACCTACAATCGAGCCTCTCGATACGTGTTCCGTGTGCGAGTATGGTATAGAAGACTGCAATACGCAGTCGATATTGCGTTTTCCAGCATTAAACTATGAATTATCGCGATACGTGGACCTGATTGTTGCAGTACTAGACGAAAACGATGAAGTCGTTGCGTGTGGTAAGGTTGTTTATAGCGAGGACGGCGAAGAGCGGCGCGGTCGTCGGATTGTTGGACCTTACAAAGACTGCGAGGAGTGTATTCCGAAATGGTATGTAAAAGACTGTGCCGACGAGAACAGGAAAGTCCATCTATCGGAATATCCTGGTCTTGACACTTATGAAGGTCAGTTTGTACGCGTCCTGGAAGGATCCAATTTTGTTATGTGCGGCAAAGTGGAAAGGGGCCTATATACAGAGACTAATACCAGCGAAACGCTAACCGTGGAGACCATAAATGATTGCGATGAATGTACCTATATAGTAGAGGATTGTAATGATCCTAGTAGAAAGCTACTATTCCCATCTTTACATACCGAGCTCGGGCGGTATGAAGGAAATGTCGTAATTAGGATAAAGGAAGGCGACTATATTCTCATCTGCGGCACTGTCACAAAGGGTTACTCTGGCGAAAAATATGTCGGCATTAACACTCTCACTATCGAGGTTGTTAGTACCGACTGCTTACGTTGTACTTGGGTTATAGAAGATTGTAATGATCCTAACAAGCTTATAAAGCTGGAGGGGTATCAAGACGTACTGCCGTTTCTGCAAGGACTTATAGTACGAGTAATGGTTAATGGTAGGATTTACTCGTGTGGCTATGTAACCCAAAACGCTCCGACGGAGTCTATTGTTCCAGAAGATGTAACCGGGCCGTTTTCATCTTGCGAAGAATGCCTAGAGTCGTTGTGTGGTTGTAATGGAATAACAACCACGGCTTATGCCCTTGCAAGCCCACCAACTATCGATGGCAATTGCATAAAGTTTAGCGTAATCGAGCTCTACTTTAAGGAGGGTTGCTTGTGCAGTTCTTCCCAAATGGACGACGTACTAGTATTACCATGCGGCGAAAGCAGTTCCGAGTCCAGTAGCGAATCCAGCTCCGAATCCAGCAGCGAAAGCAGTAGCGAGTCTAGTAGTGAATCCAGTTCCGAGTCCAGTAGCGAAAGCAGTTCGGGGGGCACGACCTACACCATCTTTCATCTCTGCGACGACCCGGGGACTGTCGCTTACGCAGAAGGTTGGTATGAAGGAGTATGGACCGATTATGAAGACCCCTACATTGCTGTTGACTGGAGAACCACGCCAGAAGGATACCGAATTTGGCCGGCAATCTATATTGGATCTAACTGCCCTGCTACCAATGCCCAAGCCGTATTGCTCTTAGGCCAACAGGACCCTCGCATAGTCCAGCCGATTCTGCCCGCCCAGACCAGCCCAATCGATTCTTCAGGGTCAAGTAATGAAAGCAGTTCGGAGTCTAGTTCTAATAATAGTCCGGAGTTGGGTAGTGGCTACGACTTTGAGATATACACAAGGCTGCAATTGTGCGATAGCCGCGATAGCGAATATTACGGCGGTGTATTGCCGCTAGACCGGGTTTATACCATAAAGCGAATTGCAGACGGCGTTGTACAATACGGGACAGCCTTGGAATATGTAACCGCTGTTCGTCCTACAGTCGAAGTCCTGTCAGAATTGTCTAGCTGTCCGGAGTAGTAGAGTCATGTCGGCCTGCACATTTAACAAAATCACAGAAACTCTACTTGAATGCAGCCGTTGCGGCGCGATTGTTAGGTTGGCTAGGAACTCCGATGGTTCTGTAATATTGCCGGACTTCGATAAGCTACCGCCGTGCGGTTGGCAGAGTGAGATTTTAAATGTCGGCGGACACGTATGGATAGAAAGTTATAGAGCTGACGGAAATCGACACTGGACGTGCAAGATATGCGGAGACTACGTTGCTTTAAAAGGAAGTGTTAATAACAAAGAAGCTATCACTATATTATCTCGAAGACCACAATGTAAAAAGGGCACGACAGAAGTTCAAGGCTCGAAAACGCCAAATATCATTAATCGCGCTGTAAGATATTCAAAGGCGCTTACACGGTGGCTAGCAAGTGGTAGACCTACTAGATCTGCCAAAGAGATAAATAAAATCCTACAGATATGCCAAGCCTGTTCTAATTACGACCACGACAAAAAGATATGCAAAATATGTGGTTGCCGATTAAGTCGAGACCCGAGAGCGTGGCAGAATAAGATAGCAATGGCCACAGAACACTGTCCGATTTGTAAATGGGGCTGCAAGCTTTCGGAAGAAGAACTTAAAAAGTTTGTCGGTTGTGCATATGTAATTGAGAATGACTATCGTCCAAACCTGGCCTCGAAGCTAATAGACTCGCTACACGGGTCTAGATGGCCGTTTGTCATCCCAACTGTTTATAAATTAACGGACGCAGACAGATCCAAGGCTATACGCCGAGTAAGTCTAAATAATAGGCTCCTCGGCCGCCAAATGACACACCTACAAGCGCTGCATGACGGTTTTTCTAGCGGCGTCGACTCGGTACTTATCATGGAGGACTGTGCCTATATTGCGGATAATTTCACAGAACAAGTATCTGAATTCTTAGCAAGCGTGCCGAAAGATTGGGAGTGTATCGTACTCGGGTGCGAGCACGCATCCCCGCCGCAAGCTACCGGCATATTAGGTGTGGTCAGGGCAAGGTCTATATATCGGGTATATGCATACATCGCCCGCCCATCTTATATGAAAGCCTTGCAGGGGGCGTTATCAGAAGGGGCCATCGTCGATTGGGCTGTCGATGACTGCTACCAACGAGGGACTATTTATGCGCCAGAAGATTGCTTAGTTGCTCTATCGCCAGAATGCTCAGATGGAAGACATTGGGTTATAGTTGACTGTAATACGCTAAGCAAAGTGTTTGTTGCCGATATACAAGACACACTACCTTGTTATGACGGTAAAATTGTCAGAGTCGTCGCAAGAAATGAGCCAGTGTGTGGAGTGGTTATGTTAAGCGAAAGCTATGACATAATATTAGACAGCGCCGACCTAATAAGCGAGTTTAGAGCGTGCGATGAATGCAGCGCATAGCCAAGTACAAATCGACAAAGGAAAAGCTGTTGTTGGAATTAGCGCCTACGCGATGTTTATGGGCGGCTACGAAAGGTGGATAGCCGATCTACTTAAATCCGTAGATCGGAATAAGATAGATTTTCTTGGCGTAGCGCTAGGTTACTACGACGGACATTGTATCGAGCTAGTTGATGAAGTACAACGATTTACAAAACTTGTGAACTATGGCGACGTTACACGATGGTCAAGCTACAAAAACATAATCACTATAGTGGCAAATTGTAGCCCGTTAGTTCCTCTGCTACCTCTGTTATATAACGACGGTAACGTCTTATATGTCGGTCATGGCGCCGGAATACCATGCCACAATGCGTTGATTCCATATGTTAAATATTGGGCTGCCGTATCGCCTGCGGCGGCAAGCGCTTTGCCAAACCATAGTGCAGTAACGATAATCCTAAATGGTGTCGATATAAACAGATGCTTGCCTATAATTGGACGCGACGAAATTAGACGACGCTGGAAAGTAAGCGAAGACCAGATCGTATTAGGCTACTTAGGCAGGATAGCAAACGACAGGAGCAAAAAGCCAGAACTCTTAGCAGAAGTTGCGCGGATGCTTGGTAAGCGTTTTGTGCCTGTCTTTGTAGGCGAAATTTATAACAAGTTGACAGTCGAAAAGATATATGCCGTTTGTCCTTCCAGCAAGATAGTGTCGTCATCGATTCATGTGGGTGATGCGCTTGCTGCGATGGATTGCTTCGTACTTCCAAGCCTATCAGAAGGGTGCGGTCTAGCTATTATGGAGGCCTGGGCGGCTGGCGTACCAACGGTTTCGTCGGATGTGGGTGTCGTATCCTATTGCAGGGCCAAATATGGCAGCCCTACAGTCGACGTTTCCGCGTGCTCTGCAGACGAGCTTGCCCGTGCAGTATTGAAGGTGATGGTAGATAAAGAAAGCCGAAGACGGGCAAAAGATATTATACTGGCAAACTACAATATCCACGAGTTTGGACGTAGATGGACAGAATATTTATGCGCTATTCATACTGGCGAAGCTCCTGCCGATAAGCCATTTACGCCGTCAGAGACTTACGTTTCCATAATGACTCCAGTTTACAACACAAAACCTGAATATTTGCAGGAATATTGGGATTCTATAAAGGCTCAGACATGGAAACACTGGGAACTTGTGATCGTAGATGACGGGTCTACTCAGACGTGCACTACGGAAAAGCTGCAAGAAATTGCCAAGGACTCTAGAGTAAGACTCGTGCGACTTCCAGTGCGCTGCGGTGTTGCTACTGCCCGTAACGTTGCAATTAATGTAGCGAAGTACGATCTTGTGGCTAACATGGATAGCGACGATGTTGCCGATCAAAAGTGGTTGGCAAGAATGGTTGCTGCAATGAAGGCAAATCCCGATATTGACATATGCGGGTGTCAGTTACGCTTATTTGACGACACCACCGGTAAGACAATCTATACGACGCAGCATCCAGAAGCAATTACGTATGAATGCATAAAGCCACGTGCAGATACGGGAGGGTTGTGGCTCATCAACAATCCTGGCGTTATATTTAGAAGAAGTAAAATAGTGAAAATCGGGGGTTACAACGAAAACTCGCTATATTGCGAGGATTTAGATCTGTGGTTACGTGCGTTTAAGGCAGGACTGAAAATAACCAACATACCAGACATATTAGTTAACTACCGAAAACATGGTAAAGAACAGCTTACAGCCAGTCCAGACATGGCCTATCGATCTGCTATCCTGAAAAGAGAATTTTCGTCGTGTCTCAAGAGCTTAGCAAATGTTTCCTGACATTAAGGTTTCGCATGAAATTAGGACCAGACTAATGTCTGAGCTATATCCCAATAGAATACCTGTTGGGATTGTCGTAAATCATTTGTCTTTCGGCGGCAACTCAAGATCCGCTGTCAATCTGGCAAAGTCGTTGGACAGTAAGGTGTTTAATTATCTCGGCATTGCGTTTCTTAGTTCGCTTAATAATCCGTTGGTTGTCGAAGAAGCTCTTCTCTTGGGATCGGTCCAACTATACAGGCCGGATATATGGAATTTCGCGAGTAATAAGATCGTGGTGTATAGAGGCTGTTTTTCGCCTAATAAATGTGAAAACAGCATAAGCGTTTTTGTCTCGAACAGCAGCAGCGATTATATAAGGAGACTATCGGCTGCTGTAGCGCCGCTTGTGGATAGATGGGTGGCTGTATCTCCAGCCGCATCTGCGATTTTACCAAAGCCGGAAGCTACAACTGTCATTATTAATGGCGTTGACCTGGATCGATGCAATACCATCCTAGGTAGACAAGAAATAAGAAATCGTTGGAAGGTGTCGGATGATGACGTTGTGATAGGTTACGTTGGTAGGGTTGTCGATGACGGTTGCAAGATAGTCGACGTGGTCGCAAACGCAGCCAACGTTCTAGGTGACAGATACATCCCTGTGTTTGTGGGGCCGGCGGAAGAAAAAGAGGTTAACTATATTCGTTCTATATGCCCTCGTGCCCGTTTTGTAGAAAAATGCGCACAAGTCGGCGACATTTTATCTGCCGTTGACTGCTTTGTCCTTGTAAGCCGTTGCGAAGGCTGCAGCTTGGCGTTGCTGGAAGCGTGGGCTGCGGGAATACCGACAGTTGCTACGCCAGTTGGTGGCGTACCATATTTTGAGTCTAAGTATGGCAAATTTTCTGTAACCATTCGGCCGACGCGCGACGGTAAGACGCTAGCTACTGCAATCCTAGAAGCTACTAGCGAAAGCAATAAAGCAAATATCTTACGCGCTAGAGAAGTGATAAGGGCAAACTATAATATGGACGAAGTCGGCCGTCGCTGGGCCGAATATCTACAAGCTGTCTACAACGGCACCTTGCCGCCAGATGTGCCGTTCACTGCGACCGAAACGCCGGTATCTATAGTCGTTCCTGTGTATAACACGAAACCCAAATATCTAGAGGAATGCTACCAGTCAATATCTTCGCAGACGTGGCCCAGTTGGGAGCTCATATTGGTTGACGATGGGTCGTCAAACGAATCAACAAAGAACAAGCTACACGATATAGCCAAGTCCGATAGCAGGGTAAGGCTAATAGTACTACCCGACCACAGAGGGGCTAGCGCTGCTAGAAATGTAGGGCTTAAAGAGGCGAAACACGAGCTCGTAGCCTGTTTTGATAGCGACGATATTGCGTACCCAACGTGGCTGGCAAGGATGGTGTCCGCAATGAAGTCGAACCCAGATATTGATATTTGCGGATGCCAGCTAGAAGCATTCGACGATGACACAGGTAGAATACTGCACGTAACAAATCATGCTAGTACGCCCATACCTTCTTATTATGAGCTAGCGAAATACGTTTTATGGAACCGGCCTTGGTTCATTAATAACCCAGGCGTAATGTACAGGAAGAAGAGTATAACCAGTTTAGGGGGATATGACGAGCGTTTAAGTTGTTGTATCGACCTAGACTTATGGCTTCGTGCTTATATGAGTGGTCGTAAATTATACAATATTCCTGACGTGTTAGTACGTTATAGAATACATAAAGACCAGATTACTAAGCTGGCAGCTCACCCACACACGGGGAGAAGTATCGGGCTGCGGGTATTAAAACAGCTCGTGAATAAGAACTGCCTCGTTAGCCATCGGTTTTTGACTCCGGAGTCAAAAACACATGAAGCTGACAGCCGTCTGCGTAACATATGATAGGCCCCATTTATTAGGCGAGCTCATCCAGTGCTTTTTATACCAAGATTACCCAAAGGCGCTAAGAGAGCTAATTATACTAGATGACGCCGGCCAGTATGGTAATCAAGAGGGTGACGGATGGCGAATTATATCTATACCTCGCCGCTTTAACTCGTTAGGCGAGAAAAGAAACGCATGTATTGCTCTGGCTAGCCCGGATGCAGAAGGATTCCTCGTTGCCGACGACGATGATATTTACCTGCCGCACTGGTTTTCTGCCTGCGCAAGGGCGTTAAAGGAGGGCGATTTTTGCAGGCCTAGTCTTGTATTGTCGTTCAAAGATAACAAGCTAAAGGCTATGCCATCACAAAATGTATATCATCCATCGTGGGCGTTTAGAAAAGATGCTTTCTACAAAATAGGCGGCTACAAGAATCTAAATAGCGGAGAAGATCAGGAGTTTGGTGGTCGACTGATAGCAGCCAAGTTCAAAGAAGTTGACCCGTGCAAGTACTATCCGCCGTACCTTGTTTATAGATGGGATGGTACGAATTCATACCACATGAGCGCGAGCGACTACGTAAAATTAGGGCAACGAACGATTAAAAAATGCGAAAAAATAGACATACGATGGAGTCGACCTTGGAATACGTTTCCCATAGAACTACCAGGCGGTCAGCTATTGAACCAGCCCCCATCCCCCAACGTCAAAGCCGACATACAACATCAGACACCGCATACTAGCGGCGATAAGCCGCCGATGGTTCACACTTCCGGTACAGGCAAAAGAGTTAATCTGATAGGCAACTTGAAGTCTCCATTTAACGCTGGTCCCGGTATAGGGATGTTCGCCCTTCAAAAGCTACTGAAAGACAGAATAAAGAAGGGTTTAGATTGGTTGCAAATAACAGACCAGCCTATTAGCAAAGCAGTATTGCCCTGGTTTTGGTGGCTAGGAGATAGGCAAAAGATCGTCCGATGGGCAGATGAGACTGGGCCTTTTGTGGTGGGTCCTAACGTTTTCTTTATTAATTCACGTCGGCCTAGGATAGACAAACTAGAATCCTCCATATTAGACGCCGCCACCTGTCGAATGATATTTTGCCACAGTGAGTGGTATAAAAATCTTGTAATCGCTAATAGGGGGCCGCTCAATAACGCCGAAATAGTTTTATGGCCGTACCCCGTCGATCCTTGGCCAGATGGCCCTAAAGATCCAACGTATGACCTCCTTGTTTATGTCAAAAATTACGTACCAGAAGGTTTAACTGAGCTATTAGTTAAACTATTTCCAAAAAGTGTCATCATTAGATATGGCAGCTATAAGCGTGAAGAGCTATTTCACGTTGCTGCCAGGTCTAGGGCATGCGCGTATCTATCTCAAGACGAGTCTGGCGGTATAGCTACCGCGGAAATCCTCCTTTCCGGCTGTCCTATCGTAGGGGTTACAAGAGGCGCTCCGTTTATAACAGACGGTGTTACCGGCATTTTTGTGCCCGCAATTCCTCAAGCCAAATCTAGCCTGCCTGAGTTTAAAATCTACGTGGACGCTTTGCGTGCTGCGATGGAGTTTGACAGGAGCGTTGTTAGAGAGTACGCGGAGGCTCAGTTTGATAATAACAAGATATTAGAGACGGTAGTCAATGCCCTCGATAGAGCCAGATCCCTATGACAGCGCCAGACTATACACCAAAGAATAACGCGGCCGAGTTCCATATAACGTATCGATGTAATCTACGTTGTCCGGGCTGCAATAGAGGCCTCTCTATTGCTGATATTCCTGTCCCCGATATGACAATGCGAGATGTTGACTCGTTTATCGAGCAAATGCTAGCGTTGGGAAAAAGGTTCACAATAGTGTTACTAGGTGGCGAGCCGACATTGCACCCAGATATATTGAATTTCGTTGATCGCCTACATCCGCACGTTGCACGTATAAAGATTGTTTCTAACGGCTTTACAGAGGCAACGCATTATATTCTTGCTTGGGCTGAATCAAAAGGGGCTCTTATAGACCGCGGTTCTTTTAAGAAGAATATCAAGGCGTTTTATCGAGCATTTGTGAAAGACACATTTATAGATCCGTCTGACTTTGGGATAAATAGAACAACACCGTGCGACTGGCATTCGGGATGTTCAGGTTGGGGTTGTGGTTTTTCGGTAGATAGCCTAGGTTATACTGTGTGTTGCATCGGAGGTGTTATCGATTCATTAAGAAGCCTTAATGTAAGGACGAAAAAGTTAGCCGATCTGTTCGACCCAGACTTTGCTAGATGGCAGACGGAACAGTTATGCAAGCGTTGCGGCGCGTTCATGGGACTAGATAAGAAGGTTCAAAAGTCAATGCTGCATCTAGTCGATAGGATTTACCTGTCCGATTCCTGGTTAAAGGCGAGCAGATATGAATACCAAAGACTACAGACCAAAAAGCGGCAAAGTTGAATGGCATATCACGTATAAGTGCAATCTACGATGCGTTGGTTGTAATCGTTTTGCGTTTCTTAACGACACACATACACCGGATATGACATTAGATGACGCTAAGAAGTGTTGCGAAGAAGCTCCAAAGTATGGATTCCATACGGTCATTATTCTTGGTGGGGAGCCAACGCTTCATCCTGACTTTCTCAATTTTGTCGATCTTGGGCTTAAACATTTCAATGAAGTCTACGTTTTCACAAACGGCGCCACCCAAGACTCGCAACTATTGTTAAGTTGGGCTCTGGCCAAGGGAGTCGTGTTAGGTAACGCACCACAAAGGTATAGTATCGTCCATAGCATATTAGATTATTGTGTAGCGCCAATCGATTTAGGTATTACGCGGGAACCGTGCTATTTGTGTTCCTGTAATCCGGGTAGGTGTGGGATTTCCTTGGACTCTGTAGGCTATACGTTCTGCTGTATAGGCGGTGCTTTAGATGCCGTTTTAGGGCTTGGTGCCAGAACACCGAACTTGAGTGATCTATTCGACCCAGACTTTATCGTCGAGCATCAAAGAAAGTTATGTTCTCATTGTGGTTGCACGCTGGGACTCGACAAAAAGTTTGCTAGTAGTTGTAAGAAAAAATATGGTATATTAATGTCTGAAACGTGGCTGAGATCTTCAGAAAAATGGGAAGCTTATAGAAACCGACAGCATCAAGAGGTACCTTATCGTGTCAGAGGAGCATAATATATTGTCACCTAAAGACAGACGTGCGCTCGCAAGCCATCTGATCTCTGAGGCACTCAGCGATATTACGACGTACATCCTCGACCTACGCGTTGATGGAGATCGCTGGGCGCAACTGAACAAGTGGGCCAGTGTGCGAGCTTTTCTCGCAGAGGCAAATCGGCTGTGTGCGTTCCCAGAGTCGGCCATTGTATCGCTTTGGTAGATCAAATCATCGAGGCACTATACGAGTACAAACCTCGCCGTGCCTGGGAACTCGTATTTGACTACCGACATCCATTGAATTGCCTGAGAGCGAATAAGCTCATAGATAGAAACAGCTGTCTTCATTAATAATTGTGGCATTTAATTATTGGGGGCGAATTGGATTCGACCGGACGGCTCTGGCGATAGGCACCGTGCCGTGGTTGGTCGGCTGGCCACGTTAAAAGCCGACTGCAAAATTACACGCCGAGCAGCCGCTCGCGATTGCTGCTTAGTCGATAGGCAGCCCGGTTGAGGGCTTTTGCCGGAGAGGCCCGAAAACCGGTCGGCAATTCCGGCTCGTCTTGGGTCGGCGCCGGTTTGGCCCAAGATTAAACTTCAAGGCCGGCTAGCCGTCGAGATGGCCCTGTCGGTTGGGCCCCGGCTGGCGAAATTCAAAAACCGACTACGCACGTACCAGGCCTATCCGAAGGCCGCCGCGGGACGCGGGTTCGATTCCCGCCGCCTCCACTTTTTTGTATCAGGCCATATTTTTCTTTCCCTTTTTAGAAAGGAGTCGAAATGCTAGTACTTGCGCGAAGAAAGAACGAAACCCTTGTCATCAACCACGGTAACATTTCGATAAGGATAGTCGTAACGGATATCGACAAGCGGGCAGGGAAGGTTAGATTGGCCATAGACGCCCCTCCCGAAGTAAAAATATGGCGGGGCGAGCTAGAAGAAAAGATGAAAAAGCAAGCGTCAACCGAGTGATTTTTTTGTATACCCGCGTGGGCGACGACCATTAGTAGCAGGTTTTACTGGTGGTCGTCGTTTTTTGTCTGTAGTGTTACCCTTTTTCAAAAAAGGAGGCGTTTTATGTCTATCGCTACCGAACCGAAAGCTGTTGACGTGACTATCGACGCGACCAACTTTTTATTTGTCCCTGCAGTCAAAGTAGACCATGAAGGATATCAGACTGGCTTTTACGTTAATAAAGTCAACGTTAACTTTGAGGATCATTTATGCATACGTAAGATACAGGGAAATCCGGTTATGCCCAATTCTATTAAAGGAGAAGAAGATATCCCAGCATGGACGTACGAGGCGGCGGAAGGATTCGCGCTTATCGGTCGGGATTTGACAAGCCGGTCGGGATGTCACCGGGCCGAGCTGCCCGGCAAACTAAAGTTATGGCGTTACGTTAGAGACATATTCCCGCCCGCCCACGCAAGAAAAGGCGGAGAAAACATATTGAATATGTTCAGAAGCCGAGGATACGAGTCCGTCTCATGGTATGTGGCATCCGGACTAAGCTATGCATGGATTCTAGAAGAGGCGGGCGACATACCGACGGTTGATATCAGATTTGACGAAAATACAGAGTGTGTTCCAATAAAACAGGGAAACCTTAGTATCATCCCCGTCAATCTATATGGAGTGTCGCCGGACCCATTTGATGAAGACCTGGTAAAGACGCTTTATAACCATAAAGTTACGGTCCAGACCTGGATAAGGTGGTTTGACGAGAACAAGGATACGGCCTACGCTCTGGCCAAGATTACAGGCCCGGTTACTGCCCCGGAGCATGAGGAGATTAGGGGCCTTGATGGGTGGTTCTTGTTGTCCCACCCTCGTCCGGGCAGATCTGCTGACTAAAGATTAAGACAAAATTAGAAATTAAAAGGGGAGGGGCTGGTTGGCTGGTATTTGTAGCCACCAGCCCCTCTCTGCTCTCTTTTTAGATATTGAACTTTATTTATTTCTCTGCCTCTACAGCGCTTTTGAAGCTGAAAAACGCAGACTTACTTTCGCTATATGCTGTTAGCATCGCGGTAGCATATTTAGCAGACGCCTCATATCCGTGCCGATACGCGCAGTCAATAAATCTCTGGAACTGCTCAATCACGTCCATATCTACCTTATCAACCTTCGTTTTCGCTATCGCATAGACGGCATCCATCATGGGCTTATCGCCCTGCCAAGCATTAATTGCGCGGAAGTTGTTGTCTACGTCATATAAGTAGTTGATGATCTTAGGTACTAATACGTACTGCTCGGCGCTGCAGGAAAGATTAACAAATCGTTTTATCCTGTCCGCGAAAATAAGCGGGTAGCCCGTCCTGAGCAGACATATATCGACGCTTGCGATCGCGATCTCGTAGACAGAAGGTGGTCTGTAGTTTAGTAGATCAAATGCGCCCGTCGCAAGCGCTATCGTAACTCGGCTAAAGTCTATAATGCGGTTCTGCCAATAATCATTTGTCATGACGCTTATTGCCGCCATGACCTTATTCATTATGCTCTCGTTTACTTCATGGCCCAATTCTTCTTCTAGCTCGGCTTTAATAGCAGCATACTCTCCGTCTAATACGTTTGGTCCATATTTTTCTGCAAGAGCAAGATAAAGAATGGGAGGGGTCGATTCGGGGTCTTCAAATATGGCTGTCAGTCGGCTCATTTGGTGGTTCTTTCTAAAAATTTTGACTCCGGAGTCAAAATTCGGCTTAGTCGGTAAGCCGAAGCTCAATGAGCTTAGTAATCCCTTTTATATCGAACACTCGGGCGTCTAGCACGATAGGGGTATCGTCTATAAACTTCGCGTTTTTAATATCATACCATTTTTGAGGTATGCCGTTGATAAAGATGGTAGCCCACGTATTATCTGCTATGCCTAGCTTGATATCCGCTGTCTCTATATTATCGAGAAGCTGATCTTTATACTTTCTAAATATAATTCTCACAATCTCAGCGTCGTATTTGTAAGCGACAAAAACAACAGCTGTAACGATATCCTTCTCTTTCTGGCTGAGATTTTCAAAATTCTCATCAAACCCCAAAAGCAGGCAAATTTCGATGACCGTTTTCTTCTTTACAGGCAGAAATCGCTTCTCCACGCGTTCTTCCTCCGTTACGGAAATACGGTTTGCCCAATCTCCAATCTATCATATTTCTATGCTCTTATGAATCGCCCCGGCATTTTGACTCCGGAGTCAAAAATGGTTTTTGGTCTCTTTTAAGAAAGGGCTTCGATGAAACACGAAACGAAGGCTAAACTGAATCTTGAGACGCTATTGCGCAAGTATTTGTGCCAGATGACGTTGGGATTCGATTATACATTATTTGACGATCACGTTATCGTATTCTGCCCTATTAAATCACGCAAAGGTTATCATATCGAGCTTTATGTAAGAGAGCAAGGGGATGGTTTTACCATAGATGACAACGGAAGTACGATTAGAGATCTAAGAGAAGATGATAAGTACGAACAAAACACGAAAAAGATCGAAAGCATATTATATGAGACAAGGGTAGGGTGTCGAAATAACAAGCTATACGTAACTACTAATGATGTGGACTTTGACCGCGACCTTGCTAATCTGTTACGGGCCGTTATTGCTATAGACATGCTTCCTGTTATCGAGAACTAAATCAGGCGTCGTACTATTAGAGGCTGGTGCCCTCTGTCGATATTTTTAACGGCTTAATGGAAGCGAAAGGACACGACAATGGACGGGTTAATTTTGGCCGCCGTTGCGACTGGATTGTTCTTTCTACCGCTGATAGTTAATGAATACGCCCAGAATGCGAAGTTCGGCCTACCTATCGGTATAGCTGCAGCTTCGCTCGCTATTGCGGCGGCTGTGCTTATAGGCGGCGACTTTGGGTTTAAGCTAGGCATGACGGCACTGACGCCGCTTATTGTATTTATAGCGGTATATTTTTTGTCAAAGTAGCGGCATTTAAGCTTGAATCGGGCGGTCCGATTCCCCTGGGTTTTTAGTTTTTTTCCTTGCTTTTTTGAGGAGATGGGAAATGTTGGCGGCCGTTGTCGCGTTCGTATTGGCGGTGGCGGTTGCCGCCGCCAATATGGACGCCGGTAGCGCGGCCAGGGCATTCATCGCGGCCTTGGCCGCGCTATATTTGGTTGGCCGGTTCATCGGGATCAAGACGTGGTGAACCGGCCGTTAAAAGGGCTGGTCGAGCCAGGGAAACTATGCTCGACCAGCCCCCTTTTTTATTTATCTTTGGAGGAGCACGTTCAGAAGATCAAATCTTTTGACTCCGGAGTCAAAAAATTTCGTTAAACAATTGGCAAAACAATGGCATTTAAGTGTGACCCCAAAGGGTATTATTTATATTCGTTGGCCGCCAGACGGCCGGCCGGGGCGAGGTTCCGGTGCGGTTCGACCGCAGAAAGGGCCCCGCCCTGGCAATGAAGCAGGCGGCCAATTATCCATCTTCCTCCCACTTCCCCCGAAAGGAGCTTGGGTTGGCTGAGGGGGCCGTTCAAAGCTTCTACCCTCAGTCTAGAATTTTTATTTTTTAGCTAGTATTGTGTATGTGGAAGGTAATTAGTTAAATTTGTCGTGCTTATCGGCTAATCGCTTTAGTTGGCTGGCGCACGAATTGCAGGATGATTGGATTCATAGCGATTACGGCCAAATTAATACGTTGATTTTGCAGGAATTCCGCAGAATTCAGCAGGAATTTTGCGGAAATTTTGCAGAAATTCGGCAGTGAAAAACGGGAATTCTGCGGAATTTTCATTTATTTATTTTTATTAATAATGATAAAAGATAGGTCTATTAGTTAATAGCCTGCCGGGGGAGTCGAACCCCCTTCCGCTGAGTACGAATCAGCGTCGATGCCGCATCAGGCAGGCACAGCCGGTCCGGGGAGTCGAACCCCGCTTCGGCGGGTACAAGCCGCCGTTTCCGCCGTCGGAGACCGGCTTAATCGGCGCCTTGCCGCGTCATTCATCTTATGGAGATGGCTCTTTTTTAAGATTAAACGCCTACAAAACGGTTTATAAGCTCCACTTCTATTTTTTTATTTTTAAAACTTCTTCCCTCAATTATAGAGGATGTTTATTGTATTCATAACTCCTTTTCACCCCTCCTCTTTATTTTTTTGACTCCGGAGTCAAAAAAAGGTCTTCTTATCCCCAAAACTTGCCGCTTTTTATATTCTTCCTTATTTATAAGAATGACGTAGCGGCTAGGGAAAAGCTCCTTGCTACAAGGCGCGTATTAGGGAAGGAGGAAAGATTCCCGAATAATGCATTAAAAATTGGCATTTATATGTGGGTCGGAAAAAGTTCCTTTTATAAAAGGAGGAATAAAAAGATGAAAAGGGCGTTCATTGCTTTAATCATCCTAGCCGCGATGGGGGGAGGGGGGTGTTCTGCGCCCCCTTCCCAGATTGAGTCGCTCCCCGGGACGGTCGCCGTCGTCCGGCGGGGTGATGACATCGTCGTCGTCACCTCGTCCGGGGGAGTCGTCGTGGTCCCCCGGAAGGGGGACCCGGTTATAGTAAAATGAGGCCCCCGCCCCCGAGGCGGGGGCCGCTCTCTCTTTAGCTACTTTCCTTCCCATAGATAAGGAAAAAAAGACTTTTTTTACTTTTTTTTACCTGCCGCCTCTCTATTTTTTAGAGATTTTTTTCTTTGCTTTTATTATTTTTCCTTCTCTCTCTTTTTTTCTTATATAAGAAAATAACGAGTTAATCTAACTTTCTCTTTGTTCCGTTCTTAAAAAAAGAGAAACCAACCAAACCATAATAAGGGCAACTACCACTCTTTTCCTCCCAATTTTTTATCTAGCTCTCTCCTCTCTTTCTCTATCTCTCTCGCTCATTATTTCTATCTATTCTACCAGCCTATAGAAAAAAGGGGGGAGGAAAGGGTAGGTCTAATTGTTGGCTAAAGATTTGGCAATAACACGGCAATTAAACATGAATGGACGGGCTCCCTCCCGCCAAGGTCCAAAGGACCAGCCGAGCCCGGCGGCTAGTAGGCGGGAGGGGAAAAAAGAGCCGGGCCGTTGGGGTGGAGAATATCCGAAGAGAGAGAAGTGCATCCCCTTCGGGGGAAAAGGTAAATACGGCGGAGGCGCCCGTGGCCCGGGGCGCCGTTGAACCTACCACCTCAAAAAGCTCTTTTTTTAGATTTTCGGCAAGTTTCAAGTCCTTTTTTTTAAGAGGAGATAAAAACATGATTAGCGTTTTCCAGTGGACTGACGGCAGGGAACATGGCGGGCGGTATCCGCGTCTATACCTTATCAAGGGCCGCGAGGCCCGAAAATTTGAAGGTAAAGATATCCCGGGGTGGTGCGTTGTTTTGAAAAGAGAACACCACCCCTGCGGGAAATGGTCGTGGACGGAATACGAGATCGGGCTCGAGGACGGAACCCGTCCAATAGAATTACTGAGCCCAATGCACGGGACGTTTGGGCAGGAGGCCCTTACGTGGGAAGAGTTGGCCGGGGAGCTTCAATTACCCGTCGACCTGACAAAAGAGATTATTCGAGCCGAGTACCCCAGGACGGGGGAAAGGCTCGACAAGAACGAGGATTTCCTCAGCAGAGCGGGGGAGCGGCATCACGAGACACTAACACTAGTGCTTGCTCACCCCACATGCCGCCAGATGGCCGAGGGCTACTGGCGGCTACCGAAGGTATTAAAGACATCCTGGGGTGAGACCGTTAAGGTCGCCCCCGGAAAGGATGGATGGCATTCGCCAGTAGTTGAACAACCGGGCGACCGAGCCCACGTTGCCGGCGTCCGGTATTCCCCAGGGTATCACGGGGGTAAATACGAAATAGACATTGTCGTTTATAAATAAAAAATAAGCAGCCAGCAGGGCGAGCTGTCTAGTTCCCCTGCTGGCTGCGCTCTCTTTTTTTATCTATTAAAAACTCAAACGGCAAGTTTTGACTCCGGAGTCAAAATTCTTCCATGACGGGGTTTGCTTTTTTTAGCCCATGCAATATAAGCTAAAGATTTGACAATAACACGGCAATTAAACATGAATGTACGGGCTCTTCCCGCCAAGGCCCTGTTGGGCCAGCCGAGCCCGGCGGCTAGTAGGCGGGAGGGGAAAAAGAGCCGGGCCTGCTGGCGGTGGAATATCCGAAGAAGTCGTTTCGGAAGTATACGGGGGGAGGCGCCCGTCGGCCCGGGGCGCCTAGACGAACCCACTGCCAGAGCGTGCTCTTTTTTTAGCTCTTATGTTTAAGGGGATATAAAAAGGGCTGATCAACAGCCCGAATCTATATTTTCTTTTTTTAGCTAGATTTTAAAAAAGAGCGTACTAGATGGCAGATTTTGACTCCGGAGTCAAAATCTTCGTCCCATACGTTTTATCGACGTACTCAAAGGCGGTTTTCCATCTTTGCCATATCGTGTTGTCGTCTGTAAGTTCATAAAGCTTTTTTCGTGCAGACTCTACTATAAACCGCCTAAGCTCCTCTTCGTATGCTAGCTTAGTAGCGTAATAGGCCATTTCGTCCAAATCGTCCGCCAAAAATCCCGTAACGCCATGAATTATCATCTCCTTCCATCCCCAAGCGTTGTGCGTAACGATGGGCACCCCTGCCGCCATAGCCTCAAGACCGGAACGGGGCCAGTTCTCTTGAGCATGATCGCTTGCTTGTATCATACAATGCAATTGCGAGAAAAATTCCTGTGCTGTCTCCGCCCGGCTGGTTAGTACCGTGGCCCATTGTGGAGGCTTTCCTATCTTTTTTTCTACTTCCGGGCTCCACGCCATAATCCTTGCGTGAATAGGGTGGATAATGCGCTCATATATCTTCCATGTATAAGTATGAAATTTGTCTGGGGCAGGTCGGCTTATCCTTCCCACGACGAATGGCTCGCCTTTCCTGTGAGGGAGTGGTTTAAAGGTCCACTCATCGAGCGCAAATGCCGCCCTTACAAGAAAGCAGCTTTCTTTTTTAACGCCGTAGCGTTCGAGCTGTGGTAGTAAGGTGTTATACTGATGCTGGCTCTGGAATATATAGGCGTCAAACGGTCGGTTCATTCTTGCGTAGTGCCGTTTCTCTTCGTTAAACAGCCAGCACATGCACCCTACCCAAATGATCTTGCAGCCCATGCGCCGTATAGTATCTGCGTTTTTAAGAAACTCGCTATTGCAGAAGGAGATTACAGGGGCGCCTTTTAGTTCCTCAAGATTAGAGAGCTCAGATTGCTTAATGACGAGCGTCCGGCATCCTATCTCGTCGCAGCGGCTGCGGAATTCGGGAAGAGGTCCCCCCCATGTGGGGATGAGGGTTACGTCCAATCCAAATTTACGCCACAATTTAACCGTATGCCAGCACTCTGCGTTTGCTCCGCCAACGTCGCCGGGGTAGCCGATGAGATAGATCCCCATAACACGACTCCAACATAAAGCAAAAATTACTTTCGACTATTAAACTAGACGCGCTGTAGGCAGACTATCAGCTATCGAAGACAGATTTTTTGACTCCGGAGTCAAAAATCGTGGAGAAGACAGATTGACCGGCTTTAGAACGGCATCGTGTTAAACACGCAATTGATATCCCGTCTAAACGCCACTTTAACGTTAGGTTTAGGCATACTGAGGGGTTCGCCTGTTTCGGCGTCAACGGGATAAGGGCCTTTTGTGTTCATAGCGATAGCGCAGTTATGGAAACCGAGCTTATTGGCCGCGTCGAGCGCCATTCGCATAGTGAAAGGATCGACTAGCTCTTCCCGGTTGTCGGCCTCCAGGGTCACGATGATGTTACCGCTTTCAACACGCGTAGAGACTACCTTTGCCATTTCGAGCTCCTCTTATTAGGGACCTTAATACGTCTTAGCGTTGGGTTACCATTGTCATTATAATACTTAACGACAATCTCGTCAGCCTCAAGTTTTTGTCCAATTTCAATAAGCTTCTCATCGTCCCACGTTTTCCCTATCTTTGTCATAACGTCTCGCCAAAACTTATTTGCGGACAGCGCGTCTTCTGTTGTCAAGCATTTTGTATACGCTACTCCTGGCGCATAGTCGATGATATCTGCGAGCTCGTCGTCGTATTTTTTAAGCTCTTTTTTTGTCATAGAGATTAGTATTGCTGGTGTTAGCAGTACAGATCGTGGCATCGTCAGCGTTCTCCTTCCGAATATCGAAAATAAGTTATCAATATGTTAAACTAAAATAAAGACACCGGTCAATATAATACGATTATATTTTCGTATTCAACAAAAGAAACCCTTCCTTATTTTTCTTTTTGTCCTTCGTGCTCTTTGTACTTCCGGATTGTACGGAGCGTCTGTGATGTCGGACAAGAACATACGCCTTCCCGCACTTGTAGGTGCTATCATGCCAGTTAGGCTGGGTCAGATACATACTATATTCTCAGAGGGAGATTTTATACTGCGCCCTATTCTTAGTCACACTGACATTATAGGGGTGCTTCACGTGTATGAGGACTGCTTTGGCCGGTTACCTCCTATCGACCCTATGCGTCGTGCGTTAGCAAAGCATAGATGGCTTCTTGTATGCCTTGTGGAAAAAGACGTGGCGCCTATTGTGGGTTTTATGGTGTTTTCTGTTAACAGTAAACGAAAGCGAGTGCGAATACTTCGTATTGGCGTTATCAAGCAGTTCCGTCGACAAGGGTTGGCAAGCGCAATGCTAAATGATCTTATGACCCACGCAAAAGGTTATAGTATATACGCCAAAGTAGGAGAAAGAAATCTGGCTGCGCTTGCGCTTTTTAAGAAGTCTGGATTTGAGTCCAGGCTTATCCGTCGACCTGACAAAAACGAAGACACGGTTTTATTTTTCCGACGTATTCCCTCTTCTAACGAGGAGGAGTCGAGTAATGGGTAAAGTATATAAGTATAAGACGGTTGAATTTTGGGCTGAGCGTGGTCGTATTATGGTCGTCGATACCGAAAAGGCCGCAGATGCCAAAAACGATGTTTGGCAGTGCGTTACAAGCGTCGACCCTGTCGAGTTCTACAAACGTGCTGTCGCGGTATATACGATGCACGAAGATTGGCCAAATGAGCGTATGGAAGCGCGTCAGCTGTTGGATAATGCTAGAGAGGCTTGCCTTACTGCGCTAAGACAGGACGAAAACCGCGATAAGCTCATGCAGATGCGTAAGCGTGCTAGCCGAGCTATGTCCGAGCAGTACCTTAGCAGCAAGCCTAGGCTTATACTTCCTCCTGGAGCAAAGGAAGAGCAGAAGTGGGAGTTCAAAAAAGAACCTGCAAAGAAAGTCCTTGTGAGCGGATACGAGCTTATTCCAGCAAACAAAATCGAAAACCAGCAGCCAAGAAACGCGTAAAGAAAGCAGCCGCTGGTGGAGGAGGATCCATATTTGGGACAATAGCCACCAAAGGCCTGTCCTTTCTCACCGGTACTGCTGGTTCGGTATTAGAGAAAGCACTCTCCTGGTTGGTTCTACCTACCCTCTTTGGTGCTGGTTTTGTTACGGTGCATAGCCTATTTGGCGCCTATAAGCAGGTGACTAGAGGCCATGCTAGATCGTCCGACGAATGGGCGCGCGATGAAGCCATAAAGACTGTCTGCGAAGAACTAGCAGACGAATTCGATGCAGAGGCCCAAAAAGCCGAAGAGGAAAAGGCTAAAAAAGAGGTAGCTTGATGCCAGGTAATAAATAAAAAAGTATGTTTCAATGTCCAATCTACAGCAGACGTTTACAGGTCAGCGTCCTGCGGCAATCTATAAGTACGCCGGTGAGCAAGACGAACGGCATAACGGCTATCTTTACTGGCAGTTCATGCCGTTCGGTCTACCGCTACGTCTAAGGTCTTCAAACGTACTTCCTAAGCTTGACCTGAACGAGATTTACGAGTATACGACGCTTGTCGCTGATTGGCGGCACGATCTTTTTGATTTGTCTAATGAAGATGATCGTAAAGCGTACCAGTGGGTACAAGACAGGATTGCAAATGGTTGGTTCCGACAGATCTTTGTAGAGCGGCACTGGGACGACGAACGGAAAAACTATCACATTTATCTTGAATGGGCACAACTTTATTCGGAGCTTACGAAAGATGCATCCCATTTTACGTAAAATTTTGACTCCGGAGTCAAAAAAGAGCGGTTTCGTGAGTGTTACGATCACCCGACGCGACCTTGAAGATTTCTTTGACTATATTGACAAGAGATTCGTTAAGAACGCCCAAACAATGTCTGCCCTATCCCCCGAAAGCGTTACTGCCGCGGAAATCATGTGGTATGCCTTGCTAGGCTCAATGGCGATATCGGCGATAGGAAGTGTATTTAGCCTCCACAAGCTACGCGATTCCGTGCGGTCTGCGATAGAGAAGGTTCGTCAGCAGCGTTTTTATGGCGGCATCCCTAAGGAAGAGTGGATAGGTGTGGTTAAAGAAGTTAAGCAGGCTCAACAGTCCGTTACCCTTCCCCTTCCCGTTGCGCTTACTGCGGAAGGTATTGAGTATGTTTCTGGCTATATGCCCATACAATCGCTAAGGCATGTTGCAGGCTTTACGATGACGGGACTCTTAGTGTGGCTTGGGTCGTGGGTAGGAGGAAAGATAGGCGATCTTATTACAAATTCAAAGCTTACAGCAGAGGTCTCAGAAGACGTAGCGGCGGCCAAGAAGAGGATGCTTGCGTCGTTGAAACGGCTAATTAAGGCTAAGATGCCAGAGCCGTTTGACTCCGCAGTGAGCACGGACGATAGTCCCGCAAAGCCAGAAGTGGGAGTAACGCTTACAAAGACGGCTTCTTCAGGCGTATTATGGCAGATTATATCGGCCGTCCCGCCGGCGTTTGTCTATGGGCTATATGGTTTAGGAGTCGTTGCGGCCCTTTTAACATATCGTGCCTTCGAGCAAGCCAGCCCGCATTCTCCTGACCCAGAGCAAGCTGCTGTAGGGAAAGCGCTTAGTATTCTGTCTGGTTCCCCTTACCCTGTTGAGATCGATCCTGACGAATTCCAGCAGATCTTCCAGCATAAGACCGTCGAGCAAAGCGCAGGTCGTCCCGCCATACCTTACGGGCTTGCTAAAGAAGGTCCAAAACGCACCAACGAAAAGCGTACGATTCACTTCCTCTCTTAAACAATGACTGGCGAGCTTATCGATATTGCCGATGTTAAGACGATACGGCAGCGTATCTTCGACGCTGTCCGTAATTCTTTTATTTCCACGCCTTCTTATAGCCAGGGTAACTGGACTATCGAGCTAAAAGACGTGGAATATAAAGACAAGGAACCAGAAGAAGAAATCTTAAGCCCTATTAATCACAAGCGCGCCATTATCACAAACAGCACACTGGCGCGGGATCTTTATGGAACGATACGAATAACAACGCCATCAGGCGTTATCGAGAAACGCACACTTCTTGCCAAAGTTCCCTATCTTACCGACCGAGGCGTCTTTGTTATAGGCGGCGTTGAGTATTCCATTACGAACCAACAACGGCTAAAACCTGGCGTCTACGTCCGGTTCCGTCAGACAGGGGAGCCGGAGGCTTTCATCAACCTCCCAGCCGGCAAAACCCATCGTTACGTACTCGACCCTACGACAGGCATATTCTACATACAAGCAGGACAGGCGAAGTTTCGGCTTTATCCTATTCTAAGAGCTATCGGAGTAACTGATGAAGAGCTAAGGCAAGCATGGGGTGCTGATCTTCTGGCACGCAATGTAACAGAGAAAGTAGAAGATGCGCGGCGTTTTGCCAAAAGAATGTTTGGCTCTACGGATGTAGATCTTGCGCGCGAGTTCTTGCAAGTTCCTGTAGCGCAGGACGTGATGCGCCGCAACTTAGGGCTAATGCAGAACTATGTCGACAAACGCGCGGCGCTAGCAGCTACAGCCAAGATGATCCAGCTTCTCCAAGGCAAGGCCAGAGAAGACGATAGAGACTCTTTGGCCAACCAGCAGTTCCTTGGTCCAGAGGATATCTTTGCCGAAAACGTCCCTGCAAAGATGCGCCTCATTTTAAGAAATATCCTCTGGAAGGCCATGCGTAATCCCAAAAAAGAGATCATACCGCCAAGACCAGCCCAGCCTATCGTTGATCATGTAATTCGCGCTTCTGGGCTTGTGATGGCGCCAGCCGAGATCAACCCCGTCGAAATCCTTGACCACGCCTTCCGTCTTACACGAATGGGGGAGGGTGGTATAGGCGCCGTAGAGGCCATCCCATCTTCTGCCAGGGACGTCCATGCTACGCAGCTAGGATTTATCGACCCTGTTACTACCCCAGAATCCCTCAAAGTAGGGGTAGAAACAAGGATGACAATCTCGGCAAGACGAGGATCGGACGGCCTTCTTTATATTCCAGTCATCGACGCAAAGACAAATAAGGAGACTTGGCTAAGATCGGATCAAGTAGAGGACGTTACGATAGCGTTCCCTGGCGAGCTAGAAAGCGGTCGTCGTTACGTTCGTGCAATATCAAAAGGCTACGAGCTCTTCGTACCAAGGGAAAAAATAACGCATTACATCAAGGATGCAACGCATATCTTTGGTCCGCTTGCGTCACTTATCCCCATGAAAAGCGCCTGCTTCCCGCAGCGCGTGGCGATGGGAAGCCGATTTATTACGCAAGCATTGCCCATCATAAACAGAGAAGCGCCTTTAGTGCAATCGGTTGATAGCCGTGGAAGACCGTTTGTATCAATATTTGGAAAATACGCTGGTGCCGTTTATAGCCCATATAAGGGGGTCGTACGCAAAGTAACTCCCGATTTTATCGAGCTTTATGACGCTGACAGCCGAAGCACAAAGAAGATCTGGTTGCACAACAATACGCCTTATGCCAGGCAGACGGCTTTATATAACGAGCCGCTTGTAAAGCCTGGCGATGTCGTAAAGCCTGGCCAGCTTTTGGCTTATAGCAATTTTACCGATATAAACGGCAATCTTGCGGTGGGAACAAACGCAAAGATTGCCTATATGGCTACCGGCGATACATACGAAGACGCTTTCGTTATCTCACAGTCATTTGCGCGCAAACTGTCTGCCGAGAATCTTTTTGTCTATCAGCACCAAACAGCAGAGCCTAGCGGAAAACAGGCTTACGTGTCGCTATTTCCTGGCAAAATGACCGCTGAGGACTTAGAGAAGTATACTAACGAGGGCGTGGCGCGGCCAGGAACGGTTCTCCGTAAGGGCGAGCCGATTATTCTTAGTGCCAAGATGCTTCCTATCACCACCGCTAGAGCTTCCCACAAGATGTTTGTTGATGACAGCGTTACGTGGGACTATGACGCGCCTGGGATAGTAATAGCGGCTGGTAAGACAAAAGAGGGCATTGTTGCTATCGTAAAGTCGATATTCGAGACCCAACAAGGAGATAAGATTGCGGGGCTATATGGAAATAAAGGCGTCGTTATCATTAAACCCGATAGCCAGATGCCCATAGGCGAAGATGGCAAGCCTGTCGATATCATCGCGTCGCCGTTTATTATTTCGCGGGCTAATATTGGTCAAATATATGAAGCACTTCTAGGGAAGGTTGCTAAGAAGATAGGAAAGCCAATCTATGTAAAGGATTTTGAACACGCCGACAGGCTGCATCAATACGTTTCTGACGTGCTAAAGAAGCATGGTGTTAGCGATACAGAAGTGCTCACAGATCCCGTTACGGGTAGAAAAATACGCGCGCTTACAGGCTATGGATATATTCTGCGCCTGTGCCATATTGCAGAAGATAAGCTTCAGGCCGTAGACGAGGCTATTGCTGCAAGCGCAGAAGATATCCCCACTGTTGGTGAATCGGGAAAAGCCAAACGGTTGGGGATCCTTGAGCTTAACGCGCTGTTGGCGCACGGCGCGTACAACACAATAACCGATGCCGCACTTATCCGCGGACAAGCGAACGATGAGGCATGGCGACAATTTATGACTGGCCACAGCCTACCGCAGCCCAAGATCCCGCATATATGGCACAAATTTGTCGCCTTGCTTAGAGGGGCAGGGATTAACCCCATCCAAGAACGTTCTGGTATACGGCTTCTTGCGCTTCGAGATAAAGATATAGATCAACTAGCGGGTAACCGATATGTTCAGAACTCCGAGACAGTTCGTGTCTATAGCGACGGTTTCCGAACGGTAGAGGGTGGGCTGTTTGACGACGGTCTTACCGGAGGTCTAGCTGGCACGCGGTGGAGCGCCATCAAGCTACCAGAGCCGGTTCCAAACCCAATCATGGTGGAACTGCTTGGTAGATTGATTGGCGTAAGCGAGAAGGACCTCATTAGCATATTTGCTGGCGAGCTTCCCATACCTGAACGGTATCGTCAATCAAAAGGGCCTATATCCGGTCCGATGGCGCTTTATGAACTATTTAAAAACTATGACGTCGATAGAGAAATAACGCGTACCAGGGAAGAACTCCAAACTGCTACGCCATCGAAACGGTCGTCGCTTATCAAAAAGCTAAACTACCTTGAAGGCCTCAAACGCTTTAGTATCCACCCGTCCGAGCTATTTTGGACCAAAGTTCCAGTCATTCCGCCCATCTTTCGACCTATCTCGATGATTAAAGACGGCACGCTTGTCGTTAATGATGCGAACTATCTTTATAAAGAGCTCATCGACTTCATCGGCGCTTATAAAGAACTGGCCTCGGATATTAGCGATCTACGGGAAGAGCGAAGATCGCTCATGTCCATCTTTTACGGGCTTACAGGCCTAGACGATCCACATAGCTACGCCCTGAAGAAGCAGGGTATTAAGGGTTTGCTGGCTACCGTGGTTGGTTCCAGCCCGAAAGCCAGCATAATGCAGAGAAAAATGCTTGGTATTAGTGCCACGCTGGCTGGTAGGGCAGTCATTACGCCGAACAGTTCTTTAGATATTGACGAGATAGGTATTCCCGAGGAGGCGGCTTGGGTCGCGTATAAGCCGTTTATTATTCGCGACCTAATGCATCGCGGCCTTCCTGATAGCGTGCTTCGTAACGTTCCGCCAGCGTTACGTGCTTCGCCGTTTCTAGTGGCGAATATGCTTGTTAATGAGCGCCATCCCTATGCTAAGCAGTCTTTGGAACGTGTTATCCAAGAGCGGCCTGTTGTAGTAAACCGCGCGCCCGTGCTTCACAAGTACGGAATTATGGCGTTTCGACCCGTTCTTATACCGGGTAAAACCATAGAGATAAGCCCTCTTATTACACAGGCCTTTGGCGCTGACTTCGACGGCGATACGATGCAATTCCATGTACCCGCATCCGACGACGCCGTCAAGGAAGCCTACGATAAATTGCTACCGTCGAAGAATCTATTCAAAGCAGCCATATTTGCAGAGCCTGTTTATACCCCCCAACAAGACTATCTCATCGGCCTATGGTATGCTAGTCGCGTCGATAGCCGTAAACCAGTAAAAATATTTAAAACGAAAAAAGACGCGCTTGCCGCGTTTGCTAGAGGAGAAATTGCTATAGACCAGCCAATAAAGATAATCGAGAAATAACTTAGGACCTAGAAAGATGATCTGCAAACGAGCCGTTAATGATCTACAAAACCTGCTAAAAAACGCCCAAAGCAAAGAACCCCCCGTTACACATCACCACGAACAACGGGCACATAATGTTGACCTATTAAATAGTCTGTATCAATGGTCGGAATATGGTCCTACTATAAAAGACATTCGTTATCAGGAAGAACAGGAGTTGCGCGGTCCGGTAACAAAAATGGTTGCCAAACTACATAGTATTATGCCCGAAGACGCTAGTTCTTCTGCACCGGCATTTTTTTCCTCCCCGATAGGTAGGGCGCAAACCGAATCCGAGGAGCGTTTGTGGCAAGCGCTCAATGCAGCTACAAGCGGCGGAAGGTTGGTTGATACGGCAAAGGTTAAGCAGATTCTAGATTATGCCGCACTTCGAGCCATGCCATATATCACATCAGCCGAAGTCGGTAGACAGCCCTCCTTGTTGGGTGGATTTAACGCACTCACAGGTAAGCTGATCATCGATCCAGATGTCATGGCAACGCCTAAAGGAACAGCCGTTATCGCCCACGAGTTAGGACACTCGTTGGATACGCTCATGGCTAAAAGTATTTTTGACTACTTTGGTCTGCAGGGTGACGAAGATCAGCCTTATGTTATGGTAAGAGACCCAAGGCTGGCTTCGATGGTAACGATATGGCGTACTATAAATGAAATTGGCGCAAACACGTTTGCCGCCGCAGTTCTCGACTACTATAACAATAAGCTGACATGGCCTGTCGTGATGGCAGTAAGCGCCGGTTGGCTGCCGGAACCAGATTGGCCAGAATGGAAGGCCTTAAAAGAAGCCGTACCGGATTTCCCGATTTCTAAGAAATTTGTTCCGCCGTCTCTAGCCGTACTGGGATATAGCGGCACTATTCCGGATAGATGGTTGGCGCAGCATTGGATAAGTTGGTATCCGGAAAGAGCGAACACTTATAAGAAGGTGAAGGAGTTTATGGATAAATTCGGAAACGATAGGCCGCGAGGCGGATTAGGAAGACTGCTTGACCCCATAATTCGGGCTTTAGGTAGCAGGGCCCAAAAATCTTTGACTCCGGAGTCAAAATAGTAGTTACCTATCTTTAACAAAAAGGAGGTTTTCCCGATGAATGGTAACGGTGGTCCTATAGGCTATGTCTATAACCAGCTGAAGCAACTACTGTCAGGTAAGCCGGAACCTACCGGTCCGGCTTCTACTTATTCTGCCCTAACTGGCCGTCCCAAGGAATATTCTGCAGCTAATGCTATATTACCCACGTATTTGCCGTCGTACCTTACGCCGTTAGAGGCCGCTACAACAAGAGTTACTGGAATACAAGCGCTAACGCCTACTTACGAAGAACTAAAACGTAAATCAATCCTTACGTTCAACGATAAGTTCAGACGAGAGGCTGTACAAGCCCTAGACGAGCCTGTCAGAAGGTATCTTCTTTCCGAAAATCCAGATTTTTCTAAATTCTTAGCGAGCGTTGACCCTAACGTACGTGCCAGTTTGGCCGGTCGTTTCCTAAGCCACCTGTTCGCGCGTACGCCAGAAAAAGAGCGGGAAATAATAGGAAGATTACCATTTAACGACGCGCTAAGAGATACCTTGTTCTTAAAGCTTATCTTTCATCTTTATCCTGGTGTAGCTGACATCGCCGCCGACCAGTTGGCAGACGAATATTACAGAATATTCGGCCCTATCGTTAATCAAATGAGCCCGGCGGATAAACGCTTGCTTGCCGAAAAGTATGTTGACATGTTTGGTATTAGCGGCAAGGATAGGGAAAAAGCCATATCGCAGATACTACTAAGCCCAAGACGAACTACCCTAGCAGCAGTGGTAGCAAGCGGAGGCTACTCTATTGATCAGTTAAAGGATTTCCTAGCTGGCAAAGTAGATGATGAGCAGATCAAGTCCATCATGCGCGGGCTTACCGCTGGCAGAGCAAGTGAGCGCGTCAGGCCGCTTTATTCGACACCTAGAGAAGGTCGCGGACTTGTCACGGAAATTCTTGCGTTACCACAAACGAGAATAAGACCGCAATACGGCAGACCGATAACAGAGCCTTCCAGAGAAAATCTAATATGGTTTCTCGATGTATCAATAAAAGATTTAGAAGATTTGAGGGATGGAGTTAGAGAAGTAGGAAGGCTTGAGCTAGTTCACGGAGAGCTAGCAGGGACATTAGGACTTATTGGTGTAGCGATTGAAGATAAAACGTTGTCGGACAAAGAGCTGGCGCGAGCCGAAGAGGTCGTCAAACACTTATATGAAAGATTCGGTGGAACTCTGCCAGGGATTTCGCCGGAGGAGCCTACGCCCGACGCGGCAGGTCTTTACCTGCCGCGGGAACGAAAGCTGATGATGGATAGAAAATTATCTACGTTTTTCCACGAGCTCGCCCACGGCCTGACCTATTCGTTTGAGGGTAGTCCGCTAGAAAACGATTACTATACGAATCTAGTCGGGGAGATCATCGCTAACGCCTTTTCGATAGCAGCAACGGCATACGTGTATGGTAAGGACGATCATCCGCTTGTTATATTAGCCAAGCGCGCTGGTTTGCTTCCGGGCGGGGCAAAACAAACAACAGGCCTTTTTGACTGGGTGATAAAGGACGTCATACCTTATGTAGAACGCGCAGGCCCCAGTCGAAGCGCTTTAGGTGATGTCAGTATCTCTGTGTATAGGAAGCTTGGACGCTCTTCGCTCGGCCGCGTAATAGGGTCGGATAACTTCCTAAGCCCGTTAATGCGCGACCTTGCCAGACCGCTTGCGCCGAACGTCGACGATTTGGAACGAGCCCACTCGACTATTAAAAACGATAATCGCGAATAGATAAGAAAAAGCACAAACTAAATGAGTAAGTGATGATGTCGTTGGTGACACTTCGGATTTTAGGCCATAAGCCAACAAGAATTTTGACTCCGGAGTCAAAAGTTGCCATTAATAATCCATGCCAGCCGCGGTATCGAACGTATATACATACTTAAGGAAACTTTTATCCGGAGAGCGCGCGCTTGAGAAGACATACTCTGCAGCAACGGGGCGTTATAGCGAGTTTGAGCCTATTGAAGTAAAGACTACTCCGGACGTTCTCGGGCACCCCCTAGCAGCAGCTCTTAATCGAGCTATTGGAATAGCGCCGCTAGACAGATCGTACCACGCGTTGTTGGGCCGTTCGGCAATTAGCTTCAGACCTGATTTTGAATTCTTTGCCAGATCGCTGCTGGCAAAGCCGGTACAGCAACATATATTTTCATCGGATAAGCCCGATTTTAACGCCTATCTGGCGAGCATTGACGATAAGACCAAAAATGATCTAGCTGGGCGCTATTTGTCTGCGATTCTAATATCTTATCCTGAAGAGGTAAGGTCTATAGTTGGTGGGCAGCGGTTTGACGCGACGCTAAGAGACAGGCTAGTAATGGATTTGACAATGAGGCTCTATCCTGGCGTCGCGGACGTGGCCGCACAGCATCTCCTAAGCAGCTTCCACGACAAATATGCTCCTGTCATCAGCCAGATGACTTCGGATGAAGTGCGTTCTGCTGTTGAGTCTTTTGTAAATATGTTCGATATTGATCCGTCAGAGAGGCAGATTGCTGTAAAAAGAATACTCGCAGATCCGGCGCGCGTTTCGTTGGCTGTTGGAGTGGTTCATGGTGGCGAATCTATAGACAGTTTGAAACAGTTTCTCACGAAAAGATTCGGTCGAGAGCAAGCACAGCAGGTAGTAAAGGGGCTCATTACAGGCGACAGCCAAATGTCCCATCTTCGTACTTTGTTTCCTTCAAAACGCCCAGTTGTAGCTGAGCTTTATACGTATCCAGAAATTAGCAGAACACCAAAACTGCCCGGCCCACTCAGGAGGCTTAGCGAGCGCCTCGGCATTGCACAGAGCCCAACGGCGGTCAAGCCAGAAAATATGTCTACAATTTTGCAAAGTGACTTAGATGAACTTGAGTTGATACTTGGCGAAGTCGAAGCGGCGTCAGCAATAGTAGATCGCCGGGTGCAATTGAAAACTGAAGAATGGAGTAGAGTAGGAGAAGTTTTAAATCATCTATACAACAAGTTCGGTACTAGGTTTCCCGGACTATCGGTAAAATCACCGCCACCGGAATTACTAGGCGCTTATCGCCCTCGCACGCACACCATTGAAACATCGGATAAGCTGCCTGTATTCGCCCACGAGTTTGGGCATAGTATGAATTACCCGCTTCCTATCGAGAACTCCCTACAAAGGACTGTAAGCGAGATTGCGGCTGATGCGTTTAGTATAGCTTTCATTGGATATGTAAAAGGTCTTGACGACCATCCACTTGTTCAGTCGGCTAAGCGCGCGGGGCTGCTGCCAGGCGGTTCAGATGTAGTCAAGACCCCGATTGACTGGGTTGTAGAAGACGTAATTCCATATTTTCGTACAATCGGACCCAGCCGCAGCAGACTTGGCGACGGGTATATTAATATACGTCGAATGAGATATGGATATAAGCCGCCTATCCCTGAAAGCGAGTTTAGTAAAACATATACAACGCCGATAATTGATATTTTGACAAAAGGCTTTTTTAAATACCAGCCTTAGGAAAATTGATCGTCCCGTTTTACTTACAAATGATTCCGAGGAGATTAGCGTCTGGCTAAATATATTAGACCGGATTGTCCAACATAAGACTTTTATCTGGTACAATATATAATAAGAAATCGGTAAAGGAGGCGTCTAGTGAAAAATAAAGCCGTAAAGCTCGGCCAGGCCGCTAGTGCAACAGCAAACGCCGCGACAAATAGCGCCGGGCCATCGACCACGTCGACAGTTTCTTATTCTGCGTTTTGGCCTGTAGTACTTAGCCTAGCCGGACTGTCTTTGCTTGGTTGGTATGCGTATAAAAACTGGTTTGGAAGCAGCGAAGAGGACGAAGAAGCCGAAAAAGAACATACAGCATACTTAAGCGACAACGGCGAAATCGACCAGGAAGGCAAGCGACGTGTAGTCATAAAGCTATAAGGGAGACAAAGATGGCGACATATAACGTCGACGATCTCGCTAGATCAATCATTGCGATGTACTTATCGAACGCCTTGCAGAAGGATATGGAAAAACGCGGCTTTACTCCGGTCAAAGCGGGGCAGGATCCAGCTGCTGGTATGATGCCCCCACCTACAGGTGGCATGCCGCCAATGGATATGGCTGGCATGGCTCCTCCTGGTGGTCCTCCAGGCGCCCCACCAATGGGTGGGCCTCCTATGGGTGGGCCTCCTATGGGCGGTCCGCCTGGCGCGATGCCTCCCGGGCCGGGTGGACCAATGCCGATTGCCGGCGCTGGTGACCTTGGCTCGTTAATGGGTTTACTCGGTGCTATGCCTCCTCCTCCGCCTGAACCTCCGCCTGAGGGCAAACCCGAGGAAAAACCGGAAGGCAAGCCAAAAGAAGAGCTAGAGCGTGAAGAGACACCCAAGGTGCAAAAAGCAGAAGTTACACCGACTACGCTTTATACAGAACTCGTAAAAGTCAGGAAGCTGCTAGTAGGCATCTACGACGCGCTGAATTTGAAAATACCGTCAGACGCGTTGTCTGACGAAGAGGTATACTTGACAGAAAAGGAAGAAGTACGGCAGTCGCCTAAGGAAAAAGAACAAACTACTCCGGCACTATCGCCGCCACCTGAGACGGCGCAGCCCAACGAAAATACGGCATCTATACCGCCGGATATTAAGAAATCGATATTCGGAGGATAGACATGTCCATAAGGCTACTATCAAAGCAAGCACAGGCACAGCAAGATACTCTTGGTAAAATACGCCAGACGCTGGCTGGTATACTTCCACAAGATAAAGCAGATGAGCTAACCAACTTAATTGGTGATTACGTAAGCAAACAACGAGCTGCAGCGGAACAGGAATTACGACGCCAGTTGCCTACCGAGCTCGCTGGTTATGGTACATTGCCAACTATATTGGCGGTACTTGGCTCTTTTGTGTCGAAAGAGCCGTTTGTGCCGATACTTCTTGCGTTAGGCGGTCTTGCGTTAACTGCGATGTCGCCGGGGTTGAGGGAAAAGGTCAACTTTGCGAACTGGTATAAAGCAATACAACAGAAATGGTTTACTAAATAGAATGCATATATAAGGAGGCAGATAAGGTATGCTAATCTACGATTTTGCAAACGACAGTTTTACAAAGCTTGCCCTTGATTGGGAGGAGTTAGCTAGATTTGCAAAGCCCGCCCTATTGGGCGGTGGGGCCGGTCTAGCGATAGGCGCCCTGCTTGATTTACTGTTTCCAGGCCAAAGAAGCAAGACTTTGCTTGGCGGGCTTTTGGGTGCCGCGGGCGGTGGTTTATATTCTCTATTAAACTACTCGAAACCGACAGAACCTGCTGATGAGCTTAAGGGGCTTAAAGAGCTTGAGGAGTTTAGTCAGCTAGCGTGGCTTACAAGGCAGCCGCCCGCCTCGTCTGGCATCAGCTCGCTCAAGGATGTGATAGGTCATGGTGACGAGACAGAGCTATATATGAAAACCTACGAAGCGATACAAGACGGCGACTTGAAATTGCTTCGTAGCGCACTCCGGTCGAATAAAACCGTCAACGAGCTCAACGTATTCTACACCGCATTAGACGATGCGATGTTTGCGCGGACCGTTAAGGTTTTATCTCATTTGACTCTATCCGACCCCGCGGACCGCAATAAGATAAACGATAGACTGAACACGTACTTAGCGAGCAGGATAGCATATCAGGCGACACCTAATAAGAGTAGTAAGGATGCGCAGCGCATGCTAGCGGACGCGCAAACTGCAAGGGCTGCTATTACAAGTGCGCTGTCCGCTAATAACCAACAACTCGAAATGATCCTGCGCAGTCCAACAACGTATGGTTGGATGTTACCACACGCACTATTCGGCATACAGCCATAAAATAGGGTGACTTTAACTATGGCTAGAAAAAAGAGACAGTTTTTCTCGCTACGGCCCGTTTTGTCGTTGAAGCATCTTCTTCGTCGTGCCGAATCAGAGGCGAAGAAGACAAATCAGCCAGCGCGTACCGCGCGTGCCGTAATGCCAAAGTACGTTAAACCTACTAAAGCTCCAAAGATATAGCCGTAACGTCGGCCATTTCAAATTAAACTTACAGTTGGTGTAGCACAATGAAAATTATCATAGACGATAAAGAGTTAGAGTGTAAGAAGTTTGTCGTACTAGATACATTCGGCAACGCTGTGGCTGCAGGATTTGATAATGGAAACGTGCTTGTATTCGATACTTGCGTAAGCGCTGATTTCCCAAAAGTACTGTCAATGACAGGTTATCCAGCCGAACGCGCTCCTACGCAAGTTATCGATGCCAAGCCGTTTATGCCACAGTTGTCTGTTCCCGCACAACCATCGGATCAGGACTTAGCTCGATACCATGAATCAGGTTACGGTAGGCCGCCTTTTACTCTCGGAAGTTCTCCCTTCTGACCTTAGTCTGCCCGAGGAGTTCACGAAGAAGTCTGTAAATAGCTTCTACGCCGAACTTGCTAAGAAGTATCCTGATAAGTACGGGCAAATTACAAGGCGGCTTAACCAGCTCGCGGTCCAGGCGCTACTAGCCAGCGACGGCGCATCTTTTTCCCTTGAAGACTTAAAGCCCCTCCCATCTTCTTATTCCTACCGTCCAGCCATCTTAAAAGATATTGAGCGTATTGCGGGAAGCGATCTGCCAGACGACGAGAAGCGCAAAAAGATATCTGAAGCTATATTTGCCCATTCGCAAACGCTGCTTCAATTGACGATGGATGAGGCCAAGGCGCGGAATAACCGATTCTATGAACACGTCTATTCCGGCGCCAGAGGCAATCCTGCAATGCTTAAGCGGCTTATTATGGGCGATACGGCGTATTTCGACAGGGCTGGCGAAGTTGTACCATTCCCTGTCCTTTCTAGCTATTCAGCTGGTGTACCGACAGCAGAGTTCTGGGCTGCTTGCTACGGAGCAAGAAAGGGACTAGCAGATTCTAAGCTGGGCGTCGCCAGAAGCGGTTATCTTTCAAAACTTCTAAACAGAGCGGCTCATAGATTAGTTGTCATAGGCCATGATCATAAGGCTAAGCTACCTTACCCGTTAGGGTTGCCGGTAAATGCAGACGACCCCGACAATATCGGCGCATTCTTAGCCCTTCCTGCAGGAAGATGGCCAGCCGGTACAGAGATTACTCCGGCGGTATACGAAGACCTCAAGAAAGACGGCATTAAAAAGATCGTTGTTCGTAGTCCTATTGCTAGCCCGGCAGTTGACGGCGTCTATGCTGTCGATGCTGGTATACGCGAACACGGTCGACTTCCTGAAATCGGTAGCATACCTGGTCTTTCCGCGGCGCAGGCCATAGGAGAGCGAATAACGCAAACATCTATAAGCTCAAAGCACACGGGCGGTGTGACGAAGTTTAGTGGTTTTAAGGTACTCGAACAGATGCTAAACGTCCCAAAGACGTTTGTGGGCGGGGCAATACACAGTCAGGTTGATGGTAAAGTTCGGTCCATCACAAGAAACGAGATCGGCCAATGGAAAATCGTTGTTGGCGACGTGGAGCATCTTTCGCCGCCTAGCCATCCTCCTATAGTGAAAGAAGGCGATACTGTAGAAGCCGGTGACATGATTACGGAGGGGCTACCTAACCCTGCCGAGGTAGTGAGACAAAAAGGAATAGGCGAAGGTCGACGCGCGTTTGTTAAGATGTTTTGCGACGCCATGCGAGATGCTGGTCAGCCGGTACATAGACGAAACGTCGAGCTGTTAGCACGTGGGCTTATCGACCATGTTGTTATAACCCAGCCGTTTGGGGGGTTTTATTTAGACGAAATTGTGCCGTATGGCGAAATAGTAAAGCGATGGAAGCCCCGTCGTGGTAGTATGAGGGTGCCCGTCGATAGCGCTATAGGCTATTACTTAGAGGTTCCCGTGTTGCACTATACCATAGGTACGAAGATCAAACAGTCTGTCGTTAAAGAGCTAAGGGAAGCTGGTATAAAAGACATCGTTGTTCATAGCGAGCCGCCGCCGTTTGAACCATACATGGTCCGTGCGGCTTCTACGCTTGAATTTGATCCTAACTGGATGACCAGACTGTTTGGCTCGAACCAGGTACGCGCGCTGCTATCGGCGGTAAGACAGGGTTCTATGGCTGATATTTACGGCACAAGCTTTGTTCCTGCTAAAGCAATAGGTATACCCCTTCAGCAATGGGCTAAGGGTGTTGTCGAACAGGCCAGGCAATTTTGACTCCGGAGTCAAAAAATGTCCGCATATGTCAACAGACTCAATAACGCTATCAATAACTTATCTAACTGCCCGCGACCACTTATTAAAGAATCGACGGACGCTGGCGACATTCATAAGTACTACAAGATTATAGTTCCGCCTGTTAAAAGAGACGAGATCAAGCCGATTTTGGACTACTTTAACCCCGAAAGCAGCTTTTTTCAGAGAACCGCCGCCGCAGCGCTGCTGCGAGTATCAGGGATAAATCCGGGCGCGTTTCCTGAGGATTTCGTAGCGCAGGCTCGCGATCTTATCCGAAAACATCCAGAGATATATAGTGGCAACAATCTGCCCCCAGAGTTTGTTGATAAGTTCCTTGGGATAGTTTCTCGATACTATCCACACCATCCACAACTACAACCGCTTGCCGACAAGATTGGAGAACAACTAGCAAGCAGACTCGGCATCCAGCCGCCGCCATATTCTCGTTTTAACGAGATATATAGAAAGCTCAGTACTACTCCGCTTCCTTCGCCAGAAGCGACAGCCGCGAACTTTTTCGCTAAGCAAATAAAGGAGTCAAGACAGGTCGATTCTGGCACGTGGTACTATTTTTTAAGATCATACCTTAAAGGCGCTGCCAAGCAAGGCCGGTTAGACGAAGCCTGCAAGGTTATTTTCGGAGGAGAATTCTCGGATAACGTGAGGCAAACTTATCTACGCAGACTCAATAGTAAGCTTGCGTCTATCGCGACAGCGCTGCTTCCGTTTACGAAACAAGCACAAGAATCGGTGAATGACGCGTGGATAGAGTTAAACCTGCCGGAAATAACGCTGCGAGAGTTAATCGCTAAAGCAAAAGCGGCCAACGTGCCCGATGATGCGATTAATTTTATGGTGTCGCATTTTATAAAACAGAAATATGTTGAAAGCGTCGACGATAAAGTTCCATTCAAGGCGATTATAGATATCATCAACTTCTTAAGGGGGCTTGATCGATATGATGGTATATTGAAACTTGCCGAATTAATAAATGAGAAGCAGCCCGTCGATCTCAACATGACCGTTGGAAAGCTGGCCGATGAGCTCAGAATTTCGATGGAAGAACTTAGCGATGTGCTTCCGCAGGACGAATATGGTAAGCTTTTATATACATTGGAGCCATACTTAGCACTACTTCAGTCTCTGCCGAAAGACCAAAAAGCGTCGCTAGGTCACGTGCTTGTTGGACAGCTGCTGGCAAGGCCGCACGTAAACCAATATGTCGACAAGGCTGACGCTAGTAAACTGTCTAAACGTGCGCCAAACCTAAGCATAGCCCCAGGATTTACGCAAGATGGAGTGCAGGAGGCTCGTACTAGACGTACTGACCGGCGACCGGAGGCTGACCAACAACCGGAGGCTGACCAACAACAGCAACAACAACAAGCTGCAAGGGAACCGGCACAAAATATACCACCACACATCAAGGTCTTGCAGCAGCCGCCGCCTAAGGGCTTATCGCCTGGCGTATACAAAGATGAAAAGACCGGTCGAACGTTTGCCGTGTTCCCGGACGGTAGAGTAGTGACCGTACAAAAAACCATAGATGAGAGGCTGGAGGAATCGGCGCAAAAACACAAGGAAGCGACTAGCTATTACAACCAAGTAATGAAGAACCGGGATTATAAAGACTACACCAGAGTTATTGATACTGTGTATGGAAAGGTTTCTGAGGACGCGCTAAAAATCGCGGACCAGTGGAGCGATAGCTACAACTGGCGCAGGTTAGGCTATGACACGTTTTGGGATAAAGCAGACGTTATAGGTATTGCGAGCCGGCATTTTGCTAAACAGGACGAAAACGGTAATCAGTACGTCGACGGCCATTCCGTCAGAAATGCGATAGGTCTGATAAGGCTGTTGCAAATTCAAAGTTCTCTAGGGCACGAGGCTAGACATGGTCCAAAGGGTAGGGCATCAGTTGAAAATTTAGTAGCTCAGCTAAAGAGTATTTACTCTCCGGAAGAATGGGACAAGATCAAGGAAGCATATAACCAGATCACCAACCGTGGTACTAAAGTTCTTGATGACTACGACATCATGTTACACGGCAGATCCGCGGCGTATCCGGGAGCTTCTAAAGACGTTGATGAATTATTCCCGGGCGGCAACTTCGGCCACGAACACGACTGGTGGAGAAAGGCCTGGGAAGAAAGACAGAAAAGAACACCATTACCGTTCAGGGATAGGTCGCGTGATCGCCAATATGCTGGAGAAAATAGAGTGCCTATAGATCCTGGAATAGCTGAAAGGCGGCGTGTAAGAGAGTTTCTTCGCGGGCAAAGGGAGTCATTGGACGATGAATTTACGGTAGCACAAACGCGTCCGACCCGACCGCCGGCGTCTCAGTCAGATACGACACAACCGGACTATGGTCCGCCCGTGTATTTGCTGCCAGAAAATCCTACCCGGCAGGACTTGGCGAACTATTCCGCGTATATAATTAGGAAGCAGTTTGCCACTGTAGGTAGGGGTAGATTTACACCAGAGTTTGTAGACGTGGTGAGTAAGATTGTGAGAGACTATCAACTCGGTAAGATCGAATACCGCGATGTAGTTTATGCGTTGCTCGCGTCCGGTACGGGAGGAAATATGGATTATATTCACCGAGTCGCTGGGGCAATCTTAAGCGGCGATGTTCGGAATATTCCTGGTAAGTTAAGCGAAGGCTACTACCAAATGTATTCTTCCCTAAAACGATTATCTGAAGGCCATAAGCCTCCAGCTCCGTTCGACGAAAATGTTCAATCGTTGCCGGCTCCCGGTCGTCGGTCTATATATTCTGCGGGCGGCAGCCAGCCGCCGCTAGTTGCAACTCAGGAAGTTCCTCCTCTTGTGCGTACTCTCTCGTCTAGATCGTCGGGAGTTCCTCCAACTCGAACAGCACCTCAGGTTAACCCACCAGGTCAGAATATAGCCCAGTCTGGTAAACGAAATGATTCCTTTGGAACGGCTAGCGTACCATTAGCTGGTATAGAGACTGACCTTATCGCTTAAAAGCACGATAGGACAGGACAATGTTTATAACGATCTCATCTACTAATGACGAGTTTTTGGTTGTTATATGGAAAGACGAGTCCGAGCCATTAATGGCCTTTGAAATCGCGTCGGGAGTAGTCTTTGTATCGAAATGCGTATCAGATTCTAAACCGGATTCATTTATAATGGATATTATAGGAGGGATAAAGCGAAACAGCCAAAATTCTATACAAGTTAATATAGAAAATGACCGCTTAGTATATCATGGGCCTAGTATGGCCGAGTTTATATCCGAGATAACAAAAGACGGCGTTCGCATAGAGATAGATAAAAAGGGAGACGACGATGAACCGACTGATTAAGAAACTAGAAAAACTTTCGGCCGAATCGCCGTTAGACGATCTTGCTAGGCTAGCCGAAATCGGCGACGTAAGCGATGAGACACTTATTGGATACGGCGCGTCGCCACATGCGGCTCGAGTCCTTTCAGAGCGACTTGGAGGCCCGGACTATATGGCCTCGCCGGGCGCTAGACCTACCCCTCCGCCGGGCGCTGGTATGACCCCTCCACCAGGCGGCGGTACAACTCCTCCACCAGGCGGCGGTACAACTCCTCCACCAGGCGGCGGTACAACTCCTCCACCAGGCGGTGGTACAACTCCTCCACCAGGCGGCGGTACAACTCCTCCGCCAGGCGGCGGTACAACTCCTCCGCCTAGACAAGGCGGTGCGCCAGGTAGAAGGCCTAGGAAAAGTCAGAGGGGATACGCCGGGCAGGTATATCCAGGGTGGTACCCAGGTTGGTATCCGGGGTGGTACCCAGGTTGGTACCCAGGTTGGTATCCCCCCGTCAATCCTTGGAGCTTCTGGTCGTGGCTGTGGTATGTGCTTAGTCCAATAACCTTTTTGTACAACTATCCCCATGCATTTGGTCCGCCGCCCGCCGGCCAGCCGTTTTCGTATATATTTACACAAAATCCGGACGGTGGATTTAACTATATGGTCCGTGCGCCGGGGCAGGAACCCATTAGAGGTACTGCCAGAAATATGGACGAACTTATGGGTACGATGACGGACGTTGCGGCTGATGTTATGTGGGGCGAACGGCGTAAAAGTAGAAAGAGATCACCTCTGATCTGGCATTCGCCCTGGCGTCGGATCGATGAGGAACCTGAAGAATCGTCTGAAGAGGAAGTAGCTTAAATGTGTTTCGGCAGCGGTCCGGGAACTAACATCCAACGTCGTATCTTCAGTGCTATATCTTAAGAATGGATTACATAGAAGAGCTAGCAAGGCTTGGTAAGATCATCCACGACAGGGCTGTTGAGCCTGAAGGGATCGAGCGCTTCTCGCGTCTCGACGACGATCAGATTAAAGAGCTGCTCAAGGATGTTAACGACTTTTATCAATCCGGCGAGCTAAGCAACTGGAGGACGTATTATTTTGCCAGGCTGTGTCTGCAGTATATCATAAATAAGCGAAAGGAGCAAAGAAACAATGAACGAAACTTGGGAAAGGGTTAAAAGGCAACTTATGACGTTTGTGGAAATTATGAGCGTTATGGCGGGATATCTTCTTACCGCTGTGTACAATCTTTTCGCCAAAATATTTGGCAAGGAGCGTAGAAGCACGACGTTCAAACTCAGATATTCGCCAGCAGAAGTGCCTATTGATAGCTTACACCTGTACGACATATTTCTTGCCGTTCAGTCGTTATTGTGCGCGGTCTGTCTTTCTGTAGTGAATGCGTTAAGGTCTGCATTATTAGCTCTATATAATGCAGCAGTCAGCGTGAAAGATTTTTTGCTGTCGATATTTAGTTTTAGAAAGAAGGGAAGAAGCCGCCGCACAGCCAAAGCAGGTGGAGTTGTGGTAAACGTCGTCGTTAATGTGATTGTTACCAGTGGCATAATCATACTAGGCGTTCTAGGATCCATACTTTACGCGGTCGCTAGTATTTTATCAGCGGTCTTTCGACGATAACGGCGAAACGGAGCCTAGTTATGCAAAACTATCTCGCCAGCAAGGCCGTTTTAAGCAAACTTGCCAGTCTTCGCGGCATCAAAAAGGCCGACGATACTTCTAGTTCGACAGAGTTTGAGAAGGCGTTCTCGAATCTCGTCATGGCCGTGATGATAGATCAGTTCCCTCAGCTGTCAGAGCGGATGCTGGGGTTCCAGGTTATCGAGAAAAGCGAAGACGAAAGAAAAGCCATTGGTGTAATGGGGCTTGATATCGGCGGTAAGCTTGCTCTTGCGCCGTTCTTTTTCAATAAAGGCGAGCTAGTCGGCAACGAGCTGTTGTGGTTGGCAGAGGGTAATATATTCGTGCCGAAGATACCGGAGTGGATTGACCATCTTATGATGCATCATCATATGCCGCTCGGCACGCTTGTGTCGGAGAATATCCGGCCGATTCAGCCCACCATGGACTTTCTGCGTTTTCTGCCGACCAAGGCAGCTAGTGCCGATTGGTTAACGAATTATTTGCCAGATATTGCGTATGCTAGGTACAATCCGCCAAGACTGAAAGGCGTTAACCTAGAGCGAGCTATTGCTAATAGTCCAAAAATAGCTGCTGCATTTATAAAGCTTAGCGAGGCCTGGCCCGCTATTAAGCTATATAAGAGTTTCGGCGTGGACAGGCTTCTAAAGATAGCCAAAGGGTCTGTCAAAGCCGGCCAATCGATACTATATCAGCCTACGAAACGTCAGCAAGTAAAGACTGCCGCAGTTGAAGTACTAACGACAGATGACATTAATGATCCTAGGCTGTCTGTCGAAGATAAAATTAAGCTTAAAAAGAATGGCTATTTTATAATAGACAAGCGTAAAGCATTCTCGAAATATGCCAAGGCGGATGACGTTGAGATAACGCTACGAGAGCAGATTCAGTCCGGCGTGAGCGAGCCCGGCATATACAAAGTACTGTGCGGGGAAGATGGCAAGTTCCATCGAGCGCTTGTTATACCGTTCAGAGTACCGCCTCGGCTTTGCTCGACATCTCGATCCGTAGATTTTGCCGAACCGTATCCCAATAAGTACTATAGCGATCTACCGACCAGGATATACGTCGAATTTCTCGGCGATAAAGACGAAAAATATGTTTATCATCCGCACGATCTACTCGTACAGGTCGATAGCAAAGAGCCAGATGAAAAGTTCCATAAAGCCTTGGAAAAACGCAGCATTACGCCTAGAGGGATAATTCGAGAGATAACTAACAAGACGTTCGGCGATGAAGAATTCATTATTATAGATAAAGAAAATAGTGTTATCCGTGTTGTTGTATCTGGACATGCTGGACGAGACGGCCATAGTATCGGTTTGCGAGCCAGCGCGGAAGACAAACCTGTTGAGATCAAAGAAACGCCGACCGGTAATATTGTGTTCGGCGCTCATAGCATATTCGTACCGCCAGACGCGAGAGCTGTTCCAATAACTTACAAGAAGGTCAAGAAACTAAACTTTACTGGCAGACCGGATATACTCCAAAAGAGGGTGGCAAAAGGAGATTTCGACGAGCTCGTTGTTATCAAGTTCAACAAAGATCATTACGCGATAAACGGCGAAGATAAAGATCGTAAGCAAGCAATAAGCGATCTGCTCATTGTGTATGGGCTTAGCGAAAAGTCTGCAGAAGATGTTCTAAATAAGTCGACGCGGCAAGGAACGAGATGGATTATCGAGAAACAAGCCGAGCAGATATCACTTGATCCAAGGCTAACACCAGCCCCCGGAATGATAGAACCCCCTACCGTTCCTGATATGCTCTTTGGGAGCCAAGTGCCTACAAAGCCAGGTCTAAGATACCTGATGACAGTATCTTCCGTGAAAGGGATTATGCCCGTTCGACGTCGGGCTAATGAGCCGTTAAATCCAGAACTTGTAAGGGCTGTACAAGAAGCAGCCCAAACGGGCCAAAAAGAAGTATTCGACACAACTACTTTGTCTTCGCTTCTATCTATCGCAGACGACAGAGAAATCATAGACAAGCACTTACCTGACGTATTACAGGCCGTCGACGCGCTAGGTCGTATTCTATTTACGTTCTATTGGCATAGCGACGATTTCGAGAAGCGTTACGGACAATACGACGTCGAACGAATTAAGAATATGCTTTCTGCTCAATTCAAACAATTAGGCAAGCTAGCCGTAATGCTAAAAGAGCAGCAGCAGACTGCAACGACACGGCATATCGATGAAGGTACTGGCGAATTTGGTTCGGCTAGAGAGTTAGGATAACAAGATATGAAAATACACGAAATTAAACGTTCGACTGTTACAGGAAATCCGCTAGTTGTAGCGCAAGAGGCTACTTCAGTGGTATTTTCCATCCCCGTGCCCGCCGAAGGGCTGATCAAGCGCTTCTCGCTGGCGGTAGAGTCAGATGGAGTGCCAACAATAACGGCAGTGGATCTATACGACGCCCAACCTTCTAGCACGGACCAGGCGTATAATCATATTTGCGAAGTTATACCCACGCAAACCTCTGCCCCTGTTCAATATATCGGAGAGGCGGCTTATTCGGTTGTCAGCCGTCGGGATGCTGCCGGCGGAACATTGTTTCTGAAGATAACCGCTGGCAGCAACATACCGGCTAACTCTAAGTTTGCTTTGTCGCTTGTAATTCACGTTGGCGGAGCTATCATGTAATGAAATCAGAGCACGAATTTACCAAGTCCGATATATGGCGACCACCGGACTGGCGATGGCGCCGTGCGCAAACGCTCAAGGACAATTCAGAATTGCCGCGTACCGACGATAACGATGATTATGTGCTTTTAGCTATAGATTACATGCGCGGCAAGCAAACTTCTGAGCAGCGTACGGCTGAGAGCATTTACTCCAAAGAAGTGTTGGCTTCGGTGAAGTGGGAAATTGAGGCAAGGATTATAGCCGGTCAGTCTGACAACGATATAGCCAGCAGACTATCCGCATCTAGTGACGTCGTGCGGTTTTACGAAGCTTGGTTTTATAATATAAGAGATAGGTTGAACAATCACAGCTACATATTCCAACGGCTTATATACCCCATTATAGAAGTAATTGATGGTAAGCCGTCCAGGGAGGCTATATGGAAGTTCTTTGCGTTCTGCGGCGGTAAGGAAGTTATCGACGAGGTGATATATGATGCTTCGATAATGTCCGGCGTTTCGAGTAAAGATTTCTGGAAGATATGCCTTAAGCAAACTGCCCTGCGACGTCTAGCTGTTAAGGTAGCGTTTAGCGATAGACTTGTCGAAACAAACGCCGAGAAGTTCCTGTCGGCCGTGTCAGATGACGCGAAGAGACCAGAAATCGACAATCTGCATAAAGTCCTGGCTGACAGCATAAGCCGACTGGGTTGGAACTGGGGTGACAAGAAGCTTCTCGAAAGCGCCAAATTAGTGCCGAACTTTGAAATTTTGACTCCGGAGTCAAAAAATGGCAGCTAAGCGCATAACGCCGGCTACAAAAGAGAAGATCAAGAAGGCGGCCAACGAGCTTATTGACCTAGTAGAAATGGGGGAGGAGCCACAGACCGCCGCGGTCAAAATCGCAAGGGTTTATGACCTTACAAAAGACCAAATAAGAATGGTCGTCCGCGCGTATAATACGGCCGCTTCTCTATCTCAACTAGAAGATTTAGACAAGCGCGCCGAAGTACCCCGCGTTATAAACGCAGAAGACGTCGTAAAAGCCGTATTTAGCCGAAATACATCAATAAAGACTGCTAGTCAACCTTCCTATAACGAGTCTGCAGCGGTATCTTCTGACTGGAAGCTTCCGGTTAGTAGCGTTATAAGACCCACAACCATTAAAACAGGGTCTGCTAGCATTAAACTAGCTTCGTTAGACAGACCAAAGCCTAATAGAAAAGACGTAACGCCGTTTGTGGCTGACCAAGCAAGGAAAGAAGCCGGAATTGCTAAGCTAGCATCAGAACGGCGCTTTGCTAATGCTATTGACGCACTTGCACAGTATTTTTCTTGTCACGGTTCTGTCCACCCCGACGTTGTCAAGCAAAACGCTGTAGCTGTATTTGGTAAAGAGGGAGAGACCATCGTCAAGCTGGCGCTTGACGTGGCCAATCTAAAACATCCTCCTATTTACTCGAACGACCCGATATTCGACGCCAAACGACCTCCATATTCGCTTATTAAACAGGCTGTTGACTGCTGCAACGAGTATTTAGAGGCCGTTAAGGCAGAAAAGCTTGCCAATTTCGCATCTCCGCCGAAGAAGAAACTTGATATTGCCGACCTGAGAAGGCCTATCTACGGAACCATCTTCCCAGAGCTTGAGCCCGAGCGGTGGCAAACCATTTTCCCAGAGCTCGACTTTAGGAAAGAGGCCAAGTCTTCCATGTTCCCTGATGTGGGCTCTATCTCTAGCTTCGGTCAGTCTGTTGGCGAAATTTTCGGAAAGACACAGCCGTCAGTAGTAAAGCCGAAAGACGTTTCAATGAATATCGAAGCTGCGTCGCTTAAGGTCAAAAGCTATCTTATTTACTTGATGGCAAATGACCCTGTTATAAGCAAGTATCCTTCCGATGAAATTGTGAAGGTATATAACGCGCTAAGCCGACTGGCTCCCAGAGCCATGCAGCAACCTAACCTCATCCGTATGTATCTGCGTATCGCGTTGCAATCTGGCGGCGTTCTAGACACATTCCATACGAACTCGCTTGTATCTCTCAACAGAGAGCTAGATCGGATCGCTACTGGAATGTCGTCCGGTATGTTTAATTTAGCTGAACCAGAAAGAGGCAAAGAAGAATCATTGGTCTAGCCGTAAAGGAGAGCTTTACTTATGTTTTGCCTATATCCGCTGCAGAAGCTTGCAGAGCTTGTGAAATCGGGAAGAAAGTCCAAGAGTTTTACGGAGAAGAACTATCCGGAAAAGGCAAAAGAGATATATAGATCCCTTAAACGCGAATACGGCGAAGAAATGCCCGCCGAAGTCAAGGCTCGCATAGCACTTGCTCGTGCTAAGGGCAAAAAGCCTGGTACCGGCTATACTGCCCCGTTGCGCTATCGGTGGAGTTCGACGCGTAAGAAGTACGTATCTAAGTGAATAATAACGAGGTAACGAACAGGGCCTTGCTATGCGCAACAACAGCGTACTGAACGAAATACGCGCCTACAAAAACCATGTCAAGGCGGCGTTCGATGTCGAAAAAGCAAGGGAGATCTTGACTGCTACGTTACCGCCAGCTTTGGGTCTCGGCGCAGTAGGTGTTCTGCTTGGCGTTTTGTTTGATAAAAAGCATGGAATCTTTTCTGGGCTGAGCGCGGCCTTAGGCGCCCTTGGAGCTGCAATTGGTGTTGGCGTCGGGTTATATAGTATGGGAAAAGAAGTAAAGTTAGACGTAGAGAAAGATACTAGCGGTGGTGGTGGCGCCGGTCGTTTAGAGGGTATGGTTAGCGGTTTAGAGAGGTTTGTAACAAGAGTGATACCTGAGCCGGATAGTCGGACGTCAGGTGCTATCGGTTCTCTGGCCGACCTTGTATCGTGGTTTGATCCTGCTACCACAGCCGGACTTAGTGGACTAGCCGGAGCTGGTTCGGCTGCTACAAAACCCATGTGGGCTAGATGGGTTAACCCTGAAATACCCGACTTTGACAAAATAAGAAAAGAACTAAGAAGAGAAATCGGGGACATCCCTATCAAGCCAAGACATAGCGACCTTACTAGGGCTATAGAAGTGATCAATAATGAGATCCGACAGATTCGGTTAGGTCAACGGGGTCCGTTAAACCGACAGACTCAGGCCCGGCTTCGCACGCTAGAAAACCAGCTACGCTCTCTTAATAACATAGGTAGGAGCGCGGGTGTTCTTCCTAGATTCTCGATTGGCCGGCTCAGGCTGACGGGTAAAGATGTTTTACGTCGCGGTGCCCGCTGGGCTGGGTGGGGGTTTTTAGGTAGCTTGTTAGGGCATTTGTTTGCGTCACCACGAGAGAAATAGTCTTTTAACGTTGTTTGTGGTATAATATTACTTGTTGACGGCATAAAGACCGATCTTTGATGGCAGAGGAGACAAAATAATGCATGATATTTATCACGTCGCAAATATAGCTTCTAGGATTCCCCTTGACGATGATTATGTGAAAGAGGCTGCTGATGTATGGGATATTGTTATACCGGGCGCAGGGCTCGGAATGACAGCGCTCATTTTAAGCCAACTGTTGGGGTTTGATAAGAAAACATCGGCACTGCTGACCGTTTTGGGGGCCGTTGCGGGAGCCGGCCTGGGAGCCAGCGGTATTACATCTATATTCGGCGGTAAGGCCGGGGGAGGCGGGGGAGGAGGTGGAGGCGCATTAGGTGCGCTAAGTGCAGCGGGCGCAGGAGGCGGCGCCGCCGGGGCCCTATCGCCTGATACTATTAAGCAAATCGAGGAGGCACTCAGATCGTTGGAGAAAGGTGAGAGCGGTTATACGCCATTTGGAAAAGGGCTCATCGGGCTTTCTGCGGCTACAGGCGCAGGTATTGGAGCATTTCCCGGAGCGGTTGGGAAAGCGAAAGATCTGGTTAAAGCTATGGGTGTGCCCGACTTTTTGATGCGTACGCCTGGAATCGCAAAGCAATATATTAAGGTCTTAGGGGACATTGCGAAGCGTTCGCCCGAAATTGCAAAGGAATATGCGAGGCACATAGGTGAACTTGCGAAACACGCGCCCGAAGCCGCAAAGGAATATATTAAGCGCTTAGGCGATTTTGCGAAGCGCTCGCCCGAAATCGCGAAGGACTACGCTAGACACTTAGCTGCGCTTGCGAAGCGATCGCCCGAAATCGCTAAAGACTACGCTAAGCAGCTAGGCGCGCTTGTGAAGCGCTCGCCCGAACTCGCTAAAGACTACGCTAAGCAGCTAGGCGCGCTTGTGAAGCGTGTGCCCGGAGCCGCTAAGGGTCTATATCAAGCCGGCGTCCAGCGTGCCGGAGGTGGTTTGGCGGCTTTGAAAGGACTCGCGCAAAGCGCAGTTAAGAATAAGAAAGCTTTAGGCCGCAGCGGCGCACGTGGTCTTGTTGGCGGTCTTGCCGGCTATGGATTAGGCAGAGCTGTGGCTGACGTCTTCGACTTGAGAAGAGAGTATTAATTAATTGATGTCGCGGTAGATAACTGCTCCGCTCAGATTATGTGCTAACTTGTATGTTAGCGTGTTATGTTTTGTTACACGCTTATTAATTGCAGTCAAAAATTAGAGTAGTTCTATATTACTTTAACAAACTGTCAGCTTTTAGCAGCCACAAATGCTCAAGGTTGTTCCTCCAAATAGCCAGTCCTTTGACGAGCCAGTCACATATGCTATTAAAGTGGCTTCTCGTGGGCTGGTTGGGGAGGATAAGAAGCAGCTGCTAAAGCGTGCGGCTGCGTATTTTGTAGATGTGCTACAAAAGTCGCCGCCTAAGAAGGGCGAAGTCCCTATCCATGTTATAGCGCTTGGAGACGGAGAACACTTCGGTCCAAATAAAAACGGCGACTATTTTCCTTCAGAGACTTGTGAACGAGACCATCCCACATTCACTAAGTTTGCTTACTTTTACAGGTCTCACATCAATAAAGACCCTAGACGTAGCTATGGCATTGTAAAAGCGTCATATTACAATAAGCCTGCTGGAAGAATAGAGCTCTTAGTATACCTGAACGGCACTAAAGAAGCCGCAGAGCGTAATAAGGGACTGGTCGCCGACGATGAAATAGAGCTTCTGTCAAAAGGGGAGGATATACCCGTAAGCATGGCGACCAGGGTGCCGTACGACGTATGTTCTGGTTGCGGCAACAAAGCCAGGAATAGGCTTGAGTACTGCGGGCCTGATCGATGTGTTAAGTACGGCGGGCTAAAGAACAACATAGGCAAAACGTTTGACGACGGCCATACCCTATGTGCCGTAAACCCCATCTGCGAGTGGTTCGATATCTCCCATGTTCTTCGTCCCGCCGACAGAATAGCGTATTCGATTGCCGTATATGGAGAGCTTACTAAGCAGGCAGAAGCTTCTGGCCGTGTTATCTCTGGGGCAGAGCTTGCCGAGCGGATAAAACTAGCGCTTCCTGTCTGGTATATTGACGCTCTTCCGTCGTCAGCCGTTAAGAAGCAGTATAAAGCGTTAGTCACGTTAGCTGAAGTTGAGAAAACAGCGGCATTTGACGAAAGTTATGCAAGGAGACTAGCCGACATCTCCCGCGTAGCGAGTAGCGGAAATCGCGTTTTTATAAAAGATGCCGACAAATACGAGCAGCTATCGGCGGCCGGCCGATTGGGTATATTACTACCCCCTAAAGTTTGGGCTGATTTGTTAGGCGCTCCTGACTTTACAGATCATCTGCCGGGTGTATTTACCAAGCTGTCACGACAAGCTGACGTTGTCTCCGTCTTGGAAAGTAATCCGTACGTCCAACGCGAAATGACAAAATGCGCCGGATCGCTAGATAGCTCGCTCTTGTGCTACTCTATTAAACCTTTTGACCTTTCTGTTAAGAGTGCCAGCAGTCTAGGCTACGTTAGGCTGGCCGATAAAGCAGACGCTGCCCTAGGCCCGGTGCTAGCGTGCGAGTATGCAATGTATCAGTTAGCGGTGTTGTCAAACCACATAGATAGTCCCGATTTCAAGAAAATGGCTGCCGCGGCCGTTTCCATGCAATTTTGACTCCGGAGTCAAAATTGTATTGAGCGCCCGGCTTTATAAATGCTATCATAGATATTAAGGTAGTAGTTTGTTGTCTGATTTACCTTTGAAGCTTAAACGAGGAGAGAAAAATATGAGCAAATCTTTGCGCGAAGTGACTGACGTTCTTCGGCAGATAATCGAGGGAAAAATAAAGCAAGCATCTATCGGCGACAACGAGGACGATAAGACCCAACCTGCGGAGATCGGCGAACACGGCGAAGAACTGATCCAGGAAAATAAGGATACGATCCCGTCCGGTGTCGAGAGCCACGACGAAGAGGAAGAGAAAGACACGGACGAGGATAAAGAACTGGAGACTATTGAAGGCGCCGAGAATTTGCTTGCCGGTCCTGCGGGGTTCGAGGGCGTCCCAGAACCGTCCGATACGCCGACAGATAGCCCTACTTCCTCGCCTGCCAGCGTCGAGAAGCAAAGCCATATAAAACAAGCAAGCACAAACGAACTTTCCGACGCAGCTATATTCTATGCATCTAGTATCGCCGAGTTCGTAAAAGAGGCATCCGAAGACGGTGGATATCTTCTTAGCGAGATTTCGCCGAGAATACTATCTAGAATTGTCGCAGACAAAGTGGTCGAAGACGCTAGAAGCCGGGCCAATATGGTAGGTGCCATATTGTATTCGGTGAAATTGGCCCAAGATGCGAGTGTCGAGGAAGAAGAGGCCGAGGAAGAAGAGCCTGAAGCTGAGGAGGAAGAAAGGAGAAGTAAAGAAGACGAGATCGAGTCAGAAATTCCTACTTCCCCCGAAGAAGAACAGCCCGCTATTTCTAACGAAGATATAGACAAACTGCTTGATGCGATAGTCGATCTCGCTAGAAGTGAACCTATCGAGCAAGGTAGTCCTGAAACGCTAGAAGAGGAGGAAGAGCCTACTGAGGAAGGGCAGGAAGAAGAGGAGACGCCGGAAGAGTCGCCCGAAGATAAAGGAGAAATCATGGAACGATTGCTGGCCGGCTCTCCGGCCCCAGCGCAGGAAGCGGCTCCTCCGGAGGAAATAAAAAACGCTAGTGACGAAGAAATCCTTTCGGCCACTCTAGATGCGCTTCTGGCCAGAGGAGAAAGTCTTACCGACCTCGCGTCAAAAGGCGGTAGGACGGGTTATCGCCTGGCCAAGTCCGCGGAAGTGCATTTAAAGAGCGGTAAATACGTTCCTCTTTCTCGGCTACCCGCAGAGAAGCGTGCTCGCGCTAAGCGCCTCCGCGATCACGTTGAGGACTTTATAGCGGATTTGTATAATAAAAGTAGAAACTAACGAGGAGAGATAAATATGGCAAGAATTGCAGAATATGCAGAGAACCTAGGCCTCATCGTTAGCGAGCTCTCCAAAAGGGCTGCCCGGCAGTTTGAAAAACGGGCCGAGGTGGCCAAACGCGTCCCGGAAATCGTCGACACCTTGGTTGCAAACTCGTTTATTACTGTGAACCAACGGGAAGTCGCGGCTAAGCTTCTTAATACACACGAAGGAAGCTTGGAGATTATTGAGCGAATGGCCAAAAAGGCCAGTGCTCGTCCGTCCGGGTTTATTGGAGAGCCGGTTGGAAGTTCGACGCAGAGTATTCGGCGTGTGGCCGTAGACCATGTCCCGCGGATAGATGATCTTCCGGTAGCACAAGAGTTCGCACAAAAGATTCTATCTCGGTCATAATTGAAAACAATCTAAAGAGGAGAATATAACGATGGCTAGACTGATTGTTCAAGCATACGATCACGCATTGAACGTCGTGCGTGGCTGGAATCCGCCGACTCATCTGCAAAAGGTCGCCCCTGTCGATAGCGCGCTTTTGCAGACCATTAGCTCGTGGCCTGCTGGGCGCGTTGGTTTTGTGTCCGGTTCTGGCGGCAACGCTGGTACTATCACTTTGGCTACTCCGACCAACGTGTCCGGAAACCCGATGCCTCTTTACCTCTTGCAAGGCGGCCAGAGCTATGACGTTTCGGATACAGGCGTAAACGCCGCCGGTAACATTGTCCAAGTTAATGCCTCGCCAGGCGGTATGATAACCGGTCTCGTGGCGACTGGTGGTTTTGAACTACAGACCACGGAGTACTACACCAGTGGTACCTACGCGCCTAATACACCGCTTACGGTCCGTCTGGATAGCGACAACGTAGGTGGTCTTATTACGAACGGTGCGTTTTATACCAACTGGGTTTGCGGTATTGCTTCTTTGCACTGGGGATATGACTATCAAGCCCTCGGCCCCGGCCAATATCCGACTAGTCCCGTTGGCGTGAACGCTATGCGAAGAAACGTGCTCACGTTCTGGAGTTACTTCTTGCCGAAGACCTCTTCTTAATGACTAGATAAAAACCGAGCTTGCAACTGTAATTCTAAGATATGAGGAGACGAAAACTATGGCAGATCCTGCAGTCAAAACAGGTGATCCCATTAAGGATTATAGACTGTTGAATGAAGCGCTATTTAACCAACTGATGGGCGATCCGTACGAAAAAGCGGCAGCCCAACAGGATTTGGATAACTTTGTTCGACTGATGGCTCGTGAAACCGGCGTCCAGCGTCGGTTCCTGCCGTTTTTGCCGATCACCAACGACCAGCTGACCCCGCAAGTTAATACTGACGTGCCGGCTGTGATCCTGTTCAAGGAGCCCAACAGCCCCGGTGCCATTAACGTTGGTTACAATACCAACAACAGCGCCTGGTTCGTCCACGGTGATCGTTTCTTGCTCACTTTCAACAGAGTTCTCAGTCCGACTCTGTGGTGCGATAAGAGCCTGCTGAGAACCTATCAGTACGATATTCGCCAAGTCGTTACTGACCAGCTGGTGCTGGACCTAATGGCTCAGGAGGATTCCCGATTCTTTGCCGCCGTCAATAGTGCGCTCGGCACCACGGTAAACGGCGCCAGTCCGATGACTGGTGTTGTGCAGTATGTTGGTTATAGCGGCGGCTTTAGCCGTGAAACCTTTGTGAGCTCTTTGCAGATTCTGCCCAGCACCCCGGCCCACTTCGAGACTCAAACCATTGTCGTCAATAACGTTACTGCCAAAGAAATCAGAAAGTGGGACTTCATGGAATTGGGTGGTCAGCGTAGCCAGGAAGTTCTGTTTGGCGGTAACGCTTATGACCAATTCGAGGATATTAAGTGGGTCGTTACCATTAAACGACATCTCGTTCCTGACCAAGAGTACTACCTGTTCGCCGATCCGAGAGGTCTTGGTAAGGCCTATAGCCTGGAAGACGTCACCATGTTCGTTGATACCAAGGCCTGGAATATCCTCTGGTTCTGCTACGAAGAGATCGGCACGGCCATTGTTAACGGTTATGCTATGGCCCGCGCGAAATTCAACGTAACGTAATCGTGTGCCCGAGTTGCAGGAGAAAACGCTATGCCCGACAGAGAAAAGATTATCGAAGCTCTGGAATATATTGACGACAACTACGCTAAGCCTGCCTTCTTTCGTAGGCTTGCGGAACTTGGTATCATTCCGGAAAACGAGAAGGAAGCCGAAGTCCTAATCAAACTCGGCGAAGAAGCTGGCGAACTTCTTCGACGTCTCAGCAACGCTGAAATGGAGAAGTTCGCTGCGGATAGCTCTGCATATAATGATCCGAAACTTATCGAAGCCGTTTGCACTCTCTTCGGTAGGGACTAGGCTATGATACTCAAGGTGGTAAAACCTGGTGGTGTAGACATAATGGGAAGACGGTTTCCGCAAAACTATACTGTGGAGGCCGACTCCTACGCTGAAGCGTTTGCCAGGTCCCAACGTGGCATGCTTCGCAGACGGCGTAAGGTTATTAGTAAAGTAGAAGCTTTATTGGCCGCACTTGCAAGCAGCGGCAAGGTAACGATTGAGACGGAGTAGTCGTAATGGCCAGGGTGACGTTTAACACCGACGTGAATATCGCCGGGCGTCAGTTTCATTCTGGCGATACAGTTACAGGCGATAGTGTGACAGATGTGGTACTAGAGCTTATCAGGCTATGCCATATAAGCCTCGGAACGCTTGGCTCGTTTCTTTCGCGGTTAGAAGAGACGGTACAGCGGCTTGTATCGGCTAGCCATATTGTCGATGTAACAAGATCGTATACGTTACCTTTGGGGTTAGACCAGGAGTCGAATAAATATTGGGTGCTAGTAGACTGTGTTACTTTAGATAAGGTATTTGTACCATCGCTAAAAGGATTAGAGGAGTACAACGACAAGATAGTTAAAGTTGTATCGGAAGATGGTAATGCGATATGTGGATTAGTTATATCTAGCAACTCCTATGACGTATGCGACGAGCGCTCATATAGAGTAGATGGAGTATTTCCAGCCTGCGCAGAATGCTTAAATAGCTTAGAAAAATAGATAGTACGACTTTGCTATCTGACAGTATTGGGCCGCGTTAGAATAACGCGGCCCTTTTCGTTTATGCTGAACTAATTATGTAGCAATGTTATAATAGAAGAAAAGTCGTGTCTGTGTAATTTTTTTATCTTAGGAGTAACACGCAATGGTTAAAATTAGCGAATTATCTGCGCTTACAAAAGCCAACCTTGCCGCCGACGACAAACTAGAAATTCTCGACGTTAGCGACCATTCTATGGCGCCTACCGGCACTAATAAAGCTATCACGGCTGGTAATTTAGTAGGGGAACTCCTGAATGCCGTACCTGGAACTATAGTGGCGAATGCGGCCGTTGTCGCAGACCCATCTGGTAATGTAGCGCCTGGGGTCGGGCAGAACGAACTAGTAAGGCTCAATGTTACGCCAGGTACGTGGACGACTGGAAAAGCTCTTGTCGTAGATAACAATGGCGAAGTAAACGGCGTTAATAGTACCCAGTTTGCCTATATTGACACAACGCCGGGTAGTTGGACGGAAAATAAGGCGCTTGTTGTTGGAAGCGACGGTAAAGTTAATTCCGTTTCTAGCGAACAGTTCCAAGTATTAAATGTTACGCCCGGTAGCATCGTTCCCAATAAAGCTCTTGTAGCAAATAGCTACGGTTCAATATCGTCGTCTACAGTGGCAATAAATACCGGTAGTCCTGGAAGCATAGAGATTGTACTAGGGAATACCTCGGTGGTTGTCGACGGCGATAGCGTTACCGTTTCTGATGGTACGTCGTCGGTTGCTATCACTAAATCTTCCATATCAGCAACCGCCTCGCCGCTGACCGTGATATTACAAGGACTACCGACCTCAGATGTGGGTCTTAGCAACTATCAGCTGTGGGTGGACGAGCTAGGTTATGTCCGGATCAAATTACCAAGCTAATTTTTGACTCCGGAGTCAAAAAAGTTTTAAAGCTACCACCATAGCGGGATCTGTGATATGCCACTAGATAATAGATATAACATTCTACAGAAGGCTCTAAACGACGAGCCGGTAGCTTTGTTTGATCTTACGAAGCTTGCCGACGACAGGGTCCATATAGCCAATATCTTGTATCAACTAGAGCTGTCTAAGACAGATAGTCTCGAACGCAAACAGCTTTTTGACTTGCTATACACTGTGTTTGGCGAGGACCAGTTCGGACGCAAGGGCTAGTGTTATGGCTAGGATACAAGAAGAGATACCGCAATTTCTTGGACAGCCCGTTTATGCCAAAAAGTCAGCCTTCCACGCCAGGGCAGGCATGGATGTTGAGTTTGAAGCCACTATCAGAGACGAAAACGGAAATCCGATCAACTTAGGTTCTTCTGGACCTTACGGTCAGGCAACGCTTAAAGCCTATTTCAAGGAAGGTAGCAGTACTAGCTGGCTAGACGGGCATAAAGACGTTAGTATTTTGGACAGGCCCGCCGGCAAAATAGCCTTTACACTGCACGATGACGTAAAGAACGTGCCGGGCGTGTATGATGTGCTTGTCAAGATAATAAACAGCGACGACAAATGGGTCGATTCCAGAGAGTACTACATCTACCTGGATCCGTCTCCCGATCAGAGCAAACCTACCGAGTTCCCACCGCTTTCTAGGGTTCGTACAGAGCTTTTCGACACTAGCTACATAGAAAATGAGCTTCTTGGCCAGAAGCAGTTTAATTTAACAGATATATGCACGGCGGCGGTAGCCGCTGTTGATGAATGGAATACCTCAGCGCCGTTCGTCCCTACGCTTACAGTTACGACAAGCACAATATGGGATTGTTGCAATTTCATCGTAGGCGTCAAGCTAAAACTCTATTCTATGCTTGTAGAACACTATCGTAAAAATAGTCTCGTGTACCAGGCTGCTGGTATTGCTATTAACGATAGCAAGCTGCAAGAGTATAGCACAGCATTAGCGGAGGCTCAGCGTAAGTACCTAGAGGAAGTATTTCGGTTGAAGTACCATAAAAACATGCGAAATATATTCCGAATTATTCCGTAGGGCCGGCTATGCTAAAGCTTGCAACGAGAAAACTACTTAAGGAAGTCGGAGATAGAGCAGCCCGCATTGTCGCAGGCTCCACTAACAGGGACGAAGCGCGTAAACGCCTTCGGCAGCTTCGCATAGCGCTTACCTACGGCAAGAGACCGGCGGAAGTTGCAGCTATAAACCTTGTTATCGACCTATTCCGCGACGTTGTCGAAAAGCTCGATCCGACATATGTCGATGAATGGTGGAGCGCTGTGCAACAGCGATTCCACGAACAAGACGAAGATATTAGCAAGATAGACCCGGACGAGCTGAGGAAGGGATTGCCAGAGTACGCCGTCGCACCCAATGTTGAACTAAGAAGCACATGGCAAAAATACGTTATTGCGCCGCACGAAGAAGTTGATGCATATTTTATTAGACAAGGCGACAAGTACGTCGTTAATCCCAGAGTAAGGCAGGCTTTCCGTCATTTCAAGAAAAAGTTTAATCTCGATATTGGCCGCCTATACATGGAAGCCCCCAACATGGGCAATCTGTTGGGGTTCTTCTTCGTGGATAAGAAGACTCCGACTGTAGTGATGTCGCCAATGCAAGGCGCAAGTTTCTTGCAGACGCTATTTCACGAACTTGTACATGCCACATCACCTACCAGCCTGTACCAACTGCAGACGCATCCGCGCGTTAGCGACGTCGAGAAAGATAAAGTGCGATTGATACAAGAAATAGCGGCCGAGGCGACCACTAGGGCGTTCCACAACTGGGTCACCGAGAACTATACTCCTGGCGTTGTCGCGGCTATTGCTAATGGCATTCTTCCTGTTCCGGATACGCCAAAATGGAAGAGGTTCGTTAGGGAGAACAATATCCAAATAAATCCGCCAGCTATAGTTCGACACCCTGTTGAGATACTAGCTGGCGACAACGAGCATATACCGCTTGTGGAAGAGCTATCGAAATACAAAAATATTGGTACGTTTCGTAAAGGATGGTACAAGTTGCTTGATATGTGGTGGGCCATATCAAAACCATCTATCTACAGTAAGGCAGCAGCTATGACAGGACAGAATCAGCCTCTTAGCCAGCTACGACCAACAATAGACAAACCTCCGGCGACCAGAGGTAGCGCGCTATTGGATCCTTCCCAAGGTCAAAATAAAGAACTTGATAGGTTTATAGCTATTATTAGATCGGTAAAGGCGCTTTTACATAGACTGACGGCTTCCAATGTGGCCGAATCTACCACCCAACACACCACCGTTTAAGTGGGTCATATGTGAAACAGACACAGGATATTACCGTATATCCTGGGACTTGGAAGGACCGTTTTCGGATCCGACCCCGTGGACGTTCCAGGTTCAGATAAATAACCTTAACGGACAGGATGACGCATGGGAAAATATCGGAGATCCTGTCCAAGATGCCAACTTCGTGCGTATAGAACAAGGTCGACATTATATACCGAACGTTACACCTCTGTTTAGGGTAATACTGACGACGCCGCAAGGTGCTTATACCTCGGGCGCAGTTTCATCATTAGGCGAACTGACGTGGCGTCAGAGATATATAGCTAAGAAGTTGTATCGGCTCTTGCGATTGGAACGACCGTCCATGCCGAGACTGAGGGGATGGTTACTGCACCGCAAGGCCGTTGGGAGTCCGTGTACCTGCTCTAGCCAGATTAAGGCTGCTACCGATAGCAAGTGTCGAATATGTTATGGTACTGGTGTTATTGGCGGATTTTGGAAACCCGCGGATTCCCCTGTTATTCTCATAAGCGCGCAACAAAGCGCTGCCAGGATAGACATGAAACTGGGGACTACGGTGAATGTAGCCAAGCAAGGGCTATTTGTAGGTCTGCCGCTTGTCTATCCTAGGGACGTTTGGGTTGATAGTGTATCTCGATTGCGTTATATAATAAGAGAAGCCAACATTGCTGCGGAGCTAAACGGAATTCCGCTTATAATACAAGCAACAATGGGCCTCATACCTCCAGATAGCCCTATATACGCAATAGAGGTTAATTGATGTCAGACCATCCGTTTGACCTAGCACCCGACGAAGAAGTTTGCACATTAGGTCCTTCGCCGTTGTATTTTGACAGAGTTTTCAGGCGGGTAATTTCCGAGCATTTTTCTGAGTCAACCGCTATAGTTTCACCATACCTTAGAAATAAACTGTGTGTCGATGACTATAAGAATAACTCTATCCGAATTGAGCCATATTACGTATGGACACCGGAGTCAGCCGACAGCGGCCCAGCTGTTATTATTACTAGGACAGACTGGTCTCCGATATTTAACAAACTAATGCGTGGTTATACTAATATAAGCAATATTGCTGCCGTTGTACCGTCGTTGTGGCAGGGGTCGCATTTGTTTAACTGTGTATCTGCTGTGCCTATTGAGTCCGCGGAACTAGCGTTTGAGGTCGCTAACTTGTTCATATCGAAACGTCGTCCTGTTGAGACAATGATAGGCGTAGAAAAGCTCATTGTGAGTAGGCTCGGCGCTACAACGCAGTCGCAGCATGTTGCCGAGCTATGGGAGACGCCCGTCGTTATAACCTACATATTCCAGAAATCATTTGACATATTAAAACATACCTGAAGGCATTAGGAGCTGAAAATGCCCAGATTAAATGTCTTCGACGCAAATCCAACATTGGCCGCAGTATACACGATAGGCGGCGTTACGATCACGGTAAAGGACGACGAAGGCCAGGCGATTGCGGAGCCCATGGCCGTACTACAGGTGCAGTACGGTTTTTCTACGCAGGTCTCTCCCATATTTGACCTCGTATCGAAAGATATGATTCTAATTCGCGGTATCCCTATGGGAGAGATCAACTTGTCAGGGATGGTTGGTGGTACAAACGATATTATAAGTTTTATACAGGCATTTTCTACGGCTTGTTCGGCAGGCGGAAGCATAGAAATAAGGTCCCAGACGGCCTGTCCTAACGACCCGTCTTATATAAAGATAAAATTTTCGACTGCTATTATGAAAAGTATAGGGGGCGCAATTTCTGTTAATACCCCTGCTCCTATGACCAGCATCGCTATAAGCTGCTACAACATGGAAATAGAAGTTGTCGAGTCTTCATCGTCTTCTGGCTCATAGGCTGTGTTATGCAAGATTACAATCTGATAAAATTGCCGCCGCTATCCCCATCTGTGCAGACTGACACATATGCCGGCGGGCCGCGGCTGATTCCGACGCATATTCTTACGACAGCAGCCGGCGGTCGTAGTTCTATACGGATAGGCCGCGTTGTCAGCATGTCCCCGTATTTGCAAGTATATAAGGTCATTACGGGCGAAGGACCGCCTATACTTGCTACACCGTTGAGATGGGGAGGACCAGGCCAGGTAGGAGTTGTATCTACCCCGACTTATACCCCAGGTGATTTCGTTGCCGTACTTTGTCATTCGGCGTTTCCCTACGGGTTCATATTGGGCTCGATACCGCTTGGAAAAGTAGGCCAACTGCCGCTGCCGGACAAGGTATCTATTATAGGATTCGACTTCTACAATTCCCTTTGGTATCCGGTTGCTACGGCGCTCAGATATCCGGATCTATCCGGCAGAATGTTCGCCGACGCATCGGGGCTTGAGCAAGGATTCAGCGCCGCCTCGGGGATGGCCATTACCATCGACCCGTTCCTTGCCCAGATAAGATACGACGAGGCGACGGGTCTGTTTGTATTCGCAATGGATCGTCTCGTTCGTATTAGTGGTAAGACGTATCAAGAATGGTCGGCGGCACACGAACGAAGCGGTTGGGCAGCGTCTGGTCTGACTTGTCTGTATGAAGGAGTTAATCTTACCGCAGACGAGCAAGCTGGCGCGTATTATGGTGACGGTTCTACGGAAATAAGCGAGCAAAAATCGGATACTAGCAAGACCTGGGAAGCGCCTATTGACTGTGTAGACTTTGGCCAGTTCCCGTTCCATCGGCTTCAGCAGTATAGCGGCGCATTAGGATTCTTCAAGCGTTCGTTCTTAGTCTCTCCCCCAGTAGATAAGTATGGGCAGCTCCATGTAATGAAAGACGAAGAAAACGAGGAAGGCGACTCTTCCTCCTCCTCGTCGTCGTCTCCGCCGCCTCCAGAGATCGGCTATACTGGTCTGTTTGATGAGTTTTTAGGCGTCGATGGCCTCTACTGCGCTAGATCGGCCGCTGGTTTTGGTTGGCTAAAGACGCCCATCATATCGGCACCGCGCAGGGCAGTAAGGATTAACGGTACCGGACTAAGCTTAAACGATGCTTATCGCCCGTTTCCGATTGATAATGATACAAAAACAGTTAAGTCCGTTTCTTATGCACTAACCACGTGGGATGTTTTGTTGCATTCTTTTGTGTGGTTTGGTTCACAAAACTTTATTCATGGCGGCGATTTTGTATGCGCTAGCGAGTCTGATTTCTTTGAAAACACGTTTAAGCGGCAAGGGTGGAGGCGCGTGATGAGTATGAATGGATTTGAGGAACTAGAATCTGGTAAGTTTATGCCGCCTCCCGAAAAAGCGTTTGTAGACGTGCTCGGTTTATCCGACGGTACTGTGTTCAATAGTGTTTCTTATATAGCCATGCTACCGGACGGCGGGATTACTATAGGCGACGGATACGGTAGCGAAATAGCAATGGCCGGCGGTAAGGTCTTTATCGATGCCCCGGGTGGTGTCTTTATAAGGTCTGGCAGAGAAGTCGGGATTTTTCCTGGTAGCGATTTTATCGTAACTGCCGATAATAGTATTGATGTTGCGGCAAAGAAAGACGTTCGTGTTGCTGCACGACACAACCTGCATTTAGCTGGTGCGTTGGCAGGCGGTGCACACGGAGTACTTATTGAGAGCAGAAGCACATCCGATAACCCGAGATGGTTTTTCAGCGGAGATCCCGACGCTGTTGGAGAGGGTGTGACTATAGGTGGTATTAGGCTGCTGTGCCCGAGACATGTAATAGCTGCCTATGCGAGTAACATCCATATGGTGGCGCACGGCACTGTTAGTGGCGGCGAGGTGCGTGTTGAAGCTTGCGGCAAAAATCCAGGACGTCCTAATGGTCGTGTGGTTCTCGTTGGCGACACCGTAAACCATCACGTCGACTGTGCTGTTATATTCAGATATCCTGCATACGGTAACCCGTCTACGATATACTTCGCCGCAAAAGACCACTTCATGGCGCCGGTGTTGTACATAGTAGATAGCGTAAAATGTAAAACGGTCGACGAGTCTGGATTTGATGTCGGTAGATATAATAAGTCGTTAATCTCAGTTAAAAACCATATTTCTGCAATTCATCCAAACGCATATGACGACATAAAGACATATAGTTTTTGCTTCACATTCAGATCCGTGAATCAAATGTGTACAAAGTGCATCGAGCTTATAAAGCCACGATGGTATAGGTTGGCGGAAGACGACGAAGAGCGTGCCGCTGCTATCAGAAAATCCAATATGCGTATAAACACGCTTCACCCGAGAATATCGGGATCGTATCCCGGCTATGATCCCACCGGAAAAGCCAAGCCCAAAGAATACGATCAAAATGAGACCATACTAGAAGACGATAATACGGCCAAGGACCCGCCACCCAAAATCGAGCGCGCATCTGACATTACGATAAACATTAAAAGTAATAAGGGACTTAATATATATGGTATTAAAAAATGTGGGCGTGGTGTTGAGTGCGAGGAGGAAGGAGAGGAAGGGTAAGAAGGGGAGGAGTAGACCATGTCAGAAAGCGATCTTCAGCGGCTTCAACAGTCCGCAAGCCAAGATCTTGATGTTGTAGAGTACTTAAAGTGTTTAGCAACCGGTAAGCCGTTTGAGGCAAAGTACGTACTATTCGGCAACATAGAGATAGTTTTTCGAGAACTGTCGCTACAAGACAAGCAAATCATCCAGGATGCGGAATACTCGCGCGGTATTGATAAAAAGCAGGCTGAAATATTTGCCTCAATTTCTCAGTTCAACAACAACTTGCAAAGCAAGTCCCACACGTTTCGGCCTATATCTGAACTTTCCAGAACAACACAAGACGTGGTTGTTCAGCTTGTCAAGTGGTTTAGAGAAAACGTTGTCACGACGGTAAGCGTATACGAGGCTATTGAGCGTGTCTACGACGATTTCAAGACTAGAATAAATAAGCTAATAGATAGGGCATCTGATCCGGATTTTTTCGTAAAAACATCGCAGCAAGAGCAGTAGTTCTTGCTGCGATGGATAGAATGCCAGTCGGTGTTAGGATTGCGTATTATAGTATTAGCGAAGTCGAGCGTGCTGTTACCACGGCAACTATATTGAGCATTTTGGCTGCCTTAGACAAAGGGAAGAGTACGTTTGCTGCGGACGCGTTTGCGTTTTTGTACGATTTTAGCAATATTTCGGCCATTATCCTTGCTAACAGGAAAAGCACCAATGATGAACCCATATTACATAAGAGCAGCTAGTGTAGTTACCGGCCTGTCTCCGCCAGGGTTTAGACCTAGTATGCCGTATAGTTTTGATGCAGCATCGCTATTTGATCGTTCGAGGGAAGATATATCATCTATGTTTGATACCGTAAACAGACTTGTCAGTCAGCTATCACAATCACCGGCTTTGTCGTTGTTTAATCCAAGCACTGTTGTTCCACAGAGTCCGGCGTTTGTGCCTATTAGTGCTGATTCTTTTATTCCTCAATCGGCCCCGATGTCTATACTTCCGCCTCTATCGCCGACATCATCATGGGATAACGTTGATCTGCATCCATAGCTATGTCGGTAGCCATACTTCCTGTAAAGAATCGCGCCGTAGCGTTTGTGGACAACGCTGTACCGTTGTCCCTTACGATAGGGCTATCTGTCTCGGGCGGCGCTGTCAACAGGGTTACAGTCAATAGAAAGGCAGGCTATCAGGTATTGCACTCTCTCGGCAATGCGATATATTATGCTGGGTTTGTAGAAAGAGCGTGTGTAGTGGATATCCAAGGCGTTTTGTACGGACAATGCCCGACGGAATCTAACCCGAACCCGCTGATACCCGCCGGCTCTATACTTCGTATGCTCGGTAGTTGCAGAATATACGTTGGCGGATTTCATGGAAAGTGTGTAGAGGTTGTCGAAAGCTATATTGGCGGGCCCGTGTCGTCGTTTGGACTACGGCTTGTTGGCGTCTATGGCTAGCAGATATGGCAGAACTGCGGTTTACGGAATTTCGCGCCTACTGCACGATATTTAGTAGACGGACACTAACGTCTGCAATAGTACCCGTAGTGAAAATTGACTGCACGTACGCGAAGAACCAAATACCTAATGCAGCGCTTCTTGTTGCTGGTGGGTACGAATTTGAAAGGTTCTTATCGAGGCATTGCGCTGGAAGAGTGCAGGATCTGAGCGGAATTCACTACGTAGTTCCCGGTCTAAACACAGTACTTATCGCGACCGTAACGTTAAACGGAACTACGTTAATTTCCGGTCCCGTTGTCAATCTGACCAAGACGGAAACTGGCGGCAGTTTGCAATATGAGGTGTATGTCAATCATTGGCTAGACTGGCTGAACTACTCCGCGCCGCATTCGGCATATAGCGCACCATCAAATCCAGTATGTTTGACAGGTCATCCGGCTAACTTCGCCCTACCCGCCGGCGGCCTACCTCTAGGCGGGCATCTTTTTAGCGCAATGACCCATCTGTTTGGGGGTGGGGGTGATCTGTGGGAAGACAGGGTTAAACCGTTTTTACTAACAGTACTAAATACCAACTTTCTTGCGGATATCGGTCTGCCGACACTGCCGCCTATACCTGATGTATCTGATGCTCTAAGAAGGATTTATTCTAGTGGTCTTCCACTTGGGCTTATCGGGGCAGCAATACCAGAACTTCCTAATGTAATTGCGTCGTTGCTGTTAGATTTGCCGAAGAATCCCGAAGAAATCTGGGGAACGACGCTGTGGCGCCGTCTAGTAGAGGCTTTTTGTCCGTACTTTATGTTGGACATTATTCCTTGTGTCAACTCGGCCTTTATAGTACCATCAACTCCAACGTGTCCTTATCCTGCTCTGGTTATATCGAGAAGCAATCAGATTGCGTCTGTTGGTGCTAGAACGTTACAGAAACCTATAATGCTTTATGGTATATACGGCCAAGTGCAGAGCATTTATGGTCTAGGACCGGGCGACCTCTCTGCTACACCTATATTGGCAGCTATTAACACTGGCGTTGTTGGTACAGTAACGCTACGTCGCGCTCCGCCGATATTGGACTATATATTAACGCTAGCGCCGCCAGTTACTTATACAGGCAAGATATTAAGCATAGACGATCTCCGCGGTGCGCCGCCTATTTCTGCCAATAAGGGCGTTGATCCGATGTTACTTGCTAACTACGTTGCTGGATCGATGATGATGCGCGAACTGTTGGAGACGAGAGAAGCAATAGTTGTGTGCGCCCCCACGCCAGCCGTTCTTGTAGCGTCCCCGGGCAGTATCATATCGTTCTCCGGTCCTCAGTTCGGCACGTATAGCTGGTATGGTTGTGTTGATAGCGTTAAAATATCTGTAGACTCCGAAAACTGTCAGGCTCAGATAGCGTATTCGCTGACACACTGCAGGAACTCTTTAGATAATGATCTTTGTCCTGCCTATAGTCCGCTATATGGGACATACTTTAATGGGACATCGATAATAAACTAAAAATGGGTTGCGGTTGCGGAAAAAAGAAGATTGAAAGGACCAGCGTCGCTACTGTCGCGGCTGATGGTAGTACAAATAACGCTCGGCCTGCTGGTCCACTAAAAGACAGAGTAAAACCAGAGGAGGTCGTCAGGCCTATGGATATGGGAAATAATCGCAAAAGCTGTATTCAATGTGTCGAGAAGCACATAGGCGCTGCTATAGTGCTATCTACCGAGCTTCAACAGGGGTATCCGTATAGGGTTAGAATAATAGGCCATCTGCACGAAGCAGAGGAAGAAAGCTTACAATGGCCTGAATTATCGGCTGCTATACGAGAAGAGCGCGTCAAATTCCAGCAGTCTGGCGGCAAAGTATTGCCGGACTTTGACAGGATTATAAATATTATGGGCAAATACGCCGATAACGGCTAATTTTTGACTCCGGAGTCAAAAATTAGCGGCATTTAAATATGGGACGGTTCGCCGTCCCTTTTTTATTTTAGCTATGCCCTAACTTGTCGGTTTAGTGTTCTATTTTTAGAAGGAGCCTTTTAATGATCACGGCGATCCAGACCGTTTCGATTCCAGTCAATTATAGATCTAACATTACTAGCTTGGGCGACGCTTTTCGCATTGAGACACCGACGTTATTCGATAAATATCGTCATTCTTATTCTTCTGACGACTATATTGTTTATATTCCGTCGTTAAACAAGGTGAAAGACGACATTACATCAAATAAGTTGTTTGTATCGCGCGACGGTCGTATTATTTGTGTCAATAAGTCGCCGTCGCAAGTACGCGTGTCACGTTATGTCTCGTTTGATAGTATCGGGCTCAGATGCATAGACGCGGCTATCGGAAAGTCTTACATCGCAGCCTTGTATAAAGACCGCGTGTCAGTTATCAATTTTGATTGGGTCGAAATTGCGGAGATTCCAGTTCCGGACAGCATAGCCGCCAACATCGGATGCAACGTTAACAATGCTCAGCTTACAGCAATATACAACGATAAGGCCGCGTTGACCTACTATCAATTGCGCAAGAAAACGGTCCTGATCTTTGACATTAGGGCTGGAAAGCTTTGCAATGTCGTGGATAATCACACTGTATCTCAGGACGGTCGATATCTTATCGATTACCGTCTCATAAGTGCCGGTAGCGAAACGGCTAGTCGGCTGACTGTTCTCGATTTGGACGGAAACACGGTATTTGATGATATTCTTTATAACAACGCAGGAAATGTTTTATGCGTCGGCGATTATATTATTATCGAACACCGCACGCCAACCGAGTGTTTTGTGGTAAACAACATTAAAGATTCCAGATCAATTATCGTACCAGCCAGGTCTGCTGCTGTGACGAATGATGGTTATATTGCCGTAGTGGCGGACGATGCGTGCTGGGATCCGTTACACTCACAACAAACGGCGCACATCTTTCGTCTAGACGATATTCCTGCTGTTAAGTGGGGGCAGTTTAGGACAGGCGGCCTATGTTTGTTTGCCAACGTTAGTACTGTAGATGTTGTTTATCTTAATGACAACGAGGTATCGTCGAATAGGAATAACATAGGAGCACTAAAGCTATGACGTTACGTCACGACCAATATATGTGCCCCGCTTTCGCTGGCGTTATCGTCGAGGGTACAGACGATGAGCTTTACGCGCTCGATGTGTCGAATGGGGCTATATATAAGATAGGAGAACATTGCCGCCTGTGTTACGTCGATAGCGTCGAGCGCGGTTATGCATATTATAAGTCAGGACGCGGTTATGTTGTTCTATTAAGCAACCACGATAGACACGTCTGGAAGATCTATTCTATTCCTTCGATGGAATGTTTTCATATACGCGTCCCGCACGCGGTAGTGTACGGCTACAACTCTGATAGCAAAATAGCCATACTTTATGACACTGGATCGTCCAACCTTATGCTGTTCGACTGCACGCGCAAGCGGCGAAACATACGCCACCTTGGTTTTATAGCCGGATTAGGCGCTATTAATGATTCGCGTATGCTTGCGGCCTCTTACGCAAACGACAAGATTAAAATCAGCGACATTGTCAATAACAGAATAACAATAATCAACCCATCGAGGTTAGGTATTTCGTTCGTCGGATTTTTGTATCCTTTGTCCGAAACGGTGGTTATAGCGTACGGAGCCTATGGTAACAATCGTTACGGTACGACCATTCTTTCGCCGGACAAGATCATTTTTAGTATGTTTGGCTTTAATATAACCAGCCTAAGCAACGTCGATGGTCGCGTTGTCATAAATATAGCGAAGATTGTCGATTTTAAGTACTATCGTCGGTGTATCTATGGGGATATCAGTCGCAACATGTATTGTTGTATCGACGGCGCAAGATACGCTGTCGCTGTTAAAAGGGGATTGGCGGTTCAGCTAGCATCGACGAAAGCATGGTGTATCATCGACGATGACGGATCTCTATTAGACCGTGCCAGCTATATTGAATTCTCTCCGGCTAACTGTTCATCGGTAATTGTCGCTCAGTCTTATACGATATAGGAGGAGTAAGGTGAATATTACACGTTACGACTACGAGGTCGTTAGTTTTGCTGGAAGTATTGTGGAAGGCAGCAACGGACATATATACCTTTACGATTACCTATACAGTTACATATTTGAGCTCGACGGGCGTAGCACTACTTTGATTGGGCAACTATTTAATGAACAACAAAGCGAAAGCTTAGAGGGCTTTAAAGCCGGGTATGGTTATATAGCTAGGCGCAGGTTTGCCAGTCGCTATGTGTGGCGAGTGTGCACAGTACCGGCGTTTTCTAAGCGGCTGGTATATCTGCCAGGACATATCTTTATGGGCTACAACGCTGAACGAACTGTGGCTGTTTTGACAGACCATGGTCGTTCTTACGTTATTTGCGTCGACCATAGTCGTAGGCCTGCCAGACAGCAACGGTTGGATGTACGAGTACAGAACGATTCAGTAAACGTTGATAGGCTGCTAGTAGGCGCGTTAAATGGCGATAAACTAATCAAGATATATGACTTAGTCAGCGGCGCTCTCGTCTCCGAAATCAAATCGCCTGTAAGCGTGTCGAGTTTTGATTATGTTTATCCTGTGTCGGCCGATACAGTCATATCTAGCTGCCACGGTATAACGATAATCAAAAACGATCAGATCGTCCTTAGAGATAGCCGATTTCGGCCGTGGAATATAGCTAGTCGGCGAGATAGAGTGATTGCTAAAGCTCTCGTTAGACATGCTATTAAACACGTGACGCTGTCGTGCTTAGTATACATCAACACGAAGGATGGTAATATCTGTACTATATATAACGCACAGAATGCTGTACTACTATCTGATAGGCTAGCTGTGCTTGCGGCGACAGGCAACAGCTGGTTTATCATACCATATAGTCAACTTGACGCCGAGCCTGCTAATCATATTGTTATCAGTCCTTTGCGTCGATCCGCGGTCTTGATCAGCGAGGCGCCATTGCTGTTATAGGAGAGCTGTTATGGGTCTAGCATGCCGCGACCACGAAGTATTCAGCTTTGTCGGTGAAGTCATAGAAGGCTACGACGGGCATATATATTTATTTGACGTGGTAGATCATAGTCTGTACGAATTATGCGGTCGCAAAATCATTCATATCTATCAACTGTTTGATGACAAGATGGGATTTATAAAGAGCGGGCGCAGAATAACAGTGTATGTACCATATATAATGCAAAAGATGTGGTGCTTTTGTCTGATGGAGTAGCCGTCTGTAGTGTGATAGGTAATAACTGGTCTTTAATACCCAACAGCCAGCTCGAAACAGGCGATATCAGCAGTATTGCTCTGAGTCCGTTGTGCAGATCGAGTGTTTTGGTTCAGCAAGCTCCTACGATCTGAGGCCTTCCTTATGTCTGACGAATACGTAACTGCCAGAATGTAGCATCTATGTTCGTCTGCCGAGACGGGGTAATAGCTTTCGTGCCGCGTAGCGATGGGGTAGCCGGTTCCACGTCAAAGGTATTAATCGGCGATAACGTTAGTCGCGTCGGCAATAGCGGGATTCTCCGATCTGCACCAGAACTGTTTGGGGAACATGAAAAGGTGGAAGATGCGCTTGCGCTTTTCGCATTGCACGAAACAATTTTCATGCTCAAGAATGACAGTGTCTGCATAAATGGCGGCGAGTCTAACACAATACAAATATATTTCCCGTTTAAGATAGATTCCGAGGTTCGCAGGTTTGCTGTCATCGACAACAAGTTCTTTATAGAAACGGCACAGAGCATGCTAGTGCTCGACGTAGCTCGTAACAGTTATGAAGTTTTAGGTCGTCACGACTGCGTGCTTTCAACAGATCTTTCATGCGTCGTTAACTTGTGCGTTTGTATCCCGCGCGTTAACTTGCAGCTGTGCGATAGTAACCTTTTGCCTATAGCGGAGGCGGATATTTATACAGATTTCGTGTCCAAAGTGTCGGTCATGTTTGGCTGCGTTATTCTTAAAGACTGCAATAAAGTGCATGTTATTGACCCAAAGACAAATAATAGCGTTATATTAAATGGCGTGTCAGAATTCGCTGCGACAAGGGACGGCTGTGCTGTATTTACCGCGAGCACAGGCTATCCTCGTTTGTTTATGCTAGATATTAGAAGTGTTATTAGCGCTATAGTCGGAACAAACAATACATTAGTTGTTAGTGTTCCGGACTTTTACGACGAGCACTACGTTTGTCTTACTATGAATTGATAAGGGAGGTGGAAATGTGGATGTATGTCAGTTGCTACCGGTCTATGCTAAGTCGGCAAGACATTTTGTAGAAGGTCTTGATGGGCGGCTGTATTATGTTGAACGACAAGCCAGAAACTATGATATCTATCTTGTTGAACTGCCAGAATGGCGGTTTACGCTTTTTGACAGTATATTGGCCAGGTCTGACTACGCATATTGCGAAGGTAGGAATGGTTACTTTCTGCTGTTTGAGGTGCCGCGTGTAACTCCTTCATTTGTCGTCGAGGTTCCAGGCTTTGCGCATATTAGATACGACAAAAGCGCTATCGACTACAGCGCGCGGAAGCGATGTTTCTTTTGCAGACATGATGCGTACGAAAGCGTTGTTATAGATGGCGTACGTAAACGTTTGCGTTATCGTGTCGTGTCGTTCAACAGCGACAGATGCATATACACCGCGATTGATGGCAGCAAAAACGACGTTCTAGTTATCGACGCTACAACTGACGAGGTCGTCGGTAGGTTTTGCGGCGTAAATGCGGACAGATATAGGTTGTTATACCCGGTATCGGCTACATCGCTGGTAGCTGTATCCGACGGGCTTGTTGACATCATAACAGGTGACAGGTTATATCGACGTGTTCCAACAACTAATAGTCGTGCTACTGTCTATAGCGTCGGCGACGCGTGCATCGTCCATTGCCAATCTTGGATCGGAACGATATATATCGACTTTTCGTCGGACTATCCTGTAGTCGTTGACACGCCGTTTGCCGCGTGCGTACTGGTTAGTAAAGGTTTACTGATTACATTAGGTGATTACTCTATAGCTTTCATAGGTAAAGACAAACTGGCCAGTATCAATGGAAAGACATTACTGGGTATTATTGGTATGACTGCGCGATTGCCAACTTACAAGTACGCTGTTTCTAAGGAGATACGATGAGGGTACTAGCTTTAGCGTCGGCTGATTGGCACATCTCAGATCACGTGAGGAGCCATATCCCTCTAGAGCTAAAAAACGATGTGGACATACTAATTGATCTTATATGGCGCGAAGTCGAACGACTGTGTCCTAGATGTTTTATCCTGGCTGGCGACATATTTGATACTAAGGCAGTAAACGGTGAATCGTTATCAAAATGTGCCCGCTTTGTTTATCAATGCGAAAACGCGGGCTGTGCCGTGCTATTCGTACAAGGCCAGCACGACCTTAATAAGGTACCAATCTTGTCGTCCATTGGCCGTGCCTTTCATTTGAATGGTATATTATCATCGTACGTGGTCGAAAACATATGGATAGGCGGGCTGGACTTTTCGTATAAGCCTCTTTCTCCTATATCTTGCGACGTCCTTGTGACACATCAGAACTGGAAACGACCTAATTGGCCGTTCGGTATACAAGATCCGTTACCGGCGTTAGCTAAGAAAAAGCTGGTCATTTCTGGCGACTGGCATGAACACGTAGTGTTCGACCTTGGCGACGACCTACCGAAGATTTTATCGCCGGGCGCTATAACACCACAACGGCTTAGCGAACCAAAGACGTGCAGCATTTGGGCTATATATGACGATCTTTCCTATTCGAGCATACGAATACCTTCGCGGAAATGGTTTGATTTTACAATACGCGACGCCGATGCGCTAGACGAGGCCATCAGCGAAGTCAATTCGTTCAATCCGTCACAAGATACGCCGGATCAGTTATCAACACCGGCATGTATTCTGCGATATCCGGCTGAGTTGCATAGTACTGTGTTAAAGGCGGTTTCTACCATGCATGCCGTGTGTATACATGTATTGTTACAAGATAAAAAGGAGGATCAGCATATAGACAGAACAATGTCTGGCTGTTTCGACATTAAGCAAGTCATAACACGGATGTACTCCGGAGATCCGCGCCTTAAAGATATTGAAAGCGTACTATCGGCATCTAGTCCGTCCGAGATCAGGTCTATAGTGCAAAATATCCTCGGAGAAAACGGCGCCAAGATTAGCAAGGAGTTGGGCTGATGAGTTTGAAAAGCTTAACGCTACATAACTTTAGAAAGCATAAAGATATAAGAATTGAGTTTGGTCCTGCGACATTGGTTTTAGGGCCGAATGGGGCCGGCAAGAGCACCATCGTGGAAGCTATCCGCTTTACACTTACCGGATGTGTCTATGGAGATCTAAAAGATACGATATCTATAGGAAGTGACGAGGCTGTTGTTGAGCTTATATGTGACGATGATATTTTCATAAGACGAAAGATAGGAAGGCGTGGAAGTCAGGCCGAACTTCGCCATATCGATAACACCATTTCTGGGTCTTCTGCGGCGACTAAATATATTCTCGACTACTTTGATATTTCCGAAGAGGCCATTGATACTCTATTAGCAAGACAGGAAATGATGTGTGAGTTCTTTATGGGTACGGAATCGAAGCGTGTCAATATGTTATCTTCTCTTATCCCAGGAGTAAGTGGCATTAAATCAAGATACGAATGGTTGACCGACGCGCTCTCTGAATATCCGGACTACGGTAAAGTAGAGCCTGTCGATGAGGTCGAGCTTGATCGGTTAGAACATAAGCTTACTGAGCTTCGTAGTAGGCTAAGTGAGCTTAAATCAAAGCGCAATGCGGCCATTGCAAAGCAAAACGCAGCAAAGAATCGCGCTAGGATTGAAGAGCTTAATCGACTCATGGTCATCAAAGACGGCGAACTCGCTGCGACTAAGCAGCAGATTGTCAAAAAGCAGGCTGAGCTCGACAATATAAATACCGCCATTTCCGAGATTGTATCAAAAATCAAGGAGATTGAGCCAGAAGCTGCTTCTGTCGAGGCAAGTGTTAAACTTCAGGAAGCATACTCACTTGTCATTGACGATATAAAGCGCAAAGGCTGTGCTGATGGCGAATATAAAGCTATCGCTGACGTTCTACAACACGTTGCCGACCTTCTAACTCACCTTATGCCAAAGGACATTGATCGGTCAACTATCAACAAACTTGCTGATCTTCGAGCTTCTATAGCTTATCATACGAACGAGCAATCCAGTAAACGCGTCGAGCTATCGACGCTTGACGATAGAGCCAAATTGTTAGAGTCGGAAATTGCAACGTTGGCTAATAGAATAAGCACGTTTCTGTTACCGGAAGATGGCGAACTTTGTGATCTTGACGCCGAGCAATTGGTAGCCGAAACAGATGCTACTATGAACGAAATCGCTAAAGCGTATGAAGAACTTAGCCGAAAGCGGCGGCTTCTAAAAATGGGCAAATACCAGCAAAAGAGAGATTATATAAACAAAATCAGGGATGTTTTCCATTGGCGTAATTTATCGGCACAGGCATCTGCGTTCGTCCTAGGCAATCTTGTCGATAGTATTAACGAATACCTAGACGTATTAGAGACGCCATTTAAGGCCTGCTACCGAGACGGATCAATGGTGTTATCTGCCGTGTTCGGTTCAAATACACTTCCAGATAATTTATTATCTGGCGGACAGCGTGTTGCGATATCTGTCGCTATGAAGCTTGCTATTTTAAGGCTTTTAGGTGGTCGATTCAAATTTATTGCGTTAGACGAGCCCACAGCCTTCCTAGACAGCGCCAGGATCTCTGCTCTTAGGGATCTGATGCGAAAGGTTGCAGATGCGTGTCGTAACGAGGGGACTAAGCTACTAGTTATTAGCCATTGTCAGGACATACAATCGGCGTTCGATACTGTCATACAACTCTAAATAGTTGCCTAAAATGTTGGCATTTAATATTGGGAAGGCTTTGTAGCCTTCCCGGTTTACTTTTTGTCGTTTTTTAACTAGGGAATGCCTTGCTTGTGCCTGGGCAAGCAAGGCAACATTTTTTTTGCTTGGCCAGGAACCCAGGCCCTGGCCAAAGTAGTGAAGGAGTTCACAATGTCGGACGCCATTCGTAATGAAGTAGAAGTTACTCATGACGAAGTAGCGGCGGAGATCGGTCTGCTGCCGTCGTACATCGACGAAATGAAGGAACGGACGAAGACCCTGAAGACTCCCGTGACAGGGCTATATTGGCCCGCCCACGGGACGAACGACCGCGGTCTCTACTGCGGCGCGGTCACCGTCTTTCCAGACGGGTTCGCCCGGTGTTACGGCATCCGGCTGGAGCCGTACCCTATCGGCGAGGGCGTAGACCGCAGGATGATTGGGGAGGTCTGGTCGTGGGACCCGTCTAGGACCTATGTGTCATCTATGGCCCGGCTCGTAGTTCGGGCAGCCGAGGCGGGGGCAAGACACCCTATCAGCGCTTACGTGCTGCCGACCTTCCCGGGCGGAGATCCAATATTTCCGCCAATAGTCCCGTATACGACAAAGGCCGCGTACGGGGCCGTACCTCGCGCGCTAGCGAGTGCCCTACCGCGGTCTTACATCCTACACAGAAAGGTTAGAAATCCATAAAAATTTGATTCGACATTGAAAAAAGGCGGCCTGGCTGGTCCCCGGTTGGATCAGTCAGGCCGCCGTTGAATTTTTTAGCTGTTTGTGCACAATTTATGTGAGAATCTACGAACTTTTGACTCCGGAGTCAAAAAAATGAGCGTTCTTGGCATAGATCCTGGTCAAAACGGCGCTGTTGCCGTAATTTTAGATAACATGTCAGCTGTTGTTTTCAGGATGCCGTCGACAGAGCGCGATATATTTGACTTATTTTGCAGAATAAAGGAGGAATATGCTCCGATAATGTGCTATATAGAAGACGTACACGCCATGCCGAGGCAGGGCGTAGCGTCGACATTTAAGTTTGGCAAAAACTATGGTTTCTTAAGAGGCGTCCTCACCGCTTTAGAGATACCGTTTGATGGCATAAGGCCTGTAGCATGGCAGAGACGTATTAGGTTTTCTTCAAAAGGTAACAAGAAGCTGGCCAAACAGAAAGCACAGAATCTGTTTCCTAATGTTGCCGATATTACAGAGCAGACAGCCGACGCTCTACTGATTGCGTATGCGTGTATGCTAGACGTGAAATGTAATACGTAGGTTAGAAAGGGAGATGATCGATGAACGACGAAACCGCTCTGCTCTTCGTTGAAGACTATGTTAGACGACACGGCCCTACGAAGATATCACATCTAAGTAAGCTACTAAACATAGATAAAAAGCATCTAAGGGATCTTATTAAATCATCAGTAGAGCTATCGGTAGATGGTTGTTATGCAAAGCTACGCGAGCTCGTACATAGCGAATTCGGCGAAGTCACGCCGGAAGAGCTTTCTCTACTTCGTCGACACAAAGTACCAACGCCTTCTGAGATAGAAGATCGCAAGCGGATCATAATAAAAACTACAAGGAGCTCTCGCGTACCTGATAGCAATGGCGACGAACCTAGTGATCTGTTTGAAAGGCTTAATATGTCGACTGTCGAATCTCTAACGAATCTAAACAAAGAGCGGTCTAGACAGCTCGCATCGCAAATTGGTTCAGATCTACTACCGTCTAACGATGGTAGACCATATAACTTGTATATACACGTCAACGGTAAGGGCAAAAATGCAATCAAGGGCTGGGCTGCCTTATTAGTTGATCGCAACGTCGTTATGGGAAAATTTGTTGGCTATATGCCACGCGTTTCCGTTACGTACGCTTATATGTCGGTAATAAGTAAGGTATTGAAATTCATTCCAGTGCATTCTTCGATAAACATAATAGGCGGTTCGAGAAGTGTTAAAAGAATAGAGCGCAGTTTATTCGATAAGAAATCGCGACTTACACCTAGCGAGAAAGAGATGCGTGATTCTCTGTTACCTATGCTGTCATCATATAACATAAAGTTCAAGTCGTTAAAACGGAGTAAGATGTTTGCACAGTGTCAAAAGTTGGCGGCCATGGCGAAGGGTTCCTTGTTACCCCTCTTAGAGGAGTAAAAAATGGCAGTATATAGGATTTACAAGTTTGGCTGCGACGGCGGTTTCCGTACCATTCGCGTGTCTAAGATTAATATCCCTGCTCTTCTATTTGGCCCCTTTTGGCTTTTGTGGCATGGGGCATATGTTGAAGCATTGGGGTTTATGACATTGATTATGGCATTGTGGGCTGGCGGATTAAGCCTCGTTTTCGCCGTTATATTTACGAACGGGCTGATTAGCTGGTGCAGCCTCGAAATATTAGATAGACGGCTTAGGAGTAGGGGCTGGGAATACATCACGTCTGTAGAAGCCGAAAAAGCTGATGACAGTATTAAGCTATTTATGGACCCTTTCAAATCGCTGAAGGGAGCGTAGCGACGGCAAACAACTTTGACGCTAGCAACGTACCAGTAATACCTGCTGCGCTCAGAGGCGTAATCGGCCTTAGCAATGGTGATGATGTTATGATAGGACTTATTATTAGTCCTTACGATCCACACACTAACGAAGCAGGTAACGCCAGAGTAGTTGTGGCCATTACGGCCGATAGCTTTGCCTGGTTATGCAGTAAAGTTGACGATATTATGTCATTAGTAAAATCTGAATTACAGAACACGTCGTCTGTGACAGTACGGTTGTGCTTGGATAAGCTTTTCGGTAATAATTAGCGATACGCGTCTCCTTGGGGAATGCCCCGCCCGCTACAACGGATTTGGCGGGCGGGGCGAATTTTTTGACTCCGGAGTCAAAATCTTCATATTGTTTACAAGGATAGTAATAATGCGGCTTAACCGTGTTATTCAAGGCCAGCTTCATTACGCCTTTCTTCAGGTTTTGACTCCGGAGTTAAACAAGCTTGCTTGTTTTGTGGTAATTCGTTAGACTTTATTTGTTCGTCGGTTTTTTTAAGTATTGTCCGTTTAGTAAGGAGGAAGAAAAAATGTCAGTTCGTACCGCCACAAGCGCCGTTTTGTTGTCTTTTATGGCATCTTTACTGCTAGCCGGAGATCTGCCTCCTGATGTTGAAAAGAAGCATGTCCAAATGCTTTATCCGGTTGTTAGAGTCACCGCAAAGAATGCGGGCGGGTCCGGCACTATCCTGTACAGCGAGGATCGTGGAGACGGCTGTCAGACTTACGTTCTTACCAATCACCACGTTGTCGAAGGCGCTATTAACGTGGTGACAGAGTGGTCTTCACTGTTGCAGCAGGATGTTAAAAGAGAGGCAAACGACGAGGTTAAGGTGGAAATATTCCGCTATACCGCCGGCAGTCGTCAGGACTTTACCGATGCTTGTCAGGCAGAGATCGTTGCCCATTCAAAGGAACACGACCTGGCTCTTCTAAAGCTTAAGACAAGCCGCAAGCTGGATCACGTCGCAAAGCTGTTGCCGCCAGACGCCAAGGTCTATATCTTTCAGCCTATCTACGCCGTCGGCTGCTCGTTGCGACACCCACCGGTAGCCACAAAGGGCGAAATTAACTATCTAGACGATGTTATCGACAAAAAAGTGTACTGGATGGGCACGGCGAATATTGTATTCGGAAACAGCGGCGGCGCGGTCTTTACGGAACACAATAGCGATTATTACTTTATAGGAGTACCTAGCCGAGTAGCCGGTAGTTGGTCTCAGATCTTTCCTCATATGGGGTGGTTCATACCAATAACAAGAGTTAGGGAGTGGCTCAAAGAGGAACACTTGCTGTTTATTACCGACAGCAAGATCAAGCCTTCTGAATGCTTCGAGAAGAGAGAACAGCTAAGGAGAGAAGCAGAGGCCAGGCTTGTAATTGGGCGAAAAAGCGAACCAACGCCCGCACCTCCAAGATAGTAGTAAATCTTGCTGTTAATCTGCTCGGTCGTTCCAGCCCTGTCAGTTAGACAGGGCGTTTTTTTGTCTTCTGGGAGAGATGAAATGGTAAGAGAAGCGGCATCTGACGAGCTTATATCTGCGTTTCACAGTGCTATGGCGCGTTTGTCAGAAAACTTAGTATATATATACAAATACGACGATAAAACGTTTGAAGTATGGGCGCATTTTTCCAAGAAGACTGCCGTGTTCATTAGAGTAAAGTTGGAAGGTCGCGTACTGACGGCGTCTAGCACGTTTGAACCAATTGATAAGCTAAAAGGTCTTTGCGTGTTTCCACTTTATAATGCTATTTTGATAAAGATACGTGGTATATGTAATGTCAAAATAACAGAGGATGGTACCATAGTGTCGAGAAAAGAGCTATCCGTTGACAATATCGAAGAGGAAGACGTTACAGACAGTTTACTTGAGACTGTTTCGTCTGTTATCGCGGCCTGTAATATGCTCGAACTGCTGGTAACTATTGGCGATGCTGCGAACGAGCAAGATACGACGCGTTGCGCGGGTCGTAATAAAGTTAGATAGTCTACCATGCGCGTCAGAGTCTCGCCGAGGAAAGGAGGTCTAACTATGTTCGACGACGAGGAAATACTTCATTACATAACGTTCGAGCTGTACAGAAAGTTCCAATCGGTCCGTTGTGAAGACTATGATCGGCTAACTTACATCGTTACACTGCCTACCTATCTTACGGAATACAGTCGGACATTCCGTATTTATATCGATGGATCCGATATACAACTATGTAATAGTGTCATTATCCCGGCTCTGAAGTCCTGTGGCGCTTACGAGAATTACGCGCAGTACATTGCTAAGGTTTTGGATCGTTTCGGCGTGACAGTCGATGGCGATAACATTTATACTAGCATATCGTTCAGTTCGGCATATATCAGAATTAACGATGTTGTACAAGCTACTGACAACATGTGTAGAGCACTGGTCGCGTTAGACGCTCTGAATGTCATCTGCGGTAAAGACTTTTGTCAGTAAAGGAGATGTCGAATGTCAGACTACAAGCTATACGAGCGCGCTGGCCAAATTGTCGATGCGGCTAAGGATACCGTCTTCAAGGATATTTGCGCTATCTTGGCGCCCTGTTTGTCGCAAGACAAGCGCGACGAGCTAATTGGGCTGATGTTTGATGAAGAAGCAGGACATACGGCTGGAAAGCTGTTGTCCGTAGAGCCAGTACGCCGAGTAGTTGATGAGTTCTTATATAGAATCGGCACGTACGACGCATTGGTTTTGATTTCTGCTTTCGAGGCATATCTTCTAGCAATAGACAGATCAGCCCTCTCGGAATCAGACAAGCAGATGCTATGGCGCGTTGCAGAGAAACTATTAGACGAAATTGATTTAGACAGGGAAGATCGGGCTTACCGCATAGCGCGCCTGCTGTGCGTGCTTCTCAAAATAGTTCCAAGCAACATCGACGGCACGGCATTTGTGCGTAGTGTCGCAGCCAGGATTACTTCTGATGCAGGAAGGCTGTTACTGCTGCGGGAGCTGTTGGATTGTTGTCCGGAGATTATCGAAAGGGACATAGAAGGGCTATGTAAACTGCTTTGCTGCCGATCTAGAATCGAGTTTTTAGTCAATCTTGCTACAACATGCCGCGCCTCAGAAGAAAAGGCCGTTAGCCTTATTGTAGATACGCTAACCGACATGTCGAAATGTTGCACAGACTTGTTGAATAACAGCTCGTCTGCTAGTCTGATTTGTTGGCAGCTTATTGACGTAGCCGGAGCGTCTTTTAGAAATGCTCGGCTGCTATGGCCCTATATTATCAGACTTATGCGCAACGTGAAAACATCAGATTTTGCAACGATGCTATTTTGGCTTAATGTTCCGGTTGATGAAACATGCATTGACAGCTTCCTCGATGTAGTCGAAGCGGTCTTTATTAAGGCGTCTGCAGAAGGAGCGTTAACATGGCAGAGGCAACAAAGCTAGAAGGTCTTGTCTTTGACAACTCGAATATCGTCGACGAGTGCGCGCTTCTTTCTACATTTCTTGTCTGCCGCTCTATGCGAGCAGAAGACGAGCTCATATCCATTTTACGAAAAGCGGCAAAATTGGTAGAAAGCCGTGGCGTACTGACGGCAGCCAAGCTGGCAATATGCCTGAAAGATAAGGAGACTTTACTAATCTGTCTGGAACGAGCCACTGGCGCGGCAGCCAATACTATCGTCGGCTACCTTGCAGAGCTTGCAAGAAAAGATCCGACGATAAAAAATCTTCTGTTCAACGTTTTATCGAGCACAGACGGTCGCAGCAAGCCTCGATATCTAAGATTGGTCGTTAGGACTATAACGCATATCAGCGATGCTGCGGCATATGAGCTTTTAGATAAGGCACTCAATGGCGAACTTAGCGAATATGCGCGCTGTTTTGTATTGGAGCATTTCCAAGGCGAGAAGGTACTATTGTGTGCTCTAGATATGCTCGAAGATAGTAGCGACCCTCAGGCTATAACAATGTTGTTTGACATTATTCTTAAGAATATGCGGTATGCTCAACATCTCGAAGATCGCATCATAAGCCAAGCGCTCAAGTTTATCGCGGCCGAACGTAGCACATATACGGCGACGCAGGCGGCGCTAGTACTGTTGTGTTTCGACAAGCTAAACGAGACGTTGTTCCATAACGTTATCGACACAGCATCTAGTGCAGCTTACATGTTACAGTGGACTATACTGTTACAGTTGCCTGTAGGCAAAAAGAATCTAGAATCGTTACTCAATATGATAGATAGTAGCGTAAACTGCCCGTCGGCTAGACGGGCTTTGCCGTTCGTCTATATGTTGCGCGGCGACATGGAGCGCTCCATGTTTTGTGGAGACTATAACTTTATGATGGACTTCCTTAGTACTGCGCTTACCGAAGCTGTTGATATGGAGAGGAGGTTGGCTGATGAGCGTTTATACGTTTGTTGAGGGCGTGGGAAAGTACAGAACGAGGGTACTACTTGAAAGGGCCAAGAAAGTCCTACTGGAAGGAGGACATCTTGATCCGGAGCTGTCGTGTCTCATGACCGACGGAGAGCCGTCTGGGGTTATATTTAATCGTTTTATTGTATTTCCCGGTTGTTCATATCGTAATTTAGACATGGAGTCCGTGCTGATCGGTTCTTCTCATTGGGCTTTATGGACACTTACCGATGGCGGATTCGAGGGCGGGTTTATGATTGATGGCGCGGAGCTCGAGGGGATGGATCTCGAAGAATTTGCAAAGACGATAAACCCGTCTGCAGACATAGAATTTCCATATGAGGTAAAGCCTCTGGCTAAATCATGTCTAGATGACATGAAGAGACTATATGAAGCCATGAAATTGCCGCATACTGCCCCGTTTCCCACGATGGAAGAATTTGAAAGCTTTTCCAAAAGTAACGGAGAACTTGATATATATTGGGATTATCTAGTGCTCGACTATTTCAAGTGTGTTATGTATGCAAAATATTATGATGTTATTCGTCCTACGCTGAAGGTATTCCATAAAGGATTCAAATTATGGAGAAAACTTTTAGAGGAGACGAAGAAAGGATATAAGACGAATATAAGCTAGGATTACTACGAGCGGGGAAGTACTCCCCTGCTGTTTGTTCTTTTCGTGATTTTGATCCGGAGTCAAAATTACTGACTAGTTGTTGCGTCTTAAAAGGAGAACGTAGAAATGAAGAAGAAAGTTATGTCAAGAAGGCCGCAGGTCAAAACGTCTAAGGCCAAGCGGCGTAGGTCAATGATAAACGCCGCCAATACGTGGAAGCGAGTTAAGAATAAGCTAGGAGATGACGTCCTAGTAGTCCAATGCCTTGCCCCATTCTTCCCTAAGCGATGTAAGGGTCTGCAACGTTTTATTGATATACTTTTGAAGGAGACGCATTCAAAATGGCCGATCAAGACAGCGGGGACGCTTCTGGTCCGTAGACCGCCGGGTCAGATAGTCGCTGTATTGAACAATATGGTTGCACAAAATCGTCGGCCCGAAGATATTCTTTCTCTAGTACACAGCGTACTGGAATCTAGGGAATGCGATAGTGGTCCCGCGAGGGCTCTTTGGCGATTTTTCGTGGAATATTTGACAAATTTGCCCGGTAGTGCGATTACGGGTTGTGCCTTTTCTATTTTGGAAATATTCCGATCATTTTATAACAATGGTATCGTATTTGAGGACGTAGCACGTCAGTTTTGTGATCTGCTGCCGCGCTTTACCAAAGTATGCCGACCATTCATAGCGCAACGTTTTATCGAATGTTTTGCTTCGAGTATTAGTTTGCAACGCCAGTCGAACGCTGTCGCGGAGATAGACCGACTTTTAGATCCGTATCATCGGGCGTTGTTTCTGATAAGTTCCAGTAAGTATATCCCCAGCTATCAAGCAATCGGTTTGCTCAAACAGGCTCTGACAAAGATACTATCGAATCCAGCGTATGGAAATCTTTATAACATTGAGACTATACTTCTATGCATGTCCGAACAGATTAAGAACACGGCTTACTGGACTGAGCTAGCTAGTCTTGTACTAGACTCGATTTCTAAATTAGATACTCCGACAAAACGACTACAGTATTTGTCCAAGATAGCTCCGTTTTTGCCGCGGAGGGTTGAGGGTAGAGTGTGCGAAGTTGTTGAATCGGCTGTCCGGGATCCAAGCTATAGTCAGCAAGAGTCTAAACAGGACGTGAAAGGATCTAACAATGGACAAGAAAACGGAACTGACAAGAACGATTAGAAACCGCCTTGTTGAGGATATTTTGCTAACCCTAGCCGAGGACGTTAGCGATATCTTATCGACAGGGGATATTGATTCGGACAAAGGCGACATTTTGACTTTGTTAGGTCTGTATGGATTATTTGATCTATTTCAGTGCGGCCGGACCACACGGATATCGTTAATCGGCATTATGGAAAACATGAAGGATAAAGCATTTACCGACAGCAACATCTTACATGCAGCTACTCGCGCCGATCTTAGGTTAAATAAGCTCGAAGAGTATATTTGCAATTACGTTGCTAGCCGCCATAGTCTGGATCCTATAGGCGAAGTACACTGGACCTCCAATATCTACAAACTAGTTCTTGTGTTGTGTGGGTTATACATTGCCGTTGCAGATCAAGGCTGTTGGACCGATGATGTAAACTACTCATATGACAGATTTGCGACGGTAATGGATTATTACGTCTGGCGTCTAAAAGGAGAACCGGACGAAGAGGTACCTTTACATTCCTTCCTAGCCGAAGTATGGCCAGTTGCGAAAACAACGATACTGTCTGCTAGATCCATTTCGGTCGAAAATTAGCAAATAAAAAATGTAACGACTATCGAGCGTCATCACGATAAAACTGCGGTAATAAACGACTGTGTCGAGAAGTTCCCGCCGCCTGGACAATAAGGTTATCTGTGCTTTGGCGGGAGCTTCTCGACCGTCGAAATCATTATTTTAGTATTGATAAGGTTCTGCGAGCGACTTTTAGATTAGAAAGGACTAAAGTGAAGTTCAAGACGAATCTAGCCAGAAGATTGTGCCGACTTCGCCTGAAAGCTATCAAAAAGGGACTACGTCTCATGACGGCGGAAGAGGTTCTAAGATATGTTCGAGATTTAAGATCGGGAGAACATAATTGTAACGACAAATCGTTTCAGAACGAGACAAAAAGTAGTATCGTCTAGACGCTGTTTTTGACTCCGGAGTCAAAACTACTGACTAGTCTCTGTGTCTTAACAAGAGGACGTAGGTATGAAGAAGCAAGTTGTATCAAGAACGTTGCAAGGTGGTATCAAAACACCTAAGGCCAAACGGCGTGAGTCAATGATAAACGCCGCCAAGCTATGGGAGCAGGTCAAGAGCACACTGGGAGATGACGTTCTGGCTGCCCAGTGTCTTGCTCCGTTTTTCCCTAAGCAGCGCAAGGATTTATTACATTTCATCGATTTACTTCTAAATGAAATATATTCAAAATGGTCAATCAAAGTAGCCGGGACTTTATTAGCACGTATCACGTGGGATCAGGTCGACGGTGTTCTACGTAGTATGGTTGAGCGGAAGCGTCGGTCTGAGGATATCCTTGCTGTAATACATAGCATTCTGGAATCTAGGGAATGTAATGATTTTACCACAAAAGCCCTCTGGCGATTTTTTCAGGAATATGCAGCGAGCTTGTCCGGCCACGTACTTAGTAGGCATATTATTTTCATTTTAGGGATATTGCAACTGTTTTATAGTAGCGGCATTGAGTTTGATGATATAGTAAGACAATTTTGTAAATTGTTGCTTCGTTTGGTGATGTGTCAGCAATTTGCAGCGCAGCGTTTTGTCGAGACCTTTTCTCGAAATGTTTGTTGGCAGAATAGGACGGATGCTATTTCGGCAATAGCTAGCACCTTAAGTCCTTGTTCTAGGGCGACGTTCTTGATAAGCGTTAGCGAGTATGTTGCTAACCGCCAAATGGTACATTTACTCAGACAGGCTTTGACACTGATATTGTCGGATCCTATACACGGGATTCAATATAATATTGAGACCATAATTCAAGACATAGCTGAACGACTTAAACACACAATCTATTGGGACGAGCTAGCCGATCTTATACTAGATTTAATTTCTAGATTGGATATTCCGAAAAGGCGATTACAGTATTTATCCAAGGTGGTAACGTCTTTACCACGGAGCGCTGAGGGGAGAGTATGTGAACTGGTTAAGGCGGTTATTCAAAATCCAAGGTATAGTCAGCAAGAATATAAAGAGGCTGCGAAAGGAAACAGCGATGAACGAAAAGAGTATACTGAGGAGAACGCTTAGGAATACTCTTGTTGAGGATATTCTTCTAGATTTAGCGGAAGATGTTAGTAGTTCATTGTCATCTAACGAGGTTGACCCATCCAAGGACGATGTGTTGACCTTGTTAGGTTTATACGGGTTAATTGATCTATTCCAGTATAGACGAGCTACATGGCTAGCGCTAATAAATCATCTAGAGAGATTAAAAGAGTCGCTGTTTACTGATAGTGCTACGCTTCATGCGGCCACTCGTGCCGATTTTCGGCTAAATGAATTTGAAGAATATATTTGTCGTTACATTACTAGTCACCATCAAATAGATGATATCGGAAAGCTCCATTGGGCCGCTAAAGCGTATAAGATCATTCTCATATTGTGCGGTTTTTATGTTGCGGTTAATAAGCATGGTCGTTGGACCGATGCCGTTGAGGAAGAATATCGTAAATTCAAGCGAGTAATGGAGTACTACATATGGCGTCTCTGGGAACAGCCAGATGAGGAGATTCCTTTGCATTCCTTTCTAGCTGAGATATGGGAGATGTTTGAGACTATGGTTTCGGACGAAGTTGAGGAATAAGCTCAGTGAGCAAAATTGAATTGGATTAGACGGTTTGATTATTTGGTTGTATTTCCTTAGCGGTCTTGGAAATCGAATGGAGTAACTATAATTTCTCC